GACGATCAGAGAGTTCGATTGGCGGTTGAAACGCGAGGCAGAGTCTCAGAGACCCGCCTCCGTAGCTCAACTGGAAGAGCAAGGGACTTTTACTCCCGAGGTTGCAGGTTCAACTCCTGCCGGTGGCACGAAGCCGAAGAGGAAGTTCCTGAACAGGGTGGTGGAACTGGAGATGGAGGTCACGTTCGAAGCGGATGAGGCTGTGAAATGGTAATGGGTGCGTGGCGCAATGGGAGCGCAAGTGGCTCTTAACCACGAGGTTGAAGGTTCGACTCCTTTCGCACCCACTCGGGGATAGGCTACCAGGCAAACCGGCGGACTCTGGATCCGCACTACGAGGTTCGAGTCCTCGTCCCCGAACCATTGGAGACGTCCTGGGAGAATCAGGACGGGAGCTGAGGCCGTATCCCCAGCGTCTCCGGTGGTGATTGACACGAGAATAGTGAGGTTGTGGTCAGGCTGGGAAGGAGCCGCAAGGCGATGATCTCCCAGCCACATCGTGGGCATGTAGCTGGAGGGTGCAAGCCCCTGGCTCATAACCGGGTGATGAGGGTTCGATTCCCTCCGTGCCCACCGCGCGCAGCTCCATGGGTCTGTGAAGTTCCTTTTGAGCGGAGACTGGTGGGGCTCCTGGAGAGGTAGCCTACGTGGTCACGGCGCGGCTCTGAAAAAGCCGACATGCAGGTTCGATTCCTGTCCTCTCCACTTCTTCCCCCGTCGTCTAATGGTAGGGCCCTGGACTTTGGCCCCAGGTACGCAGGTTCGATTCCTGCCGGGGGATCTTCGGGATGTAGCGCAGCCTGGTAGCGCACCTGGCCTGGGACCAGGGGGTCGGAGGTTCAAATCCTCTCATCCCGACCGAGTTGTGCTATCCTCAGGGCACAGGAGGAATCCATGAGACTAACACTAGCGATCATTCTCAGTCTGTTCTTCGTGGCTTGCAGCGACGACACCGTCGTTCCCAAACCGGACGCTGGACCCAAGGTTGAGGCATCTGTCCAGGTGGAAGCCTCGGTGGCCAAGGAAGCATCCGTGGTCAAAGAGGCCGCGGTCGTAGACGCAGCTCCCATCGTCCAGTAGTCCCCCTCCCCAGATCATTCCGGTGTAGCTCAGAGGTAGTAGCGCCCGTTCTGGGATGATGAAATGGTATCATGGGTGGCTGTTAACCACCTCTTCTCGGTTCGAATCCGGGTCCCAGAGCCATTGCAATGACTTAGGAGATGGTGTAGTCTAGTGGTGAGGTGCGTAGAACATGAAGAACGGAGACTACATCTTGATCGTTGCCCCCGAGGAATACCCTGGAAAGCGGTATCGTGGACGCTATGCCTACGAGCATCATGTGGTCTGGTGGAGGAACACGGGGGAGGTGCCAGACACAGGCTTCGTGGTGCACCACAAGAACACGGACAAGCAAGACAACCGTTACCGGAATCTGGAGAAGAAGACAGTCTCTAGGCACGTTGCAGATCATCACGTCCCGGCGTCTATGATCAGCTTGAACTGTGCTTGGTGTGCAGACGAATTCGAGATTTTGAGTAGGAAGTATCGGGAGAGAGCCAAGAGAGGGCAGAAGGAATTCTACTGTTGCCGATCTCATCAGGTGCAGGCACAGCAGGCTAAATTGCGTGGAAGCCGAGAGTTTGTTCATGGGACTGTGTCGGGGTACAGGTACCACAGATGTCGTTGTCGTGAGTGTAGGGCTGCCACAGCGAGAGCTGTGAGGAGTTGGCGATCAAGAAACCGCTAGTAGCTCAGCTTGGCAAGAGCAATCGCTTGATAAGCGATAGGTCGCTGGTTCGAATCCAGCCTGGCGGACTGTGGCCGTAGCTCAACGGTAGAGCACTGGGTTGTGGCCCCAGGGGTGTGGATTCGACTTCCACCGGTCACCTTGCTAATAAGATCGTCTCTTGTTTTCGATTCGGGGCCGTAGTGATAATGGGAGCACGCCGCGTTCGCAACGCGGAGGTCAGGGTCCGATTCCCTGCGGTTCCATGGGGCCGTAGCTCATTTGGGAGAGCGCCCGCTCGGCATGCGGGAGGTAGCGAGTTCAACTCTCGCCGGTTCCACCACTCGGATAGTTCAATGGTGCTCGACACCCAGCCCTTGGTGGATCCCTGGGGGCCTAAAGAGAACGCTGTCTCGGAGAGAGTAGGCGTAAGCTGGCTTGCTGAGACAGAGATGCAGGAGGAGATCCTGCCCGAGTGAGGAGAGATGGCCGAGTGGCTCAAGGCGTCGGTCCTGAAAACCGAAGGGTGTGACAGCCCCGGGGGTTCGAATCCCTCTCTCTCCGCCAAGGAGGCTTTCATGAGTTCTGATAAGAAGCATCCGTTGCTAGAAGGCAAGTGCTCCTACTACGACGGAAATCCGCTCATCGTTGGTACACCCAGACACGTCATCGATATCTTCGACAGCGGTCATGTCTTTCACAAGCTGCCCTACAAGAAGGTGATCCTCGTTTGTCCGGTATGTGGAAGGCGGGTTCAGGCACGATCAGTTGTCTGCCACGACAACTGCTGCGTGTCGTACGTCATGCCTATTCACAAGCCGAAGAAGTGGTGGAAGAAGAACAAGAAGGACAAGAAGTCGGTTCGAAGGAAGAAAGAGCGGCGGTCTACAATTAGGTAGGCGGACACCGGGAGGAATAGATGATCGCTTCCACTAGCTCCTACTGCAACATGCCAATGACTTGTGATGGCTTCTGTTCGAGCTGCCATGATCGTATTATCCGTGCTCAGATGGCTGCGAATTCCCTGTCCCGTGAAGTCGTCAACTTTGAGCGGGATGTGAAACGAGCAGCCGTTCGGGCAGAGAGCAAAGGCACATTCTGGACTTGGGCTGGAACGAAGAACGGACGGCCCTTTCATCTCAGGAAGTGGTATCGCTAGGTAGGGATCCGGCTGGATGAGGAACCCGCTTCGAAAGCGGGCAGGGGCCCTGCCCTTGAGGGTTCGAGTCCCTCCCCTACCGCTGGGAGAAAACGATGACTAAAGAGGAACGAGGAGAGATCGAGGATGTGTTGGTAGCACTGGCACTGTGCTTCCTTCAAGATCCCCAGAGGTATGACGCGGAGATCAATCAGAGGTTGCTTGAGGAGGGGGATGAGGGTGCGAGGTCCACTGGTTGTGGACGCCTGGTTGTCAGCCAGGAGTAGGCGAGTTCGATCCTCGTCGCACCCGCCGGGCCACACTCTGTCGTAGCTTTCCATCGCGAGGACGCTGCGGCCTTTGTGGTCCGTTTGGAAGGGCCGTCATGCAACGGTGCCATGTGCTCGCCTGCTAAGCGAGTGTGGGTAACGCCACTGGGAGTTCGACTCTCCCCCCTTCCGCCCTGGAGACGTGCTGTAATGGAAGCAGATACGCTTGGAAAGCGTACTGGGGTAACACCCATGCGAGTTCGACCCTCGCCGTCTCCGCTAGCGATGCCCAACCATCTGATAGACACTGATGATCACCACGGCGAGTGCGATCAGCATCCCGACTCCCACGGGAGGGTTCTTCCAGCTTGGAGAGCCGACAAGGATGACGGCGAGAGCGAGCAGAAGGCACATGATCAGTGTAAGCATTTCAGTCTCCTTTGTGTATGCTGGAGTATAGCGCACCCAAGGTGTTATGGCTGCACGTGGCCTTGCCAAGGCTGAGGTGAGAGTTCAATTCTCTCTGGGTGCTCCAGGAGGTCAGGATGAAGAAGCAGAAGACCGTGAAGTGTGACACGATCATTGGGGTCCTCGCCCATCCCTGTAACATGAAGCCGGCCCTGAAGGTGCTGGTGAGCACCAAGCCCTACAAACCACCGAAGAACGTGACTGTGATCTGGAAGTAGGGGACGCACCTGTAACTCAATGGCAGAGTTTCTGGCTTCCAACCAGAGAACGCGGGTTCGATTCCCGCCAGGTGCTCCGATCCGAGCGGGGAGAGTTACGAAAGGGGTCTGATCAACCCCAACCCGGCCAGGTGAGATTCCTGGCACCCGCTCGTCTCGGGGTGAGGTGCATACGGGTGCACGTCCGGTTCGGGACCGGAAGGGAGCTAGTTCGATTCTAGCCACCCCGACCATGCCGGATGCTGATGGCCGGGCCATCACCCGCTTCGTACGCGGGGCAAAGGGGTTCGACTCCTCCTTCCGGCTCCATGCCGCTGTAGCCCAACTGGTAGGAGGCGCGTGCCCCAGGCGCACGACAGTGCTGGTTCGAATCCAGTCGGCGGCACCCAGTGAAAAACGGCGAGGTACGGTGGCATAAGAAGTAGTGCCACCAAGAACTAGCCCTTGTAGCTCAGGTGGTAGAGCGCCTGCCTTGTAAGCAGGAGGCCCCCGGTTCAAATCCGGGCGAGGGCTCTGGTGAAATAGTTGTTGACAAACTGAAACGAGACGCTATACTGATCCGTGAATGGGGAGCTGGCCGAATTGGTAAAGGCACTTGACGGTAAATCAAGCAAACACCCGCTAACCGTCTCGGGACTTTCGAGTCCCAATAAGGCTGGCCTACAAGACATCCTGGTTCGAATCCAGGGCTCCCCACTGCTTTTGCCGGAGACGACCACGGCGGTCAATCGATTATTCCATCGATCAATACCCGCTCGGTCACTCGATCTCTTCGGAGGTCACCAGATTGGGCCTACAAGAAACTGGGTTCGACTCCCAGCTCCGGCGCCTTGGTCATGGGATGGTGGGGGGACTAGAGCCTGGCGGACAGGCACTTGATGTGGAATCAAGAGTACCCGCCCGACTACTCGATCTCTTCGGGGATCAAACTGATGGGCCTACAAGATGAGGTTCAACTCCTCAAGTCCCCCCATCATCCCATGACCTCTTATCTGATCCGATTGTCCGCCCTAGTACACTAACGCTGTCGCCGGTAATCCGGGGAGATCGTGTTAGGGAAACGGAAAGATGTCGGATCAACCTCTGAAACCGAACGGGCAACAGGGCAAGCCTACAAGACGACGTAGCTCATTGGGTAGAGCATCTGACTAATAGTCAGAGTGTAGCTGGTTCAAATCCAGCCATCGCAACCAAAACAGCTTACCCACTCGCCCGTTCGGTTTCTTTTTTTGCCGTATCCAGCCTGAAACTCGAATCCTGATCATTCCGATCAGAGACTCAACTTACAGGAGGCCGAAGATGGCAGCCAACCAGCGCGTGGAGGCGCTCGGTCCGGCCGAGCGCATCATCAACAGCTTGACGCAATTCACGGACCATGCGGTCCACAACCGTCCGGGCTTCGTAGTCCCGGACGCGCGGTACAACATTGGGGTTCGCTGGGCGCAGGCGACCTGGGTGAGGGAAGGCGACCAGAAGGTCGTCTACCTCACCGCCAAGGTCGGAAAGCGGACCCAGCGGACACAGAAGATGGGGACGCTCAACGGGACGAACGAGGTGAAGGACGGGAACAAGGTTGTGGGCCAGTTCCGTAACCCTGGCCTCTTCCCCGAGGTCGTGGTCCACCTCTACTCCCAGATCGCCGAGGTCTGGAAGGTGGACAACGAGTTCGCGGCTCGCTGGGCGTCCTACGCCTACGAGAAGGACGAGAACCGGGACCTCAAGGCCCTCCTCGCGGCCTTCATGCTCGTCCAGGGCCGGTACGGCGAGTTCCTCAAGGACGGAGACGAGATGTTCCGGGACGAGGACTACCGGGCGGTCGGGGAGGCCATGTGCCTCATCCACAGCAAGGTGAAGGGCAAGACCTTCCAGCCGAAGCATCTCCTCCGCATCGGGGAGATCTTGGAGATCCCTGGTGTCATCGAGGTCAATCGCCGGATGGGCTTCGGCAAGACCGCGCGGAACGCCATCATGGGCCGGTACAACACGATGGTGGAGAAGTACCTGGTCCACCTCGAGAAGAACACGGCCGTCCTCGAGAAGCTGATCAAGGAGGGCCACAGGACCAGCATCATGGCTCTGGCCCGGAAGGTGGGGTACAAGCCGGAGGGGGAGAAGTTCTTCGAGCTGCTCCGGTGGAAGCAGGTCCAGAGCAAGGCCGGGCACAGGACGGTGGCGGTGGGGAAGAAGGTGAAGGCGGCGGACTCCTGGGCGAAGCTGACCGAGGAGCAGATCTGCAAGAAGATCGTGAAGGAGAAGCCGTCCTACAAGGTCCTGGCCGGCAAGCTCCCCACCGGCATCACCCCGGCCATAATGGCGGCGGCCATCCAGGCAGGGTGTCTCTCGAACGCGGACCTTATCATCCTGACCCCGACCCTGGAGGAGCTCGGGCTGCTCCAGGACAAGGATGTCCTGGAGAAGTGGAAGGCGGCGATGGACAAGGCCGAGAACCAGCGGGCGGCGAACGTGGCTCGGAACGTCAAGTCCAAGGAGGTGAAGGAGAACCTGGAGGATGCGGCGGACAAGGCCACGGCGAAGGCGGTGGAGGAGGTCGTCCGGGACTTCCGCATCTACGTGGTTGTGGACAAGAGTGGGTCGATGGAGGGCGCGATCGAGCAGGCGAAGGAGTACCTGACGAAGTTCGTGGGTGCCTTCCCGCTCGAGCGACTCCACGTCTCGACCTTCAACACCATCGGGACCGAGGTGAAGATCACCAGGGCTTCGGCGGCTGGGGTGGCGGCGGCTTTCCGGGGTCACACGGCGGGAGGTGGGACGAGCTACTCGGAAGGTATTGGATGCCTGCTCCGGAAGTACCGGCCGAAGGATGGGGAAGAGGCCCTCATGATCTTCGTGGGGGATGAGGAGGACAACAACGTCCAGCAGCTCGTGGATGTCATCGAGGCGTCTGGTGTCAGGCCGGTAGCCTTTGGCCTCCTGCACGTTTCCAGCAACACGGCGAGCTGGCAGTTCGGACAAAGATTCGCCGGCTCAATCATCGTGCAGGCGGCGGCGAAGCTGGGCATCCCCTGCTTCAAGATCGAGGAGGGCATCTTCGCGGACCCGTACGCGGTGCCCAGGACGATCCGCAACATCATCGCGGCGACTCCGGTGGGGAAGGTCACGGGACCGGCCCCGGTCAAGAGGATCACGCTGGTACAGCAGATCCTCGACACGCCGCTTCTGAAGAAGCCGGTCTGGGCGTAATCCACATGGGATGGAGAGACCTTCTCCAGCCCCCGGATCGTAGCGTAGTTGGTCCTTGCGTGATGCCATGGCTTGGGGGCCGAAAGGTTCACAAGCGTGGCAGAACGTGGAGAGTGACGGGCGAGCTTCCCCGTGAGTTCGGATGGTACGAATTCGAACTCACGGGGGGCCGCACTGCTTCGAGCTGGGTGCACTGTCATCCAGATGCCGACTACGCCAATGGCCGGGTCTTGACCAAGGGATACGTGATCGGTGATCGCTTCATACCGGAGAACGCGAGAGTCGATCCCGACCCCAACAAGTTCGTGGACCAGACCGTCCCCATCTTCTTGGTGGAGACTGGTCTGGACCGCTTCTCGTTCGTGCAGGGTGCCTTCGATGAGGAGCACCGCCTCATCTACACCCAGCAGCTCTTTCCTCAACCCATGGACGAGCAGGCTCGCTGGGCCTTCGTGGAACGGAAGGAGTCGCTCGGTGACATCAAGGGAGTGACGCCGGCGTTGGACCTGGCCTTCCGGTTCGCCTACCAGCAGCGGAAGCTCCTGGAGGAGAGGCGGGCCGAGCTCGAGCAGCAGAGGCTGGAGCGGGAGCGGGCAGAGGAAGCCCGGAGGAACATGGGCACGGGGCTTGGGAGGAGAACACTGGCCCGGCAGGACTTCGAAGCGGCGGCAAAGGCAGCCTTGAAGGTGAGTGGGGCCGAGTACCTGGATTCCCGTCCAGGCTACACTCGGGAAGAGATGGTGGTGCAATACCGCTTTGAGAATCGCCGGCTGGAGTGCGTGGTCAACTGCCACACGTTACGGGTGATCGATTCTGGAATATGCTTGACCTCATCCAGCACGGGCGAGAAGGGGGATACTTACTTCACCTTGGAGAGTCTGCCAGCGGTTGTACGGCAGGCCATCCAGCTCCACAAGCTGGTCATCTATCGGCATGTGGATGGTGATCTTGCGGATGACGACCGGGATAACGAGGAGGATTGATCGTGCAGGGTTCAGCACGAAGAGATGATGATGACTGGAAGAGGGACTTGGAAGAGGAGGAGCGTCTCACGCCGGAGGAGCAGAAGCAGGCCGAGGCAGACCGGCGTGAGGAAGAAGAGATCATGCGAGACCTTCAGGAACTCGAATGGGAGCGGGAGATGGCGAAGGACATGGCGGAGGACATGCGCCTCATGCAGTTGATGGATGAGGAAGACGAGATGCTGCGGGAGAGCAAGAAAGCAGAAGCTGAGATTGACCGCCTGTATGAGGAAGAGGAGTTCTGCCAACGCATGCTCGATGCCCTCGAGCCCTTCGGACTGGATTAGGAGGACCGATGGAGACGGCACTCGTCTTCGATGATCGTGGGTGCGTCCTCTTCTGGCACCTGCCGGCCGACAGGAGTCAGGGAGCTATCCCAGACAGCCGAGGACTCTGGGAGCGTCTCTGGGAGAATCGAGAGCGGCTGGGTGGCGTGGCCCACACGCATCCATGGAATGGGGCGGCCCAACCCTCCTCCACTGACGTGACGACATTCGCGGCAGTGGAGCAGGGGTTGGGTCAACGACTGATCTGGCCGATCGTGACCTTCTCGGAGGTGGTCTACTTCGAGTGGGTCGGCCCCGATCGGTTGGATTACGGGCCTATGCGTTTGCGGCGGATACGTCTCAAACGCATGGTCATCGCGAAACTACGGGCTCTGTCCCGGTGAAAGGAGGACACCGATGGAGAACAACGAGATCATCGTTAGGAACGAGGCGGGGGTGGAGCTGGGCGGGCCGAACGCCCGGCTCAACGTGACCGTGAACGGGCAGAACGGGGACTACCCGGACGCCCTGCGCTACGACATGACGGACGGGGATGTGAAGCAGGTGGCAACCGAGGCGGTCCGCACCGGCTACATCCCGGGAGTCACGGCGGCGGAAGTGAACTTCCAGGACTTCGTGGTGGATCGCTTCCCGGCCACCAATGAGCTCCCGCCCCGCCTGATGCTCCGTCCGAAGACGCCGTTCGGGTGGACGGACATCAAGGCGGAGATCTACAAGCTGCTCTCGAGCCTGGGGTGCGATCTCAAGGAGGAGGTTGGCATCCTAACAATCACCACGCCCGAGGGAGCCGTCTGGGACATGACGATCCCGCAGGTGAAGGGATGAGGCCGGAGGAAGTTCCCCGGTACGGACTCAACCAGATGGACTTGCTCGAGCTGGGGAATACCATCCAGGTCGCTGGAGTCATCTACGCCAACTCGGAGATCTGCTACCTCGCCATGCTGCCGGACGAGCCGTGGGATGGGAGGCAGCCCAGACTCCTGGAGCTCGACCAGGAGGACTGGGAGAAGGTCATCCGGCAGACGGACATCATGGAGACCGAGGTTCTCACCAGGGCGAAGGACGGGACGCTGGTGAAGGCCATCATCCGCAAGAGCACCCGCCAGATCGAGCAGGGCATCTCCTGGAAAGTCTACAGCCGAGACGGCTACCATTGCCGGTACTGCGGCACGGGCCATGGCGTGCCCCTCACAGTAGACCATCTGGTCCTCTGGGAGGAGGGCGGCCCCAGCATCCCGGAGAACCTCGTGGCCTGTTGCCGGCGCTGCAACAAGACTCGGGGCCAGATGAAGTACGCTGACTGGCTTCGGTCCCCCTACTACCTGAAGGTCTCTCAGATGCTCATGCCGGCAGAAAGGGACGCGAACGAGCGTCTGGTGGAAACGCTGGGGGACATCCCTCTCCGGGTCCATGAGAAGTCGAGGTGACAGATGATCGCCAAGAAGACGATCTTCTCGGTGTCCGTGTCACCAGCGGATTTGGAGTGCTTCGAGTCCCTGATGCGGCGTTTGGAGGGGGCGGGTGAGAACAGGTCCCATTTCTCCCTGGCACGGGCAGGGTGTCGTGTTACCACTTTCCGATGGCTTCTGGAACTTGGGCGAAGGGAACTGAATCGGAAAGTGCAGAAGGAGGACGCATGAAGACCGTGGCGATCGTGGGCGTGGGGGCGCTCGGCTCCCACGTCGTTCAGTTCGCAAGGAACTGGAAGGCCCACCTAGTGGTGATCGATCATGACCGGGTGGAAGCCAAGAACATCGCCTCCCAGTTTCATTCCCACATGGGAAGTGGGAAGCAGAAAGCGAAGGCTCTGGAGGCGTCGATGAGTGGCCTCTTCCGCCGTCCGATTGCGGCTTTTCCCGTGAAGTTGGAGGGGTACAACGTGTCTCCGCTTCTAAAGGACGTGGACCTCGTGATCGACTGCACGGACAACTTGGAGGCTCGTCTGCTTCTGCAGGAGTACGTGAAGGAGCACATCTACCGTCATGCGATCCCCTGCCTTCACGGCTGCCTCTCCGCCGCCGGGGATGTGGCTCGGGTCATCTGGACCGAGCACTTCACCCCCGACCCAGAGGGTGAGACGGGGCAGGCCACCTGCGAGGACGGGGAGAACCTCTGGTTCCATGGGATGGCGGGAGCAGCCCTGGCGGGAGTAGCCCAGAGGTTCCTGGCGGACGGGAAGAAGATGAGCTTCCAGATCACTCCGACCTCGTTCATTCGATTGACCTAACCCTCCCTTGCCCGCGCCAACCGGCCGGGTGTTCCTGGCCCCGTAGTCTAGCGGTAAGGACGCTGGCCTCTCACGCCGGAGTCCCGGGTTCAAATCCCGGCGGGGTCACTGGATCGTCAGGTATTGGTACAACTGGCTCCGAACTCCACTTGCGTCAAGGAGGAGGCATAGACCTCGGACATCGGTCCGGGGAGGTACGGCTGAGGATCCCAGCCGACTTCCAGCCTGCGGAGTGACGCCCTGACGATCCACTGTGCACGATCCCCTGGCTTCCGGCCCTGGTTGACCGCTCCTCCAGGTAAACCGGATGATTGATCGTTCGGCGGGTAATTACAGGGTCCCCCGCCGGGCCTGGTTGGGCTGGCCGCATCGTTAAGGCCGGGTGAGCGTAATGCCCAACAAACCCTGGGTCGGTCAGGCTTTCAATGAGACTCACCTGCGGCGTTTCGGCAAAGCAGGTCACCTCGAGAGTAGACTGACACCTGTGGAATCCCGGTATTTGGCCACATCGTCTAGCGGTTAGGACACCGGCCTTTCACGCCGGCAACACGGGTCCGATTCCCGTTGTGGTCACTGGTGCTGTAGACGTGGGCTAAGCCATTTGCCCAGCAAGAAGGCGGATCAACGCTAGTCCGTGGAGCACAGGCGAGCCGGGGCGCAAGCTGCCGGTCATAATCCCTTAGACGGAATAGCCGATGGCTGTGAAGCGGGCGTAGTATTAACGTCGCCGGGGAGGAAGGCCCGGTACAGCACCTTCGATCCCGTAGTGGAGTGGGAACACGCCTGCTCGACACGCAGGAGACCGCTGGTTCAATCCCAGCCGGGATCACAGGGGCCGGAGACGTCCGGCGGTCAATCCCATAGCAGGCTCACGGGGACGCCCGGATGACGGTGGGCCAATAGATCGAAGTGCTGCCGTTCTGCACCCCGTCGTGGGCGGCAGAGATGGGGCCATAGCTCAGTTGGGAGAGCGCCGGTTTTGCAAGCCGGATGTCGGGGGTTCAAGTCCCCCTGGTTCCACTCCACAACACAGGAGGTCGGATGATCTTACTGGTGTGGTTGCTCCGATTCCTGGGCGTGCACCTACCCTGCCGCCCAGCGATGAGGTGGTCTCGGCGGCGTGATGGGCCGACCGAGACGATCGCAACAAGCGAAGAAGAATGTAGGAGCGAAACACCGCGCGCAAAGGGTGTGCGATCAAAGCAGCAGTGGCCCCATCACGGTCGCTGCTGTCGGGTGTACGAGCTGTAATGGTTGCAAGTGGAGACTTGACTGTTGCCTCCCCGGCCTACAAGCTGGGGAGGCTTTGGGGATGAAACGGTTTCGACGTGGTAGGAAGAGAACGGAGTGCATGCAGGCAGAGGTCCCGGACTGCCAAATCACCTGGGACAAAACCAAACGCGAACGACAATCACTTCGTTGAGGAGATCCGGGCAGCCGCCTAGATCTCTCCGTTGCTCCAGGGCTCCTCGCCCACCGTGACTCCTGGAAGCAGCGTAACCGGACGTTGGGCTCAGGCGTGGCTACTATAGGGCAGCTCGTGAAGCCCTTGCCGAAACTGCCAGACGAGACCCGGCTGGAAGGTGTGCTGACCCGCCCTTCGGTCGATTTCAGATCAGCCAAGCATGTGGATGACTTCGTGATTGATCTACTGCGGACCCGGGTTCGACTCCCGGCATCTCCACCAAGATGAGCGAGCCGACTCATCTGAACAACCACATCGGCTAGGAGGAAGCCAATGCCCGCGAAGAAAGAGTTGACCGCGAAGGAACAGAAGAAGCTGGAAGCGGAGAAGTACAAGATTGATGACGTCCTCTCGGAGATCGACGAGGGCTTCGACTACGAGGTCAACGAGACCATGGGGGGTCTGAGCGAGATCAGCACCAAGGACTTCAAGGCTATCTGCAAGAAGATGGGAGTCGATGGCGTCCCCGTCCTCAACGCCGTCTCCGTGCTCAAGAGCGAGTGGGCGGCGTTGGAGAAGGCGATCGCCATTCGGCAGAAGGAGCAGAAGAAGCTCCTCGCCCAGGTCAACAAGGCGCTCGGGTACTGACCGAGTAACGAGATTCCTCATGGGTGTCCGTCCCCTCTGACGGACTGGTGGAGGCGCTGGGAGAGGAGATCTCTTCTCCTCCCAGCCCCCGAAACCCCGGTCTGTATGACGGGGTTTCTTTAGCCCCCGAGGTCCATCTGGGGAGGACGCCGCATTGGTAATGCGGAAGTGGGAGTTCGATTCTCCCCGGGGGCTCCAAGGGTCATGCTCTGGGTAAGCGCATGGGTCTCCAAAACCTATGGTCCGCGAGGTTCAATTCCTCGATGACCCGCCCGGTTTGACGGCGTGGCAGAATGGTAAATGCCTCCGGCTGCAACCCGGATGTTCGTGGGTCCAATTCCCACCGCCGTCTCTAGTCTGGTAGGATCAATCCCATGTGGTACGCAATCTTCGGAGTGGTCGGGGCTGCCCTGACCTTGGTGCTTCACGAGCTCTCACACTGCCTGGTTGTTTGGGTCAAAGGGGGACGAGTGGTCTCCTTCAAGCCCTGGCCTCACCGGGTGAATGGTCATTTCTACTTCGGCCGGATGACCTACGACATCGAATGGCCATTGAGCCGGAAGTGGTTCTCTCTCGCTCCTCTTCTGAAGGCTCTGCTCCTTTTCTCTTTCTGGTTCATCATGGGGTGTCTCTGGCATCCCCTCTGGATGTTGGCCGGGTGGGAAGCGACAGACTGGATTAACTGGCTCCAGGGCTACATCCGTCCCAGCAACAATGATGGTGGTCAGTACCGTAAGCTCCCGTAGCTCAGTGGACAGAGCAGGCGGCTTCTACCCGCAAGGGCGCACGTTCGACTCGTGCCGGGAGTACCAGGAGGGTAGCATGACGAAGTTCGAGAAAATCGCTCGAGAAGCAATCGAGAAAGCGGAGAAGATCAACTGCCCCTTTGACAAGTTCGTAGAGGGACTCAGGGACATGCTGATCGCGTTGAGGGAGAGGCTAGACATCGCGGAAGATGAGCTGACCAACATGACGACAAAGAAGTAGCCGCTCCGATCCCCCAACTGGATAGGGGACAGGTCTCCTACACCTGGCATTCGCGTTCGAGTCGCGATCGGGGCACTGGAGGAATGCATGCCGAAGAGAAGGCCGAAGCTCGAAGATGATCCACTCATGTACTTCAACATCAAGACCGATCCCACCTTCCCACGGAACGCTCTCCTGATCGTGGACAAGGCGAAGAACATTCTCATCATCCTGGACGCGGCCCGGATGGACAAGTGGGGAGAGGTCAAAGCCGATCACTTGCCGGGATAGTGTAGCGGACGCTGCACACGAGTCTCCGGAACTCGAGGTCTGGGTTCAACTCCCAGTCCCGGTACTCGGGCGGATAGCTCAGTTGGAAGAGCGCCTGGCTTACACCCAGGTTGTCGCAGGTTCGAGCCCTGTTCCGCCCACTCTCTGCCCGTCGTCTAATGGATCAGGACACCTGGCTACGAACCAGGAGACTGGGGGTTCAAGTCCCTCCGGGCAGGCCACGCGAGGATGGGGAAACTGGCAGACCCAGTGGACTTAGGATCCACCGCTTCGGCATGCGGGTTCGAATCCCGCTCCTCGCACCAAGGCAGTCGGAAGGAGAGGTCTCCTTGAACGGCCCATACCCGTTCATTTTGTGGATCAATACCACAGACTGCCACTACGCCCCTGTAGCTCAACTGGAAGAGGCTGGGATTTTAAGCATCCTGAGTTGGGGGTTCGAATCCCTCCGGGGGCATCTTGGGCAGTGGCGCAATCTGGAAGCGCACCTGCCTTCAGGGAGTAGCTCAGTCTGGAAGAGCGTTGCGTTGGGGACGCAAAGGTCGCCAGTTCAAATCTGGTCTCCCTGACTGGAGCTAAAGAAAGCCCGAAGGCTTTCACTCCTGGTCCTCGTCCCGGAACCACCCCCACACCCACCGAAGTGGGAGGAGGAGTCCCAGGACGACGGCGAGGATCGCGCACGTTATGTGCGCGGTCACTCGCCCGGCTACGCCGCTGGCTTTCCCCAGAGTTGGGGGCAGGATTCTGGAGAAAGCCAGGTGGGCCAGAGCGGCCCAGGCCAGGAGAAAGAGCACGAAGTGTAGCTTCATGTTTCTTCTCCTTATTGATCTTATGCCAGAATGGGAGACGTAATTGCGGGGGTAAAGAAAGCCCCCCCGAAGGGGGCTTGAGGACTGGCCGCCCGACTACTTCTTCGGGGGGACGACGGCGTCCTTGCAGACCTTGCTGAGGCGGAACTTGGCGGTGGTCTTGGCCTTGATCTTGATCGACTCTCCTGTGGCCGGGTTGCGTCCCATCCTGGCGGCCCTTTGCACCTTCACCAGCTTGCCGAAGCCGGGGAGGGTGAAGGCGCCGTTCTTCTTGGTCTCGTTGACGGCGAGATTGAAGATGCCATCGAAGATCTCCCCCATCTTCTTCTTGGGGAGTTCGTGCGTCTCGGCCAGGCGGGTCACGACTTGGGACTTGGTCATCGGCTTGTTCGTCTGCTTGTCCATACGTGTCTCCTTGCTAGGTGTGAGATGGACATCCCTCTTATGCCCAGAAGATTGGCCTTTTTGCTGGGGTAGCACAACTGGAAGATGCACTGGCCCGAGGCGCCAGACAGTGGGGGTTCGAATCCCCTCCCCAGCACCACGCCCCTGTAGCCCAACTGGAAGCGGCACCGGCTTCAAATTCCGGCCAGTGGTGGGTTCGAATCCCCCCGGGGGCACCGATGATGACCACAACCTACTAACCGAGCTAGGATGGAACAATGACCTGGCACCAACGCGGAGAATGATCATGGAACGGACACTGCTTCTGAGCCAAGGATACGAGCCTATCGCCACGATTGGATGGCAGCGGGCTATCAGCCTGCTGACGCTGGGGAAGGTGGAGGTGATCGAACAGTACGATCGGGAGATCCGGTCAACGCACCTCGTGATCAAGATGCCGGCAGTCGTCCGTCTCGTGAACTTCTTCCGGCGGCACAAGCAGAGGGTCAAGTTCTCTCGCCAGAACATCCTGGCGCGGGACAGGTGGCTCTGCCAGTACTGCGGGGTGAAGGTGAGCACGGAGGAGATGACGATGGACCACGTCGTCCCTCGTTCCCAGGGTGGCCGGACGGAGTGGGAGAATATTGTGACCTGCTGTGTGAGCTGCAACGCCAAGAAGGCGGACCGGACTCCGAAGCAGGCCAAGATGGGGTTGAAGAAGGAACCGGAGAGGCCGAACTGGGTGCCGATCTTCACGATCAAGCTCTCGGGCGGGATGCCTGAGCAGTGGGCCAGCTACCTCTACTGGAACACCGAGCTTGCCTCTTGACAGGCTGGCTGGGCGAACTATCATGGGGACATGATGATTCGACCTTGACAGTCAGCCCTCTGGGCCCTCCCACGATCCCCTGACCCACTACATCGTCGTCCGACAGGATCTCCCACGAGGCTTCCTCGCTGCCCAGGTGGTACACGCCGCCGGCGAGAGTAGCCCTGGGACGCTCCCAGCGGGCACGTACGCCGTTGTTCTGGCTGCCCAGGACCAAGGACAGCTCCAGGAGCTTCAGAGGCTCCTGGAGGCTTCCAGCGTGCCCCACAAGCCCATCATAGAGAACGACCCGCCCTGGAATGGCCAGCTCACGGCCATCGGGCTGGTCCCTGCCCCCAAGAGCCAACTCAAGGGGCTGCTGAGGAGGTACCCACTCCTGCGGTAGCAGGGGCATCTACGGGGCGTTAGCTCAGAAAAGCAGACCGGGGAGAGCTCGTGAGGACGGCATGCAGTCCGAGCGAGGGGCACCCGGCGAGCACGGACAAGAGCACCGATCGGGAGGCTCGCCTGCTTCTGCAGGAGTACGTGAATCGGACCGATTGGTTACGGTGGTTCAACCCCATCACGCCCCACATGGCGTTGTCGTTCAGTGGAAGGATGCCTGTGCTCCCGTAAGGGCACGCAGGAGACGGGGTGTTCGATTCCCCCCGACGCCACCTGGGAAGGGTTCGTTGGGAGATGTTCCCAGGGTTCTCCTCCCAACTGCGGTCATGGCCCGAAGGCCGGGCACGGAGGGTAAGGACCTCCGGAGTGCAGGTTCGATTCCTGCTGGCCGCGCAAGTCAAGGAATCCAACTGCCGGTTTGGATTCCGTCACAACCCGCCAGGTCGTGGAATCCAAACCGGCAGTTGACTTCCGCTCCTGCCTTGTCTACCATGGTTTCGAAGTGTCGGCAGAAGTCCTGGCGTGGCGCCAGGCAGAAGTCCGGCAAGGAGAAGACAATGGAATACGATCGAGTAGCACTCGAGATCCGAGTGCATGGGCGCCCCGTCCGAGAGTACCACCACAACAGCGAGATCTGGATCGAGGGTAGGAAGGGCTCCGACTTCACCCTCCGGATCGCCAACCTCACCGCGAAGAGAGTCCTGGCCGTCCCCACCATCGATGGCCTCTCCGTGATGAATGGGGAAGAGGCAAGCTACGACTCGGGCGGCTACGTCCTCAACCCCTTCCAGTTCATGGAGATCCCTGGGTGGCGGCTGGACAACGACAAGGTGGCCAGCTTCCGGTTCAACAAGACTGGGAAGAGCTACGCAGGGAAGACCGGCAAGCCCCAGAACATCGGAGTGATCGGGTGTGCCTTCTTCGAGGAGAAGCAGCCGGAGATCAAGATCAGGTATGAGGGCACCCCCATCGGATGCAAGGGCATCAGCAACCCGGGTGTCAGGTCGAGGTCTTTCCTCCGAGGTCAGTCTCTGGGTACGCCGATTAGCGACTGCAACATGGACTGGTCACCTTCTAGCAACTACAGCCACTCAGCCGGGGGGATGCAGACCAACTGCTCTGGGGAGGTCGAACGGGGAGGAGAGATTCGTGAGGACTCTGGCCAGATCATGAACTCTGCTGTCTCCCCGTCTCTCGGGACGGAGTTCGGAGCTGAGATGGGACATAGGGTCGTGACCACCACCTTCCAGAAGGCCCACGACAAGCCAGACGTGGAGATGACGATCCACTACGGGGACCGGGAGGAGCTCACGCAGAGGGGCGTGGACCTGGAGCAGAAGCCTGTGACGGCCCACCGTCCGTCCGCCTTCCCGAAGGAGGAGACAGGCTGCAAGCCCCCTCCCGGCTGGCCTGGAAGGTAAAGAAAGAGGGGGATGGCCCCCTCTTTGATCTGCTACTCCTCCTTCTCGAACTTGACGCAGTTCCCACTAAGGTTGGTGTCGCGGACGCTGGAGCATTGACCTAGAACAGTGAGGGCCGTCTGCATGGTGGTCTGGTCGGCCTTGGAGGTCAGGATCTTCAGGATGAACCTACCGACCTCCTTCACCGTCCTCCTGCCTACTCTGATATTGATCCCAATCTTCTTCGACATCGAATCCTCCTGTGAACATCCAATCTTCATGATTGGAAGGTAGTTGACAAGCCTCTTCCGATCTGTTTACTCTGAGACTTGCGAGATGGACCACACCTACTCACCGAGGGATGGGAGACCATCAAAAGCCATGTAGCCAAAGCACACAGTTTCGAGAGAGGTCCGCTGGATGGGCTGGTGAGAGCCAAGACACCCAGCGGACCTTGATCGACCGGTTGGCCGCCCCGGTACTGGCGGTCTTTGATGCGGGGTAGTGAAGTGGCATCACGCTTGGTTCATACCCAAGAGGCCGCCGGTCCGAATCCGGCCCCCGCTACCGAGACGACATCTGACGCAACTTCCTGAACGTCTCCATCACCTCCCTTCCTAACGAAGCTGAGACCGTTAGTCGCACTGACTCCACCATGACTTCCCGGTAGATGAGCCGACTCCACTCCTTCAGGTATTCCGTTCCGGAAGGGATGTTGGGGATGAAGACTTCCGCCGATCCGCAGATGAAGGCACGTCCTCCCTCTCTTATCTTCCAGAGAAAAGTCCTGGCGATCCACCCTCCCTGTGAGTGTGCCTCCTCGATGGAGTGTATCGGGGCGGCTGGGTCAGGATCTTCCTCCGCGCGACGTTCGACCATCGTGAGGATGGCGCTGGGCGTGTCCCAAAGAGCGACCTCGAAGTAGTTGATCCCTGGAGCTTGGGTTTCTACTGCCAGCCGACCAAAGAGGTCGGGTAAGGGGCCGTGCATGGGATGAAGGGGGTCGAGCATGGACTCCGAAGTCCATTTCCCTTCTGGCGGAAGATCAACGTCCGCCACGTAATCGATTCTCATGGCTACCTCCAGTGATTGATTCCTTTTCCTTATCCCACAGAATTGACCGATCTGCCTGAAAGCCGGATCGAAACGCTGCTATAAGTCTTCCCGTCTCGACCCGGCAAGTAGCCGTTGGTCAATTTTCTCTTGACAGCGATCGTAGAAGTGACCAAAGTGACAAAGGCTGAGATCAACAAGGAGGATCACCATGCCGTACAAGAGCGATCACATCAAGGTTCTGAAGGTCTTCGGATCGGAGCTCCCGAAGAGGCCGTCCATGAAGACCACGGACATCGTCGCCAAGGCGTTCAAGAACGCCGATGACGGCGACCGGAAAGTGCGGAATGCCTACCGCATGATTCGGAAGAACGAGCACATCGAGATCGGGGAGCGCGGGGAGTACAAGATGACCCAGGCCGGCGCGGCCTGGTTCGCCAAGGCCGAGAAGGAAGGCTTCAAGGCCCCGGAGAAGGCGCCCAAGGCCCCCAAGAAGGCCGACAAGGCCCCCAAGAAGGCCAAGCCGACCCAGAAGGCCAAGGCTGCCCCGAAGGCGGCCCCCAAGGCCCCACAGAAGGCCAAGCCGGCCGCGAAGGCGGCTGCCAAGCCGGCCGCGAAGGCGGCTGCCAAGCCGGCCGCGAAGCCGGCCGCGAAGGCGGCTGCCAAGCCGGCCGCGAAGGCGGCTGTGAAGAAGCCTGTCAAGACCGGGAAGATGCCCTCCATCAAGAAGGCAGCCCCCAAGGCGGAAGCCAAGCCCGAGGGGAAGAACGGCGTCGGCCAGGTGGTCAACGAGACCAAGCCGGCCGCCGATTCCGCCACGCTCACGTTCTAGTCCAACTCCGGGTCTAGCAGAGAGCCCCCAGATCGGGGGCTCTCTGTTTTAGGAGGCTTCCCTTGTCCGAAGAGGAAACCGAGAGGGAGAGTCTGCTGGAGGTTTACCAGAACGCGGCCTTCATGTTGTCCTGTGCCCAGGAGGATTTCGAGAAAGCTCTCCTCAAACTCCAGGGCATCGGTATCTACCCCTCCCCGCTCAGATCTGCCCGCTTCCGATTGCCGGTTGAACGAGGCGGCACGGAACACAAATTCGAGATTGGGTTCGGGAAGGGCAAGATCGAGGGCTACCTGACCGCTGCTTGTTATGGGGATGGGACGCTGGGAGAAATCTTTATCAAGTCGTCCAAGATGGGGGACTTCATTTCAGGTCTCCTCAACGTATTCGCCATCGTCTTCTCCCAGGCTCTACAACATGGGGTTCCCCTGGATCGGCTGGTGGACAAGCTCAAGTTCACTAAGTTCGAGCCCGCGGGTATGACCCAGCATCCACAAATCAGAATGGCCACCAGCGTGATCGACTATCTTATGCGGTGGCTGGAGGACAAGTTCCTCGAACCGAAGGAGGATCAATGACTGCTGACACCCAAGCAAGGTACACCAGGGAAGACCTCGTCAAGCTGATCGCTGGGCTGGGGCACTTCCTGGCGAACGAGTGTCCCGGCCTGCGCTGTGATGACGAAGCCGACCGGGGAACCCTGGCCGGGAAGCTCGCAGCCTGGCTGCTCATGGACAAGACCATCAACCTCACGCCTGACCAGACAATCCCAAAGGGCGTCTTCCACGCCGGCATCAACATCGTGAACGAGGCTATCGGGGAGCACATCATCCGGCTTCGTCTCGATCGCACGCGGGAGATGGCGGATGGGGACTTCATGCAGCTCCAGAACTTCCTCTGGGTGACGGTCGGCTGGGCCATTCGGAACAACCCGGAGGTGATCCGAACGCTCGAGGCGGCGGGAGTGAAGGTCGAGGTGGACCCGCCTGCCCAGCCCAGTCCGGCTGAGATGTAGGAGGGGAAGATGTACACAGAAGAATACCTGCATGGGCTGCCCCGCGTAGAGCTTCGCCGACTCGTAATGAAACACGACCCTCAGAAGAGGGGGCCGAAGGACATCTCTCAGGTCAAGAGTGCAGACCTGATCAACTACCTCTTGGCGCTGCCTTCTCCCAAACCTGGCTTCCCACGTCCGATGCCGGCGGAGGAGAGACTGGAGGTGGTGAGTGCGATCATCGACAAGTACGTTCACCCGATCATGAAGGCGAAGGGACGGGACTACACCCAATACCTCCAGGACGCGCCGGATGATGCCGGTCGGATGGGGGCGATGATCTCAGCCAACGCCAACTTCCAGGGGGTCGCCGATCTCCTCTCCGCCCGGCAGGGGATCGACAAGTACGTCACCTGGGCGGTCTACTTCGTGAAGCACATCCAGGCGATCCTCTCCTGGGTCTGCACCCGCCAGGTCAAGAGCGAGCCGATCGAGGGCCGGATGGCGGACGCCATCAACTACGTCTTCATCCTCTGGAGCATGCTCGTGGAGGATGCTATCGTGGAAGATCCACGAGCGAAGGAGGTCTAAGATGGAGAAACAGATCCAGCCCAAGCCGATCCCTCCCTCTCCGCCCGAGGAGAAGAAGGTGGATCGCAAGACCGAGCTGGTGGCGAAGAAGGCGAAGAATCACGACCGGCTCCCTCCAGCCGAAGAGAAGGAGCTGGCAGAGATCCTTGCGGCGGAAGCGGTCCTGGAGCGTCGGGGCGCGTTGATCTACAAGCTCAGGGAACGCGCAGAGAAGGTGGCTCGGAAGGAGGAGACCCGGCTGAGGAGGAAGATCACGGACAACGTGGCGAAGTTCGGGGCCGAGAGGACCGAGAAGGTCAAGTCCACGATGAACACCTGTCGGGCAGTAATGAAGGACATCGAACGGGTGACAGAATCCGCCATCCAGGAACTCCGTGAGACGTTCAACCGGAACAAGAAGATGCTGGAAGAAGAGCGAGACAGAGAGCTGGCGGAGATCAACAAGCACTACACCGATCTGTTCACCCAGGCTGAGCTGGAGCTGGAGACCGTCGCCTCCGAGAACCAGCAGCACGTATCTGAGTTCAAGATGCTTCTGGAGGGGCTCCCGCTGGAGCAGCTCGAGGAGCTGGAAAAGGGCAAGGCAGTCAAGATCTCGGAAGGAGGTACGCCGGAGTACATCGCCTTGGCCAACCCCGATCTATCATGAAGGGAGCCCACCATGTTGAAGATGCTCCTCGCGGCGATCACGATGCTGGCACCGCATCTCGGACCTACTTACGCCGCCCACTACTCACGCCTCATAATCCGTGAGGCACAACGGCAGCGGATCGACCCGTTTCTCATCGCGGCGATCATCCACGTCGAGACGGGAAAAAGCTGGAGGGCATCGGTTCGTTCTTCCACGCACGATTTCGGACTCATGCAGGTGCACGTCTCTAAGAACTCGTACCCCCGCCTCCTGGGTTCTGAAGAAGTGCTCCTTCATCCGGGGACTAACATCAAGTACGGCACTCGAACGCTGGCGATGTGGCGGAATTACCATCGTAGGAATTGCGGTGATTCTGCCCACCCGTTCTGGAGTCACTACCAGTGGGGCTACCGGGTCCGTGATCTAGCATGGACGCAGAAGGTGACCAGGCTTTACAACAACCTCATCGGCATGTTCGGGCAGCCCTCCAAGGAGGATCTATGGGCGATGTTCTGAGCAACCAAGATCTCGCGAAGTTGGTGCCAGAGGCCATCAAAGCCTGGGCAGCCAAGTTCGAGAACAAGAACGACAACTATGGCAACTCCTGGCTGTTGACCGGGCAGACCCTGAACCTCTGGTTCCCAGCGGGTCTGACTCTTTCCACAGCCAGACGACAGATCATCCATGGCCTTCTCACGAGGATGCTCGACAAGCTGATTCGAGCCGCCAACCTCGAGCTGGCTGGGGCGCAAGATAAGGTGGGCGAGAGAGCCTCCGAGACGTTCTTCGATCTCGGGGTCTACGCCTTCATGGCGGGCGTAGCCTGCTTCATGGACGCTGGGCGCGAGGCGTTCGAGAACGCCCTCAAGACCCAGGCAGAGCGGAAGTAAAGAAAGGGGACACCTTGCTGGGTGTCCTCTTTCTTTTGCGATCACTTCAGCGCGTACCAGACCTTCACCTTCTTCTTGGCTTCCTTGCCTTCCTTCGCCGGCTCCACCTCGATCTCCTCCTCGTACTTGACCAGCGGCTGCTCGGAGCAGAGAGGATAGCGCTTGGCCATGAGGTTGTAGATGGGAGTGCAGATATCCGGAGTCGGATTCTCATCGGGATCGAGGCCTCGTTCCTCGTCTTCTCTCCGGCATCGGATATGTTGGCTTCTCCCCTCCACCACGATCTCGAGGAAGGTGCCGATCTTTCGGGCTTTCGTGAGGATGTCGCCCCCACTGTACTGCTCCACTTTTTGCGGAAGGTGTCTGAGTTGATGGCCGATGACTACGCCAGTTGTCTTGGTAGTCTGTCGCATGCCTGTGCTCCTTGCTCCCATTTAAGGGCTCAGTTGAGGATTTCAAGTACGTTTCTTATAACTGTGATCAACCAAGGTTTGCCGGAGGTCTCAGATGTCGAAAGATGGACTCCTGATCGGAATCGACGAGGCCGGTATGGGAACTCTGGCGGGGCCCATGACCGCGGCCGTCGTCATCATTGACGCGGATCTAGTTCCCGCCGGCGTGCGGGACTCTAAGGCCATCGCGGAGGAGCAGCGGGAGGAGCTTGCCGGGAAGATCATGGACGCCGCTCTGGTGTACAAGATCGTCCACCGCCCAGCCGACCTGATAGATGCGAAGGGACTCTCCTTCTGCTGGAAGGAAGCCATGAAGGAGCTGGCGAAGGTGGGAATGCTCTTCCACAGGCAGGCGGCAGAGATGGTCGTGGACGGGAACCGCTTCATCCCCGACTTCAGGTACGTGGTGCCCGTTGTGAAGGCGGACGTCACTCACCCAGCCGTTTCGGCTGCCTCGATCTTGGCGAAGTATCATCAGTGTGGCTGGATGGATGACTACCATCTGGAGTATCCTCGGTATAGATTCGATCGTCATAGGGGGTATGGAACGGCGGATCATCTTCGAGCCTTGAAGGAGTTTGGACCATGCCCGATCCATCGAAGGAGTTTCAAACCAGTGAAGGCACTCCTTTCTCCGTGATGTGGTTCGTGACCTACACGGGCGTGAAGTACGAGATCCCCGACATGAGGCTGGAAGAGATCACAAGGACACACAAGTCGCTGGACCACGTTGGTGAGGAAGGTAGCATCGTGGCGGTGAACATCAGCGGGGCTATGCTGGCTCTGCCGAAACGCATCATCCGCCTTGCAGGTGTGGGGGATCGAATCATCTGGGAGGCGACATGAAGTCCCGATCAATCGAAACTTGCCTGAATTGTGGCGCAAAGCTCCCAGATCCGCCAAGGGTCTTCCAGGGCGTCTTGATCTGCGAGAACTGCTACAAGATGGTCAGCCATTTCGTGAAGAGGACCCAGGAAGAGTTGAAGATGCTCTTCCTGGTCTACACCGATCTTCTTCGGGCGGCTTTGGTCAGGGGGGAGCTACGCCCCCCACCGACCGCCCCGGGGAAAGAGATGCCGGCGCACGAGTTCGCGAAGGCATTCCAGCAGATGGCAAAGAAGTATGGAGGGTTCAATGTCAACAAGACGAAAAGGTCCGATGGCGAAAGCGAGGTGCATCCATTGCGGATGGACAACAGAACTACCGATGGTCCGGCACGAGGTGGGCCAGATCATTAAGCCCTTCGCCGGCGGAGGGGACTACGGACATTGTCGAAAATGTCAGCGCACGGGCGGCTTGGAGATCATAGAGATCCCCAAGCAGGAACCGATCAGACCAAGGGGTTGGGGCAAGATACCAACGGAGTGACCATGGAGAACATCCAGATTTGGAAAGGTGAGGAAGAGGTTGGTTCGGCACCCCCTCCTCCCGTATCTCATTCGATGGTATTGCCGGAAAGCCCGAAATGGCCTGGGGTGGGAGAGATCACCTGCTACTACTTCCCTCGTGTGAAGCTGTCCCCACCGGTGGTCTGGAAGGTCATGGCGGGGACAGCTTTGGGTTGCTTCCTCGATCACTGTACGCTCAAGAACGTGGGCGAGCCCCCAGGCTTTGAGGTCTCTGACCTTCGCTACGTCCACGGCCGGGCGGAGACCATGAGAGGAAACCCCACGATCTCGACTGTGCTGCTTGCCAGAGTTCAGGTTCCAGACCTTCGCAATGAGGTCTGGCTGACCTATCTCCCAGCGATCTATAGCGAATTCCTCCGCCTGTACGACAGCTCCAAAAAAGACTCTTGACGGGACATACGATGTATGTCCTAATCGGTGGCTAAAGAGCCAGGCGGACTTTCTTTAGCCATGGATGATTCTCGTAAGCCAGACGCAGATTCTGTCCTTCCTTCGAAGAAGCCCTTCCTCACGGAGGAGCAGCTCCTCGAGCTTTGGGACGCACGCGGCTGGAAGTACCGCTGGGATGAGCTGCATCAGATGCTGCTGGATCGTGGTCTCGCCGTCTACATGAACCGCCCAACCTTTCGGAAGATGATCTGGGACATCGTGCGCGCTTTCCTGGTAGACGGAGAAGCCCGAAGAGATCCACGGCATGAACCGAAGACTCGATTCCCCAAGGTGCACTGATGGCTGACAAGACCAAGATCCACTTCAACAAGACGCCGGAGGAGATCATCCGGGAGCGGCGGGAACGAGAGGCCAGCCCGACCGATAGCTTGAAGCGTCCGAGACCCCCGCTCGGGGGAGCGCCGCCTGTCCGTATCCCACCGCTGAACGCGGAGCCCATCGAGGGCGGAGGGACGATGGATGCCCAGGCCAGAACGCTGCAAGACCCCACGAGTCCTCTCAGTCCCGTTTACAACCCAGAACTGGCGATGATGATGACGAAACAAAGACAAGGACCCGATAAAGGTCCATTCGCGACCCTTCCCGAAGAAGCACGGGAGGACCCTAGCTTCGTTCCTGGAGTCGGCTCCATGATCGCGGCCAACCAGCCCCACCTCCGGAGGCCGGAGACGGATGGCTACCGTCCAGCTCTGAGCGACAAGAGTAAGGCGGCCATCGAGACCCTGGCGGCGTTTCAGGCTCAGGCCCAGCAGGTTCAGACAAGGACGGCGGAGGAGCCTACGGAGGAAGACAAGAAACGGCAGGTGGATGCGTCCAACCTTGGGAAGGTTGTGGCCAAGACGGAAGAGAACCTCTACGAGGAGTTGAAGGACATCCTGGGGGACGGCCCCCAGTTCAACCTGCTCAACAACCCAGAACGGAAGAAGACGATCGAGGGGCGCCTGGCCCCCATGAGCATCACGGACATCATCGTTTACGGCGAGGTTCGTCAGAATGTGGTTGTCGTCCCCGACAAGCTCGTCGTGGCCTACCGCTCGGTGTCGGCGGAAGAAGACTTGGCCATCAAGCAGATGATGTTCGGGGAGGCTGGCGGAGATCGGTACTTGATGGATAAGTACACGATCATGCAGCTCACCTTGGCTCTTGTTTCGATCAACGGCGATGAACTGCCCACGCACCTGGACGACAAGAAGAAGTTCAAAGAGGACCTCTTCCGAAAGAAGTTCGAGAAGGTGGTGCGATTCCCGATCCAATGGATCGCGGACCTGGGCATCCAGTATCTCTGGTTCGATGAGCGAGTCAGGAAGCTCTTCGTAGGCCAGACGGAGGAGTTAAAAAATACCTAGAGACTCCAGTCGGCTGGGCTCGGGCCAACATGCGCTACGAGATGATGACCGAGCCCCCCGCGCCAGGCACCCCGCTGGAGTCCTTGATGCTTTTGGTGTGGCGCATGAAGCAGGACATCGAGCTGCAAAAGACCCGATCGATAGTCCAGGCGGTAGTCGCTTCCGCCTCGGAAGGAGAGAAGGCGAATAAGCAGCTCCAGGAAGCGTGGCAGGACTTGTTGGATGAGATGTACCCATTCCAGCGCGGGCAGAGGAAGCGGGCCGATCAGGCAGCGATGGACTACTTGCGGAAAGAGGTCTCTCGAGGACCGTATCGCATCACTCCTCTCCAGCCGGTCGGAAAGGCCCAGAGTCGCATGAGGACGAGGTACATGAGGCGGGCGGGGGAGAACATGAGATCTGGAAGGAGATGATCATGAAGAGCGTGCTCCTATGCCCAGCCTGTGGGTCTGGGAAGATCGGGCGCAGACACTCACTGATCCCCAGGGTGGGCGAGGCTCTGTGCATGAGTTGTAGCTGGGAGGGGAATGAGAAGGACCTTGTCTCGGTTGGTGTGGGGTCTATCCTCCGTGGTCGGGAGGGCCTGAACGACGATGCTGCTCTCCAGATCGTGGAGCAGGTCACGAAGGATTACCTACTCCGGCTGGGCAAGGACGCGAGCAAGGCGATCGGTCTAGCTATGGTCCAGTCTGGTCTCCTGCCAGTCAACGACTCGAAGCTGCTGGCTCGGGTCATCAAGGCGGCCTGCATCGGCACCTACCGGGCTACCCTGGACGAGATGGAGAAGATTCAGAAGGAGTACCATTATGGCCCCGACGCCCCCACGGCCTGACGACTTGTTCATTGAGAGGCCGGATGAGCACATCGCCGGAGGTGGGGATGAGCTCTATTGCTGGCTTCCTGGAAACTCTGACCGAGAGTGCAACGGTGCATGCGTGGCCTACGATCCCACCTACACCCAGGACCAGGTGAGGGATTCCTGCAAGACGCTGAACGCTGTGCGGTCCGCGGCCAAGTCATTGGCTATGATCGCGTCTGCATTGCAACAAGGAGCGAAACAGAGAGAGCTGGCAGAGCGAAAGGCTCAGGCAGATCGGCTCCCTCCTCCGCCAAAGGTGAACGGATGAGAATCGTTCGATTTGGACAGATGGTCGATCTCGACCGAGAGGGGTTGATCGTCAACCAGCTCACGGTCGAGCTACCAGATGGCAGGCAAGTCAACATCGACACGGACGAGACCACTGTCCAGTGCCTTATTCAGCTTGCTGCTGGCGTGGAGCGTGCTCCTCTTCCCAGGCGAGTGGACCTAGAACCTCCTCCGCCAGCGCCGCATCAGGAAGAGGAGCTGGCCTTGATCTTCGGCGGGGAGGATGTGGGGGAGATCAAGGAGCCAGATGAGGAACCGGTCATGGGGAAGGTGGCTGAGTTCCCGGCGGCCACACCGCCAGCGCAGGGCGGGATTGGTTCAGGGAAGGCGGCCACTGCCCGCCGTCCGAGAGTGGACAAAGATGGGTTTGCCCTCCCAGTCCAGAGTCGGACGGTCGAGAAGGATGAGATGGGGTACCCCGTGGTCGAGCGTACAGCCGCCCCACCTCCAGTCGTGGAAGAGGATGACGGGACGCAGATATGATCCAACTCTTCTGCCAGAACTGCCTGACGTTGGTCTCCCTCCTGGATGACTTGAGGGAAATCCACAAGCTCATCTTGGAGCACCCTCGTTGGATGGAGGGGGGCTATCCGTGTGTTAGTGGCTGTGGGTGGAAGATGACACGCGCATCTGGAGTAGCCCCTTCCTCCCCCAGTAGCCCGGTGCAGTATTACGAATTGACTGCGACGGAGTGCTTTCGGGCTCTCTGCGGTTTTGGGCTTCCGCATGAGCTCAAGGCGGAACCTGAGGTGGTAGAGGCGCTTTTGCTGACCTCAAAGATCACGGGCGTCTCGCTTCGCCCCTCCGTCTCTGGCCGGACGATTGTAGACCGGTTGGATCTCCAGAATGGTCTATCCGTGCACCTGTCGATTTCCTCCAATGGACCTATGGTCTTCAAGATCACGAGGCGACGCGATGAAGCAGATAATGATCACGGTCTACTACGCCAGGCTCCCAAAGACGACCTCATACCGGTCGAGGATCGACGTGGACCAAGTGGAGGTAGCGGGGGAGCACATGAACCAGATCTTGATGGAACAACAGGAGAACTCCTGTCAGGAGATGAGCGAGATGATCACTCAACTCCACGGCCTTCTCCAGAAGTACCCAGATGCCAAGGTGACGATGCTCCAGGAGATGACACGGCCAGGGATTCATCTCCAGGTGAACAAGAAAGCTTACGAGCTAGACGAGAAGATGACGGCTATCCTACGGAATGATCTCGAAGAGGCGAAGAAACTCTTCGCCCCCATCGAGCAAGTCGTCATCGTGAGACCGGCTGGGGCCAGGTTCGTGCCCCAGCCTCCGAAGGGAGAATGAAGATGGCACCAAAGAACGTCCTGAGATTCGAGACCGGTTCCGAAGCCGGGATCAAGACCGTCAAGAAGCTGGTGCCGGTGGAGCTGTTTCTAGCCGCCGGCATCACGGATGGTGAGGGCAAGAAGGAGAATCGGTTGGTCATCCGCGCGATGGGGGACAGCCAGTTCTACTTCCTTCTCCCCAAGGGCACCGAGTCGGGCATGAAGCCGGCGTCCGGTTGGCTACAAGAGCTGCTGGAGAGAGAGGCCGGCGGGCAGAAGGCCGAGATTCCCGAAGACCCCGTGAGCGTGTCCACGGGAGACCCCCTGGAGGACTGAAATGAGCCGAGGGCTGAGACCGATGAATGACTGGATCCTTGTGAAGATGGATCCTGACAGCAACAAGACTCTCTCCGGTACGCTTTTCAAGCCGGATGAGGCGTACGAGACGGCCCTGCGAACTGGCAAGGTCATCGCCGTAGGGCCAGGGCCGATGGCCAAGAAGGGTGAGGAGTACCTCGGCTTCCGCATCCCCACGGGTCTGGAGCCGGGAGATGGGGTGGTCTTCAACCGGGTGGTTGCCAGCCTCACCAAGACAGCCGAGGCGCTTCACCAGCACGCCCTGGAGGAGGACGAGGCTCTCATCCGGCCGAATGATGTCATGCTGGTCTTCGACCACAACGATCCACCGAGGTTCGAATGAGTCGCCTAGCCCCACACAAACGAGATCTCCTCAGCCTCTACTGGGCGCACTACTGGGCGTACCTGCGGTATCTCGACGCCGGCCCAATCACGGAGAGGGAGACACACGAACGCTTAGGCCAGCTCGATGAGATGTGGCAGAAGATGAGCCTGGGCGCCAAGAAGATGGTGGACCCACTTTTTGAGCGGGTAGAGGCCCACTTTGGGGAGTGGGAGGAGCTCAGGATTCTGCGTTGTCCCAACTGCGGCTGGATCCATTATGTCTCCCCCGGCTCGAGCGGTCCGCCTCGTTGCCATGTCTGCATGCTCGATGTCTCCGTGGTGACCAAGGACATGGAGTTCGAGCGGAAGCTGAAAGACCTGCGGCGGGAGAAGGAAAAGGTTCTGGATGAGGTACTCCAGTCTCGTGACGTGCGAATGATGAACGTCCTGGTGGAGCAAGTGAACACCGAGATGGAGAACCTCCAGAAGCTCCAGGCTCGGATGAAGGGAGCAGGGATCGAATGAAGCTCGTTCAGGTCGCGGATGATGGAGCTGTTGAGCTGAAGTGGATGTGGCTGCCGACCTTCATCGGGCAGAATTACCCGGTGATGAAGCAGCTCGAGAAGGCCTGGAAGGAGAAGTTCAACGGCCAGTCAGCGGATGATGGCGTCCTCTGGCAGATTCACTACTTCACCATCGATTGGCTGGCGGAGAAGTTCCCAATACCTGGACTGAAGGACTACCTCTCCGCCATCGAGAAGGTGCAGCAATGAGCATCATGCCCCTCGATCCTCAGCGGATCGTCTTCTCCGGCAGCGAGTTCCTGATCTACGACATCGTGGACCTACTGCCCCGGCATCCGAAGTTCCCCTTCGGGTCGGAGGCTATCAATCCGAACACGGGCAAGAGGGACGTGCGTGGCTCCTACCAGGAAGTTCCTGGCCGGATGATCAAGACGATCATCTACCACCAGACGGCTGGTGGATACGGGAGATTCGACAAGCAGGTCTTCAAAACGGCGAGCTTCTTCGTTCGCAACCCCACGTGGAAGAAGAACCCGAGGTACGGTCAGCCCAAGCAGCCGGAGTGGCTCTGGACGGGTGAGGGCCGTGGGTGGCCAGGCTTCGCGTACACCTGGTTCGTCCCCTTCGATCCCACGACCATGTTCACCGATCGTTCGAGGTCGGTCATCTACCAGTGCAACCACCTGGACTTCGTCACCTGGCATACGGGGGATGGGCAGAATGAGGGCGGGGGAGGGTGCGCCTTCCAGGGCTACTTCCTGGAGCCGGGAGAGGTGAATCATCCCATGAAGGGCTACGATGGCCATCCTTCTGCGATTCAGATGAAGATCGCGGAGCTCTTCTGGCTGGAGTACGCCGTTCCCGTTCTGGGGGCGTCTGTCCTGACCGGGCATTGGGAACATGGAAAGCTGGCCTGCCCCGGCGAGGACCTTCGAGAGAAGGTCCAGGAGTTGAGGGGCTATGCCTAGAAAAGGTGTCACGATCAAGGCTCGGTTGAACCTGAAGATCGACGCGGGGTTGAAGGACTGGGCACGGGACTATGCTCGCCGACAGGGCAAGGACATCACCTCCTTGATCTGTGAGTATCTCCACCTCCTCCGATTGGAGGAGCAACAGACGCAACGAGAAGTAGTGGAGCAGATATGAGCAAGAAGATCATAAAGGATGCGCTGACGACGATTCGTCTGCCACAAAAGTTCAAGAAATCCTTGAAGGCTGAGGCCCGCCGACTCAAGATCTCCCTTTCTGCTCTTATCCGACAGCGGCTTGATGGGACTGTGGGCTGATGGCTGGTATCGGTGGAGGTCCGGATGTGGGCCGTCTGGTAACCGTCCAGACGGACATGCCCGGAGACATCGATGGCATCCTGGATGCTGTGCGACGGATCATCCTGATGGGGGAGATCCAGAGCATCACCATCCGGAATGAAGAGCCCATCGCCTACCAACGATTCGTTCGGCCGGGGGAGGAGATCAAGCCTTCGGAAAGCACCTCCAGCTTCGCCGAACTCTCCGCGATGGAAGTGGTGCGGAATGTCCCGATGGAGGAGTTCTCCGGGGGTGGCGGGAACGTCAATGCCTACCTTATCAGGATGTTCACCCAGATGGCGTTTGATGGTTGGGTAGTGACACACTTGCTGATCGGGGACCACACGAAGTTCTGGGACTGGCAGGGTATCGAGCCCATTTATGCCAAGCGCCTGACGCAGTTCCTGGGGGCCAGGATCGAGCGGGAGAAGACTCTGCCCAGCGGTGTCTTCATCCTCTGCGGTTCCAAGACGCGCAGTGCCACGATCTCCGAGATCGGCTGCGCTCTGAAAGGAAACATCGGATGAGTAGCGAGCTGGTCAAGAAAGTGGTCGAGGCAGGTATCGTCCCAGCCCAGGCTGTGGAACTCATGCAGATGTGGAAATGCTTGGATGACGACCTGCCGGATGTCGAGAAGCAGAAGCAGACGGAAGAGAAGATCATGAAGTTCGTACAGGAGATCGCAGACCTGCTGTACGAGAATGAGATCCCAGAGATGAGGGAGACCATGCCTGGTATTGATCAGGTCTTCCGGGCGCAGGCAAACGCCGCGACATTCCGATTCAGGACCCCAGTGGGGTGGGACAATGAGGTGATGCTCCTGGCGATGGAGGATGCCTTGGGCTACCTGCTGGTCTGGGTGAAGGACGACATCACTTTCGAGGCTCTCCAGGTGGGTAGCTTCGTGAAGTGGAAGGACGCTTGGAACCAGATCATCAACGTCATGCCGATGTACACAGGTCGTGAAGTTCGGTTCATGAAATGTGAACTCAGGAGTGTGCCCAGTGCCGAAGTGCCAAGTCTGTCAGAGAAGCGTGAAGAGTAACGATCTCCAGCAAGTCGGCGAAATTCTAGCTTGTGGGAGATGCCGAAGGCCGAAGAAACTGAAGGAGGACAAAGTGGCTGAGACCCTGTATGACCAAGCCAAGGACCGTAAGAAGGTCATGTCGTTTCACATCTTCGATATCCCGACCAAAGACGGCGCGCGGGATCATCAAGTGGAGGCGGAGGTCGTCGTAGGCGGCCTGAACCTCCAGTACACCACCACGTTCGACCAAGTCCGCGAGTTCTTCACCCGACAGCGGGAGAGGGGACAGCAGGCGAAGTTGAAAGCCGTCAAGTGAGGAAGCCCGATGGGGCGCTACTGCTGTGGCATCTATGATCAACGACCCGAAATGTGCAAGCGGTACCCAGAGCCAGGATCGTACGTGCCTGACTCCTGCACCTTCTACTTCACCGCAGAAGGACGACAGGGACAGTGTGATCCTGACTGCAACGCCTCCTGCTGCTTTCTTCCCCGAGTTGGAGGTGAGCCCGGAGGTGCACCTATGCCGGAGATTGCCGGCGGAGAGCCCTGCAAGCACATCATCTACGTTGAGCGCCACCCAGCGGTGTCCGATATCGGGGAAGCCGATACCGCCGTTGGAGGAGATCGAGAAGACCATCGACCGATCTCTGACGCTATCGAACTGGTTCTGGCCGCGAAGCGTAGCGGTGAGGGGAGTGGCAATCGCACTCCGTAGGTGGGCGTGCGAGGTCGGGTTGGAGAAGGCTGCTGAGAGGGGTCGTATTCTTCTGGAACAGTCGAGCCCGCTGGAGTACGCGGACTTGGCGAACCTCCCTTGGGTACCCAGGGCGGTTATCAAATCCTTGACGCCGGAAGCACTTGCTGACCGGCTGGGAGGTATCGTGGATGAGCTCGAAAACCGTAATGGAGATAAACCTCGAGCTCCAGAAGGCGACAGTGGACACGATCAACGTGTACTGCCGGGTCCTGGAGTTGCATGTGAAGACGGTGGCAGAAGGGGCAAACCCAATCACGTCCGGGCCGATGAAGGAGATCTTGGCGATGGCGGGGAAGGGACTTCACGCGGAGCTCGGGTTATTGCGTTCCCTACGGAACGGACTGATCGACAAGGACGACGAGACGGACTAAGTCGGAAGGCGATAGCAGACGAGCTGGCTGAACATCGACTCGATCTCCGAGCCTTTCAGCAGGCGCACTCCATCGTTCATCGGCGTGTCCGGGAGGTCGAGGATGATGGCAGGATCTTGTCCTTACTGAAGTGGTCCGGGACATCGGCTGTGTTGAGTACGTTGGAGCTAACTGTTCACAACCTCGGCTGTGTGCTGGAGGAGCTCGAGGATATGCTCCGGCGTATCGACTCTGGAGTGATCCCCAACCTGGATGAGGACCATGGCTAGAAAGAAAGTTGAAAAGACAGTCACCCCAGCCGAGATCTTGGCGGGGGCGATCAATAAGACCGGGGTGGCTGGGGTCGTCAGGGCAAGCTCCGATGCGGCAGGCGTCAAGGTTCTCTATCGGGTCGGGGAGAAGAGGACTTGGCTGGCGATCCTTGAGTATGTCCTGGCCCGCGCGGATGACTGGAGTGCCCATGTCTGCCAGCAGTACTTCATGCGAGGCGGGAAGCTGGTCTACGGATGGAACTTCATCCTCCAGTCCCACAAGCCGGAGGAGAGCGTTCGGCGGGTGGCGAAGCTGCTGATGGAAGGGCTGAAGGCAGCACCGAAGGTGCTTGCCCGCCGAGGATCGATCGATAGTTTCCCCCTCGTCGGCGCCAGCCCCCGCAGAACAGCCAGCAACCTCGTCTTCGACCCCAGGATGCCGGGCCCCGGCCGGGGCGGTCCCAGTCACAAGGGGGCCTACGGCATCCGTGAAGGAGGATAGTGATGCCCGCGAATCCGCATCAGATGTCTCCGTTTCGACACATGGGAGAGGGGGTCGATGGGGAGTTCTACGGGCCGGAGGAGAGCAGACGGCTTCAGGAGCGGATGGGGCAACCCACGATCAGCATCGATGACCTCACCCCTGGCGAGAGAGAAGTCGTCAAGGAGAAGATGCAGGCCATCGACAGGCTGTTCGGAGGGAAGCAGCTCACGGCCAGGTTCAAGGTCGAGGTCCAGTTCGGGAAGGGGCGGTCTACCTGGAAGCCCTTCCCAGGCGTGATGTCGGTCTACCTCAGCGGTTCCAAGCTGCATGGCGGAGGAGACGACAAGCTCTACCTCTGCCCAGAACCCACCTGCGGGGGAATCATCTACCCGCACGAGCGGGCCGGGACTCAGCTCATGTGCCGCGCTTGCGACAAGATGTGGGGCCAGGACGACGTGGTGGGGGAGCTGTTCTTCTTCCTAGCTCCCCCCAAGTGGGCGGCAGTGATCCATAGGATGTTTGTGAGGCTCGAGCATCACGCGGACATCTACGTCAAGTACCACCCGACTGACATCCGGTACCAGACGTCAATGGAGGCGGCTAGAGCACGGGGTGGAGAAGAGATCAACAAGGCACGGGCGAACCGCGGTCTTCACATCTACCCGCTCAAGAACATCATCAAGGACACGAGCAATGGAGCCCAGCTCTACGATCGTTTCCTGACCTTCATCCGGGCGTAGGACGATGACGAAACCACTGGCACTACTTGAGATGCCCCTTCATACCAGGACAGGGGAGACGATCCGTGAATGGGTAGCCATCCAAACCGCGACTCAAGCCCGGGGACAGAAAGCGACTCAAGTGATCTTCCTACGAGAGCCCACCCTGGATGAGAGGGATTGCGTGGAGGCGTGCCTCGTGGGAAACACCCGAGGCGGCTACCTTCTTCAGGAGCGGTTGGACAAGGCATGGCGGTACGATGGGCTCTGCAAGTAGGCTAAAGAAACGTGGGGGCCGGTCAGCACAACACGGTACTGGCCTTCCCACGGCCTCCTCAGCAGGGACTTCAACCCTACACCTTCCGGCGGAGATCTCTTCAGCCAGTGGGCGGCCGGACGACCTCGTTAGTCGATGGGAGACAAGGACCTTATACCGCGATGACAACACCTTTTCAGCAGATTCTGATCAAGCGAAGTCAGCTCCTTCACCACCAGGCCATCTGGCAAGAAGTGGTTGATCATCTACGACGATTCATCGATACTGATGCCGCGCCTGCGAAGCAGGGCATCAGGACTGAGGGCGGCGGGATGGTGGTTCCCCAATCCGCGATTGGGGAAGTCGTGGGGGAGATCGAACAAGGGCCGATAACCAAGATCCAGGACGAGATTTCCCGGATCGACAACAGCGAGGTGGCTGACAATGTCCGACCGAAAGACGAAAGCCGCAAGGAAGGGAAAGCCAAAGGCCGAAAAATCAGCGGGCTCCCGTCCAGCCGTGGCGGATCGAAAAAGGCAGCGGGTAACTCTCGCACAACTTGACAACGTCTTCGCCCACTTCATGGGCGTGATGAAGGAGTTGGATCAGAGAACTGGGGCCACGGTCAAACAGATGTGGTCGAATGAGCAGGAGCTCAAGACCGGTCTGGACTCCTCCGAGTTCAATCTCCGGGCGCACCAGAAGGTGCTCAACGCTCTGGCGCTCGAGGTGGAAGAGATTCGGAAGTCCCTGGACAAGATCGCGGTTCTGCCGGAACCCACCATCAAGATGACAGATGTTGTCCTGCCCCCAGCCGATCCCAGCACCACGGGCAGTGTTGTTCGCCGCCTGGACTGGGCGTACTATCATGGCGAGGTTGAGAAGGACCTCGCGGTGCTAGCTCAGTTGAATGCCGAGAAACGTCAGAAGGAAGAGGCAGAGCAGAAGAGGATGAAGGCGCTGGAGGAGCAGCTCAAGAAGGTTGCCGAGAAAGCCAAGGCCGATGGGAACGACCCAGCGGAGGTGGAGGCGGCAGCCAAGGAGCTTCTCGAACGCACCCAGCGTCTCGCCACGGAGCTCGGGAAAGCGGCGCGGGGCGAGCCCTACGACAAAGCGGTGATCGAAGACGCCGAGAAGTTCATCGCCGAGGTCGAAGCTAAGGAAGGGTCCCCCGAGGGAACCCCACCGCCGCAGCTCCCGGAAGGAGCTGCGGTCTTCGGAGAGTAGAATGGCCAAGATCATTACCAGCAAGACCAAACGCCAGCAGATCGTGGTGAAGAAGACGGGGCACCCGGGAGCGTTCCGAAAGGTTCGTTGCCCCAAGTGCAAGCTGGGCTACGCGGTCGAGAGCAACACGGAGAAGGGGAAGTACGCCTGCTCTCGCTGCGGCAAGGTCTTCATCCAAGCCCAGCTATAGGGACTCGTTCACGCACTCAGCCGGTGTCTTGTCGTCCCGGAAGCGTTCGACTCGTGGGTGAGAGAGGGCATTGGACTTCTCTCCCTCTGATCGGTAGGATCTCGTCTCGTACTTGATCTCCGCTACCATCGGGTAGAGGGCGGGATTGGTCAGCCTCTCCCGGTCCTCATCACTCATCCCGCTCCCAACTTCGCAGATGTAGACCTCGCCCCCGGAGGAATCGAGCTGGTAGAGACTGAGGGTGCCGACCCGTTTGCTGTTCTTCCCCGAACCCCAGCTTCCCAATGGATGCTTCTTGGAGCCTTTCTCAGGGTCCCAGTAGCAGATGAAGTCGTCTTCCTCCCACGGCTTCAGCTTGAAGCAGCACGCCGGCCGGTCTGGCTTGCCGTGGAAGCCGTAGGAGTAGTCCCCCATGATGGCCGACTTCTGATAGCAGACCCAACCCTCGTACCCGTGCTCCTCCGCTTCTGCCAGAGCTTCTGGCGCGGTGCCCTCGAAGCTCTGGAGGGTGTAGAGGAACTGGATCTTCGACCAGGGTTTGTACTCATCTCGCCACCCCATGAAACGGTCGTGGAAGGTGTTCTCGATCAGTTCCGCCTGCTGCCCACAGGTGTTCCTCTTCTCCAAGTCTATGCCTTTCCAGACAGGGATCCTGAAGAGGTAGAACTTCATGGGGCCGTGCTCGTCCTGGAGCTCGAGCGCCCGACCAGGAAGAGAACGCATGACGCTTTGGACCTTCAACAGGTCGGGTTTCGCGTTGCCCTCCCCCAAGAATGCCTCGAAGAGGAGGATGCTGTCTGGGGGAAGACATATACCCAACGGACCTAAAGCCCGCTCGAGGTGAGGGAAGTGGGCAGTCATTCTGTCCATCCGGCGGCTGTAGAAATCCACCATCCCATCGTTCTTGACATGGACGGGGACCATCATGCCGTTCATCTTCCTGGTGAAGAGAAGATCATTGGCGTCCTCCAAAGCCTGGATGCGGGCCTGCGTCATGCTGTTGCGTGGCTTGGAGAAGCAAAGGTTCTTGGGCAGCCAGTAGCGATGATCGAGTGAGGGAGTCTCCACCGGCCCACCAATGAGCGGTCGGCCGTCCAAGCCAACTTCGACGTACCCTTCCTCCAGCTTCTTTCTGATCGACCGTTCGTGCATGAAGACAGCGTTCTCCGCTGCGTTCATGAATGCCTTGGTGCCTGCTTTCCCCTTCGGTCCAGGTCGGTCCTCCGTCCGACCGTGTTCTTTGTGCTTGCCGTCTACGATAGCGCCCCATGCTGTGGCCACGATCTCTGGGGCTTGTCCTGGCGGAGCTTTGAACCCGATCTGCCAGTACCGTTCCCCGGTTCGTCCGTGGGATTGTCGAAACTCTTGCATGACTCCTCCTGTTAGCTACGTGTCTCTCGATGCTCTTCTTATACCTGTCTTGACGCACAATCTACACCGCCCTACGATGGGGGCATGGCTGATTACAACATGAGGATTGAACTAGATCTCCCACGCGGGCTGGATCAAAGCTCGAAGGTCGAAGTTGCCGAAGCGATGGATGCCGAGCTGGGCCGCTTCCAGCAGTGGTTCATGGGTCAGGGAAACGAAGCCCTGATGAAGATGGAGCGATCGATCCTGAAGACCTATCTGGCTTGGAAGCTGCTCCATGATCGAGAAGCTGAATGCGCTCCGGCCACCAGTCCCTGAAGGACGATGAGCTCGCGGAACGTCTGAAAGAAGAGAAGCGTCTCCTGCGGATGGGGAATGCCAAGGAGCGCATCATCGCCCGCAGGATTATCCGGGAGTTGGAGGTGGAGCAGGCGCGGCGGTATGAGCTCAAGTGGGGTCTGAGGTAAAGCGGATCGCCCGGAGCTCTCCACCCGGTCCTTACTCGCCCGGAGGCGGCACACCGGGTGACGGTGATCCTTGTGGTAGTGGCCTTTCCACCACACTACTCTTATCCCACCGACTCGTTGCGATTTTCAGGCCACCGAGCTACGCTGACCAAGAGCAGGTCGAGGCCCCATGCCCATAAGTAGTCATCAAATCTCGGGTTTGATCGGTGGCCAGCAGGCCATGTTCGGGAACTTCGCTAGCTACTCCCAGCAGATTACGCCGGGGGGAGCGCAGGGCCCGACTCCGACGTACTCCAACCCCATGGCTGGAGCAGGGTACGGTGGTACCAATCCTGTGGAAGGCGGGGCGGACGAGATGGGGGTCAGGGGTCTGAGTGCCATGGGTAACATCGGCCTCCCAGCTTTGGGTACGGCCGCCATGATCGGTGGTTCTTTCCTTCCTGGTGTCGGACGCATGATCGGTGGGCTTGATCCTCTCTCCCAGGGCCTGGGTGGATTTGCTCGTGGAGCTGGCCTTCGTTCTGGTGGCATGGGGGTAATGGGGAACTTGGGTCGTATCGCCCAGGGTGGGATTGGATCGATCGCACGGGCAGGGATTGGCGGCGTGGCTGGCGGTCTGATGGCTGCCGCGGCTCCGATGGCGATCGGCGCGGGTCTTCAGTACGGCGTCGGTCAGATGGTCCAGGGCGCCCAGTACCAAGGTCAGGTCCAGAACTTCCTTGGCAGTCAGTTCCGCTTCACGAACCCCCAGTCCGAGAGTGGTTTCGGGTTCAGCCGAGAGCAGTCTGGGGGAATCGCGGACATGATGCGGACGATGGGGCATCAGGACATGATGTCCAGCCCCCAGGAGCTCCTCCGCGTGGCCAAGGCTGGGACTGGGATGGGGATGTTCCGGGCGGTCCAGGATGTGAAGGAGTTCAAGACTCGCTTCCAGGACATGGTGAAGTCTCTGAAAGAGATCTCTACCACGATGAACACCACCCTGGAAGGTGCCCTTCCCTTCTTCCAGCAGGCTCGTCAGATGGGCTTCTGGACACCCCAGGACATCGTGAAGAGTGCCCAGATGGCCCGGCAGACCGCCGGAGCCACCGGCATGAGCGTGGCCCAGACGCAGCAGATGATGGCCCAGGGAGCGGGCATGGCTCGTCAGGTCGGGGCTGAGGGTTGGACTGGGGCAGCCGGAATGGCCAAGACGATGCAGTTCGTGGGGGGAGCAGTCAGGGGTGGGGCCGTTTCTGAGCAGCAGATGTCGGAGGCCACAGGAGGTCTTCAGGGCTCCGAGGCCATTCAGTCAATGGCTGGAACTCTTCAGGCCGCTACAACCCGTTTCGCGGCCAGTGGGACTGCCAGATGGCTCCTGGCTGGCTTGGGGAGGGACAAGTTCAGCCGACTCGACACGGGCGCTCTTCAGCGGTTCACTCAAGGTGGCATGAGATTGGGAGAGATTGGAGGTCAGGCTCGAGGGAACATCGGCAAGCAGGGTGCGTTCAACTTCGTGATGAATGAGCAGAACCTCCGAGGCGAGCTCATCAAGCAGGGACCGGAGGCCCAGCTCGGTCTCATCCGCACTCTTGTCGGGCCAAGCATGTACGGGGAGGGGGCCAGAGATCAGTATGTCACTCGCCGGTTGATGAGCCGGTACTTCGGCACCTCCGCTCGCCAGTCCGACATGCTGGCTGAGATGGCGCGGGAAGCACCCAGGATCATGCAGGAGAACGAGGCGCGTGGAGCGTCCTCCCTTGATCAGGAGATGCGAAACCGCGATGAGGTGATGAACCGGTCGTGGGAGGGAGTGAAACGCCAGGCATCTAAGTGGTTTGATCAGAACGTCAAAGATCCCCTCCAGAAGTTCGGGGCGGAGATGTCCCGTGGCATCGCTCATTTCTATGAACACGCCACTGACAAGTTCTGGGGCGCTACTCCCATGCGTCATCGCGTCCGTGGAATTGGTGGATCGGAGATGCGGGCGCTTCAGCAGGGAGCAATGGGGGACACGACCCAGATGGAGGTCATGTTCGGGCGACCAGGCCAGTATGAGAAGCAATACGGGGCGATGGGGTCTGGTCTCGGTTTGGTCGGGCAGGGTGCGACCAGATCATTCCAGGGTATGGGGGCTTTAGCAGGCGCCCAGAATATGCTGTCGAACGCGCTGCCAGGTATGTTTGGGGGTGGAGAGTTCACCAATCGGAGGATTGAGACACTTCGAAAGATGGGGGTTGGGGAGTACGCTTTCAATACGGCGGAGGAACGAGAACGAGCGAATCGGGAGCAGGGATTGGTGTCGGGGGCGGAGCGCGGTGGCGCCATGAAATTCACCCGTCGTGGCGGTGCCATGGGATTCCTTTTCGGAGGCGGAACGACAGAGGAGCAGAACCGTTTCAGATCCATGTCCAAGGCGGACATCGAGCAAGCCGAGCAAGGCGCTTTTGCCGCGGCTTCTGGCAAGTTTGGGGAGCGTGGAGCCAAGGCTCTGGGGTTCTCGAGTATGGAGACTGGAGCCAAAGCGATCAAAGCTGCCCAAGAGGAGATGAATGACAACACCTACCAGATGGCCGCCGCACGTCTTGCCCACACGACGGGTTTGCAGGGCCGAGATCTCGCGAATGCGATGGTGCGGGAGATTCAGCAAGGGCGTGTTGGAGGAGCCAACCTGCGTGCTCTCGTTTCTGGTACGAAAGATCGGCAACAGCAGGCGAATCGCCTTATGGCAGCCCAGACGGGCGAGCAACGTGGCCGTTTCGGGGCGATGGACGTCACTGGGGAATTGGAAGGTCTAGGGGTCACTGGGCTCATGGCTGGGATTGAGGGGGCCGAGAAGATACTGGGCCAACGTATGGAGGGGGCCGAGAAGGCGCTGGCTGAAGGTATGACTGAACGTGGTCGGATGGTGCAGGGTATGGGCATCCGAGGGGCGGGAACGATGGTCGAGGTAGGTGGTCGTCATGTGAGTCCAGACACGATCAGGAAGTTGCAGGGGAAGAAGGAGTTTCAAGATCTGGCTCGGTGGACCAACTATGAGCCGAAAACGCCGGAGGAGAAGGCTAAGAAGGAGAAGGCGATTTCTGATCTGAGCACCAAGCTCATGACCATGTCCGACAAGGACTTGTCCAAAGAAGAGCGGGAGGTCGTATCTCGCCTGACCGATCCAAAAGATCCCAAGTACAAGGAGTCTCAAGGACTACTGGCTGCGTTGGGAGGGGTGCACCAAGACAAGTCGCGTCTAGCTTTCACGGAGACGCTGACCAGGCGTCGCGAACGCATGATCGAGAGCATGGGAGATCAGAAGGAAGCTGTTCTCACGGCCTTCGATGCAGTCAAGGGAGGGGGCGGACGATCGGTTGGTCAAATCGTGCGGGAGCTGGTGGATGACACGGGAGCGCATCCAGAAGTCGTGATGAATCGGGTGAAGGAGCTCGTCCAGGCTTCCGGTCAGGCGGACCCCGAGAAGATGGCAGAGGTCGCCCAGATCATCAAGAACGTCCCCGGCGCGGAGATGCTCTCGACCGCAGTTCAGGGCGGTATGATGGCTACGGCTTTGACCAAACGCGGACGGGGCGGCCTCATTGATGATCCCAAGAGGGCCATGGGCGCCTTCCACGCCTTGACGGGTATCAAGATCTCACGAGAGACGATGAAGGCCCTGACGGGTTCGGATGCTGCAGCGGCTGACGCGGCGCGGAAGAAGATTCTGGATCCCATGTCGGACCCTGTCGCCAAACAGAACGCCGATGAGATCATGGGGGCAATCCGGGATAAGAACCCGCAGAAGCTATTGGAGCTCATGCAATCCCGGGTCGTCGCGAGATCGCTGGGTCAACTTGGAGATCCCAAGAACAACATCCTCTACGATTCCGTGAACAAGTTGCGGAACAACGCCGGCGACACAGCCGGCCAGGCTATTGGAAGTCCGAAGGGTCAGCACCTGACCCTCCTACGGATGCTTGAGCAGCTCACGATGATTAACAACAACAATAAGATCGATGTTGTTGATAATCCGAAGGAGAAGCCGCCATCATGAACTGCCGGACAGAAGTCAGCAGGCGTTACCCCCTAGCCAACGGCAAGGTGGTGACGGTCACCCTTCGTACCTCGATCACGGTCGAAGACCCGTACCTAGTGCTGGCTCGAGCCAAGGGACTCTCCCTTCGGTCTGGTGAGACGATCAATGTGACCAAGACTCCCAGGGCGATCAAAGACTACCTTATCAAGACGAACATCTCGATCTAGGAGTTGCGGTGGCCACCTTCATCGAAATCAGAACCGACAAGTTCGCGGACAACCTCGACAAGTTGTCCACCACCAAGAAGTCCGAGCTCTACGCTGGGGTGCGCCGGCCAACTCGGGGGTTTGAGATCAAGGACGATACCTACGCCATCATCAAGGTGTTGAAGGCCAATGGAGAGGCAATCCCGCTCACGGACGCTGGTGGATCGAAGTCCGGGACTTCCGGGACGAAGACCGGGGCGGGATCGAAGACGCTTACTTCTGGCAATCGTTCCTCCGCTCTTGCCAGCTCGACCAACTACTCCAACTTCTTCATCCAGCGGGTGGACGAAAGCCGGCAGGAGAAGAGTCAGATCTTGGAGACCTTCGGCGACACCTACATCTTCTTCTTTGGTGAGCGGCCACGGCTCCTGAACGTCTCCGGCCTTCTGATGAACACCCTTGATTTCAACTGGCGGACAGAGTTCTGGTACAACTACGAGAACGTCCTTCGGGGAACCAAGCTAGTCGAACAGAACGCTCGGATGTACCTCTACTTCGATGACATCGTGGTGGAGGGATACATGCTGGGGGCGAGTGCGCGGGATGACGCGGACATGCCCTACCACATCCCATTCTCCTTCCAGCTCTTTGTGACCAGCCACATGTACCTGAGCACGGTTGGGGATGATGCCTACCCAGTCACTCATGCGGTCAGCATCCCCTCCATGCCGAACCTGACCGAGGTCTACGACTCCTCCGAGTTGAGCGCCTACGCCTCGGCCGCGGCCGAGTACACCAGCACGACCGAGGCGGTACGGAACGCGGCAGAGTCTTCGGCCAATGCTCAGAACACCTCGTCAGTCGCCGAGGGGGTCTCCAAGGGGATCGCATCTGGTACGAGCATGTTCGCCGCCGCTCTCACGATGGGGTTGCAGGCTCAGAACCTCACGTTCCTGAGCCTGGTGAACACGTACTTCCAGAACCGGAAGATGCGTTTTCCCAAGGGCATCGCTGGTGCTGACTCCTACGCCAACCCACCCGAGTCAGTCGTGGTCCCGAAGCCACAGAGGACGCTGGCCCTGAGGAGTAAGATCAGGGACAACGTGGATGAGTACCTGACGGGAAACGACAAGGCCGCGAACATCGATGAGGACTACGATGCGGCGAGGGCGCTCGAGCAGGAGTTTTCAGATCCCTACGAGCTGGAGAAGCAGGCCCTCATGGACCTGGAGGAGATGGGGCTTGATCCGGTTCAGCATCCTGGAGGCAGCCCCTTTGACTCGGAGAACACGATGTCCGTAAGCCAAGGCAGCACGGACATCAGCGGGTACTAGATGACGATTGGTCACCAGCTAGGATTGCGGCTTTTCCTGGAGGGCGTCGAGTGCCCTGTCATCGGAGTCTCGATCAGCATCGCGCAGGACACGCCGGTGGCCGCGTCCATCCAGGTCGTGGCCACTGACAAGGTCTTGGAGCTCCTACCTCGGACGCTCGTGCACCTCTTCTTCTACGACTTCGTGGATGCCGCCTATCCTTTGAGTTCGACCACGACCTACTCAAGTGCCCAGGAGGAGTTCAACGCCAAGTACAAGCTCCTCTTCATGGGCGAGGTCCAAGGGATCGCTTTCCAGAAGGACACTGGATCAAGAGCGGCTGTGCTCCAGTGCGTAGACCTCTCGAACTACTGGGACACGACCTACCAGTACAACTTTGGGGGAGAGCTGCTGGGCGGCAGACAGCAGGCGGCCTTCATTGGCGCCAACACGACCATGTTCAATTCCCCGCTGGGGCATGGCGTGGGCACGTTCGCAATGTTGGCCAACAGCAAGTCTGTCAACTTCCCAGAGCTCAAGGGTCTCCTCGCCGGCGTGGTTCGATGCCTTGAGGCCATCGGGGGTTGCTACTACGGAGAGACTACGTTCAAGGGGGCCAGCCTCTTCACCTCCATCGCCGAGCTGCGGCTGAAGATCTTGCAGCAGATCGTGGCGGCAGAGAAGGACTCCAGCACAGCCAAGCTCTTCGCCCGCAAGACCTTCAACATGTGGATGAACCGGCAGATGGGGTCACTGGGCAAGCTGGTGACGTTCCGCGGTGTAGTTCAGATCATGCAGCAGTTCGTCTTCCACACCATCTTCCCTTGCCCGGTGGCCAAGTACCAGGAAGCCGAGGTTGGGATCAAGAAGACCAAGACTTGGGCCACAGATCTGGCAAAAGACCCGAGCTGCCAAGACTTCGTGAAGAAGATCAAGGAGCTTCGCGCGCTCCTCATGTCCGCGAAGAACAATCTGACCAACTACCCAGCTTCGGTGAGTGATGCTCAACAACAGCAACCGTCTTCGCTCAAGGAGACGGTCAAGGGTTTGAAGGATTTGGGGAGGTACATCACGACAGGGAAGCTCCCCAAGCAGACGACAGCCAAGACCATCTCGAGCTCAGCTACGGCCACCGCATTGCGTAATGATCTGGACAAGGCCCTCACGATCGTTCAAGGTTTGAATTCGGGTGGTGTGCCAAAAGTGGCTGGGCTCTCCTCCACCTACAAGTCCGTCTCCTCGAACTTCATCGCTGGCTCCAATGTCATCAGTCGAGGAAGAGACTCCGCCGCGCTGGGAGACATGGCCAAGCGGACTGCAACTGGAGTCTACCTCGATGGTGCTATCGCAGGCTGTGACATCATCCTGGGCACAAGGATCAAACACCAGCGTGATTACACGCTAGATAAGCTCGAGCGGGTGAACAATCAGATCTTGCGCCCGGACATCTGGTTCGTCCCTGCCCCCAGGTGTAACGTCCTCTTCCCCGAGCTGTACCAGAGCTTTCAGTGGAGCCGGAACTTCCTCCGCGAAGTCTCCCGGATGGAGCTCCAGACCACGAATGAGATCTTGGGGGACGATGCCCTCTTCAACGGTAGGTACTACGCCCCCAACGTCAAGGACATGCGGTCGGGGCTGAAGTTGAGCAACCGGCGTTTCAGTCAGTTGATCTTGAACCATGAGCTTCTGACCGGGATCATCCCGATGTACGAGAAGCTCTCGGAGGCCAACCTCTTCGCCATGAAGAGCAGCAAGGTTTCCTACAAGGGGGCGAAGGTCAGCTACGCTCAGAGGTCAGTCAACCACCAGTACTTCAAGCATCGCTTCTCCAGCCGGCAGATGTCCGCTGAGGGGCGCTTCAATCCTTGGTTCGTGCCAGGCTTCCCTGCGGTACTCATCGATCGTCCGTTGACGGCTGATGATCTCGCCCTCACCAACCAACCGGTGGAGACACAGCAGGAAGAGCTGAAGAAAAAGGGCAAGAGCATCGCTGCCAGCAGCGGTAGTGAAGTGACACGATCGGACCTCCTTCGCCTGATCGTTCCTACCCAGTACTTTGGATGCTGCACACAGATCACGCATACGCTCAACCAGCAGGGCGGCAACACCCAGTACGCTTTTGAACAGGCTCGCATCCATCGAGAGGACACCGAGTTCCTGGGTGTGGACAAGGCCGTCGTCAGTCGGAAAGTGGGGTCGCGCAGCGCGAAGAGAAAGACGGTGGGGGCCGTGTCTTCCGATTCTCTACCGAAGGTGGGCGGGCGAGGGCCGATGGGAGGGAAGATCACCTCCTCTAAGGACGTTTCCAAGTCATACGCTGGCCGGCATATCAAGCTGCTCTACGGAACGGGAAAGGTGATTGTCGGAAATCCGGTTCCTGGCACCTCGAAACGTCTGGATATGGGCACTCAGAGTACCTTCCAGCTCGCTTACGGGCCGTACACTTCTGGTCCATTGCATCAGACAACGTCCGTCTATATGGCCTACGAGGTCTTGGAGGAATACACTCGGCGGGAGAAGGCAAACGTAGATGTCCCGATCGAGTACGCCATCCAACCCCCATGGATCTGGGACGGCTGGATGAACCTCAAGATCGGGGAGACTTACCAGCAGTTCTTCGGCATCGATTCGATCACGGATATTGAAGCTATCGGGACCGCAGATCAGTTGACCTCTCTCTTGGAGGTGCAAGAGGGAATCTCTCAAGGAACCATGACTGTGGAGACTGAGAGTCTTGACGAGTATCTGGATCGAACCTCGGATGAGATCCAGGTGGAGGGGGAGCAGAAGAGCGGCTCGTTCATCGGGGCCAATACGGCACTTGCCAATACCACTGACTCGGAGCATGAAGACGATTCAGCATCCCAAGCGCAGAAGAAGATCTGGGCCGCAGCTTTGGTGACAGTGGAGAAGGAACGGACGATCGAAGCCTCAGTGGACTACCTCGTCAGGATCTACAGCTACCTCAAGCACTACGGTCTGGACGTGGGGGAGTTCATCAGAAACTACACCTGGCGGCCGGTAGCTACTATGGCTCAGATCTTGGGCTCCACCGACTTCACGGTCACGGAAGATCCAGCCGGTTCGGGGAACTACACGACGACCGGAACCGAGGGTTTCCACAGTCGAGCCTTTGGGGACGTGGCCGACCTGTTCGGGCTAGTGGATGCGAAGGTGAAGAAGGTGCTCGGTCTCAGCAAGGACAAGTCTCAGGCCACGGCCAAGAAACTGGATGTCCGGCAACGTCGGCGACAGGCTGTGTGGGCCTACGTCTCTGAGATCACAGATTACAAGGCGTTGCTTGGGTAGCCCTCTCGGAGGTAGACTCATGCCCATGGATCGTCTCACTGGGCTCTTTGACGAGCTCGAGAAAATCGCTGTTTCCGTGCGGATGTCTTCCTTCATGCAGTCCCGTGCTGGGCGGAGACCAATCCGGGCCCAGAACCTCATCGCTCGGAACGCCAACAAGACCCCGCCGGACGAAAAGACGCCGGTGACCGAGGGTGAGCTGGAGGGGGTCAAGGACTACGAAGTCGAGGGTGGGCCGGGCATGGTCGAGTCTCCGGGAGAAGGAAAAGGCTGATGTGGGACGCCTTTTGGGATGAAATCACGAAGATAGCCGCACTGGGCGGAGACCTACGGATGAAGACCCCAGGCGTCAAACTCATGAACCCCCCCACGGAGGACAGCAAGGGGTTCGCCTTCAAGCAGCTTAACAACTCGATGAAGCCCGGCAAGTTCCTGAACAAGACCGAGCCGAAGCATCTCACCGGGCTTGGGCCCTCGATCAAACAACACGCCACGCTCCCCAGGTAGCGCATGAATCCCCTGGACGAGTTCCTCACGCTGGTAGATGGTCTTCAGAAACAGGCCGCCGATGATCTGCGGTCGAAGCAGCAGAAAGAACATGAGATGTGGCAGACCTGGAAGGACGGGGGGATGCAGCCGCATCAGCTCAAGCCTTTGATCCAGTCCTTCAAGCCACTCATCAGCCACCAGGCAAACATCTGGGCTGGGAGGGTGCGAGACGTTCCTCCCGCTGCTATCCGAGCTGAGTTCACCAACCAGTGCGTGAAGGCGCTCCAGACCTACAATCCCGAGCGGGGAGCGGGGCTGGGAACACACATCAGGCATCAGCTCAAGAAGGCCCCGCGGTTCATCACGACTTATCAGAACCCCGCCAGGATTCCGGAGAATAGGGTCTATCGCATCCAGGAATTCAAGGACGCAACCCAGGTCTTGGATGAGCAATTTGGGCGGCCACCTACCCAGCTCGAGCTTGCCGACCATCTCAAGTGGAGCCCTCGGCAAGTAGATGTACTCCAGCGGGAGATTCGTCAGGCCAGGCCCTTCAGCCAGTTTGAACACGACCCGGCCTCATTCTCCCCGTCCAGGCATCAGGAAATCATCCGGCTACTCCCCTACGATCTCAACCCGGAAGAGCGGCAAGTGTTCGAGTACATCCATGGGATCGGGGGAAAGCCCAAGCTGGAACCTGGTCAGATTGCCAGGACTCTGGGGATGAGCGCACCGAAAGTTTCTCGCTTGAAGAAAGCCATCGCAGAGAAGTACGATCAGTACACGAAGTGAGCCATGGCCGACTCAACTGACGCGACAACCACAGCTCGTGATGCCCGACTGGACGCCTTGAAAGAGGCGGTTGAGGAATGGGCGGACAAGGAGATCGCGAGACTTGAGGATGAGGCTGAGTTCCTCAAGTCCATCTTGAAAGGCCGGACCGGCGCCGGCAGGCTGACCGACCAGAATGTGTCGGATGCCAGCACGCTGGTCGTAGACGAGATCGACCAGTTTTTGACTGGTTAGTGGAGGACCAGATGACCGATGAGATTCCGAAGGTCGAACCGATCGAGGAGGCCCCCAAGCCGCACATCGTCCAGCTCGATCAGGTGACGCTGATGAGGTTCGAGCTCATGTCGGTGAAGAAGAAGCTCAACATGGCTAGGCGGCAGAATCTGGAGTTGTCTCTCCTAGATCTGCGGAGGGAGGAGAGGCAGTTAGAGGCGGAGGAGGGAAAGATTTTGGAGGAGGTGTTCAAGAAGCTGGGGGTGGTAGGCGATCGTAACCTACGCCTCGTAGACCCCGCGAAAGGGCTGTGTGTGATAGAGGACGCCACGAAGTCGGGATAGGTCTTCCCAGGACTGCGTATCGTCTCTTACACTTGTGGAAATGGAATGGCCGTCACTGTCAGAAAACGAGATCCTTTTGCGGAGAAGGTGCGCGAGGGAGTTGCCCTTCTAGGGATTTATGACGGGTCGAACCAGGATTTCACAACGCCAGAGCCATTTGTGCAGGGCACGAACATGAACATCAAGGTCTACCGGAACGGTCAGCGGTTGCACTTTGGTGTTTCGAATGACTACGTGGTATCGGAGAGTGGCGGACCGGGAACAGGGTACGATACCATAGTGGTGGCCATACCGCCCAGAGATCATGAGAAGCTGATCGCGGATTACCACACCCCGTAGGAGAAAGAAATGGGACGTACTTTCATTCGTCAGGATGCACAGATCGCACCGTCCAATACATACGACGATACGATCGCCCCGACCCTCGCCGCGTACGAGACCAATCCGGCAAACGTCGAGGACAACCTCAACCATTTGCGGTCTCAGATCCAGAACTTCCTGAACCGCAACGGGGCCAGCTTCCCCTCGGGCAACTGGTACAGCGATCTGACCCAGCCGACCGCACTCGAGAACGGCACCATCCGAGGCATCGACGCGACCAACGCCGCGCTGCACGCGATCGAGAAGAAGCGTGTTCTGCGTGACGTCTTCCGTGTCGGCATCGACGTCAGTGTGACCGCCGCGCAGAACTGGGAGATTCTGGCTCTCGGTGAGCTGCCTTCTAACACCACGGCAGCCGTTGGTGCAGTCACGACCAAGGGTACGGTCGTCGCTCACCACGCGGGCACGTTCGGCACGCACTCCCTGGACGAAGTCGCTGGCCCACACGCCCTGAACCCGAAGAACCTGCTCACCATCGTGGACGCCGCCACTGGCGATCCTGTCCTCTCGGACGGTCGTCAAGTCTGGGGTCTCATCCAGTCGGAAACCGCAACCGATGGACACACGATGACGGGGACCACCCCGGTCAGGGCGCAGATCTCGTTCGTCCGGCCCAACGCCACGTTCGACGATCTCGAGGCTTGCCCGGTCGCCGACATCGCGGGCAAGACCATCAACTACGCCACACGCGAGCGTGTGTCTCTCGATGCCCTGACCGAGGCCGACTTCCTCAAGGGCGCGGTCACGGACATCGGTGGTGGCGCGGTCACCCCGACCCGACAGGTGGCCTACGACAACCAGGGCACGACGCCGGTCGATGTCACGACCAGCTCGTACCTCGACCTGGAGGGCGCGGGGCTGGTGTGGCAGATCCGAGACGACCTGGAGGCCGTGCTCTTCCAGATCATCGAGGGTTCGGCTGGCGGCACCAGCAAGGTCGCGGTCGAGGACGACGTCGATCAGTTCGATGTCGATGCGGTCGAGTCCGACTTCCTCAACGGCGTCAAGATCGACACTGGCGCGGCGGGCACCACCATCCAGATCGGTGTCACCGCCAACCAAATCGACAGTGGCGGCGCTCTCACCGTGGCCACTGGCGCCACCGGAGACCTGAAGCTCGACTCCGTGGGCGGGGAGATCCTCTTCGACGACGTGAACCGAACGGGCTCCACCTGGACGGCCACGTCGGTCAAGCTCTCCGATACCACCGCCGAGTGGGACAACTACGAGACGGAGTTCGGCGAGGTCTCGCTCATGAACGCCCTCGTGCAGGCCAGCCACAAGGCCGCGCGGGTCAAGGCGTACGCCGCCCTCACGGCCGACGTCGCGGCCGACACCAACGTCACTGGCGCTGGTGGAAGCCCCAACCTCGACGCCCAGCTCCCGGACTACTCGGGGGTCGGCACGTTCGTGGACGACGTGGACGTGTACCTCAACGGCGAGCTGCTCCGCAACGGGGCGAATGCTGCCGCCAACCACGACGTGTACCCGGGCACCACGCCCGCCAACGGCGATCTCATGTTCGAGTTCGGGCTCAAGGGCACCGGTTCCAAGCCCGACCAGCTCTGCATGATCGTCTGGGGTAGCTAGTACAACCCGCGCCCCGCAGGACCTGGTTGACGCTGGGTCCTGCGGGTAATCCTCTGAGGTAGGGCCGATGAACCTCGATAAGGCACAGCTCAAGATCGCAGTCGCGAACAACCTCGGGGCGGACATGGAAGACCGTCTCGGTGGTGAACAGAAAGCGGCGAGCGAGCTGGCAGGTGCAGCACAAGCCCTGCGGCAGGCGGCGAAGAAGGTTCCAGCAGACTTGATCGCCAAGTTGGAGGCAGACCAGGAGGGGGAGAAGGCAATCAAGGACGGTCTCGAGGCACATCTCGTGGTGCAGATCGTCAAGCAGTGGCTGACTCGGGCGGGCGACTACCTGGGGCACATGGCGGACGTGGAGCAGCAGAAGGCGGTCGCACAGGGTGGTCGCGCGGCAGGTCTTCAGGACGCCATGAAGATCGTGCAGAAGATGCGGGATGACGAGACGCAGAAGCTCCAGACCTTCATGGAGCTGGCGGCCAAGGGGGAGGAGGCAGTGCTGACGGCTCCCCGTACGGCAGGTGAGGCTGCACGGCTCGAGCATGGCAAGGCTGTAGATCGCAAGGCTGCCGAGGTCCCACCCGAACTTCCGGAAGCTCCTCCTGAGAAGCCCAAGAAGCGAGGGCGGAAGAGCCGTGCCTGATGCCGATCGATGGGACCGGCGTTCGTGGTGAGCGTGTCGATGAGATCTTTTTCATCGACAGCGCGGACGAGCCTGCCAACGAAGTAGGTACCGTCAGGTCCGTCAACGGCGAGTTCCACTTTCGGGACGCCCTCGGTCTGTTCAATCCCCGTACTGGTGGCTCAGGCATCACTGCGGAACAGCATCTTGTTCTGCGTCAGTTGATCCATTTCCTCGAGACCAATTCCCCTGGAGATGGCTTTGGTGCGGGACCTCTCTACTGCGAGACCAACTACACGGGGACCGTCTTTCCTACGGATGAAACCTGGTACGAGACCTCTGCCAAGCTCAAAAAGATCTGCCGGTGGGAGGGGACGTACAACGCCAACAAGACCTTCGCCACCGAGAAGTGGATCGTGTATCAGGTCGATGGAGTGAGTCCGGCTGCTGACGCTACGGACACTATCAGTTACACTGGGGTCATCGAAACCAGTCGAAGCAGAGCGATCGTGGTGTACTGATGGCTAAGAGCCCAGTTGTCATCCTGTACGATGCCAGTGGGAACCCAGTTTCTGTCGTCTCCGACAGTGGTGTCTATCGCCTCTCCATGCTCGGCAAGTTGCTGAGTGCGAGCGGAACACAGATCAATCCGGCGACTGAGGATGGGAACTTGGCTTCCATCAAGGCCAAGACAGACAACATCCCCAGTGATCCAGCAAAGGAGAGTGGGAAGCTCACTTCGCTGGAGACCATCCTGACCGCTATCAGGGACACGGCTGGTATCAAGAAGATCACGGACTCCCTCCCGGAGGGAGACAACGGTATCGGCCGAGTGAAAGTCTGGGATGGAACTTCTGTCGCGGATGTTCTGAGCTACGCTGCCATACGTCGATTGCGTGTAGAGGCCCAAGAGTTTGAACTAGCCACTTTCATAGCAACCGCGCAAGGCGTTGTGCTCGGCAACGGCAAGTCATTGCTGTCACTCGTCAACGCATCTGGCAGCACTGTGGTGGCCAGAGTGAGGGAAATCTGGCTGTCTAACGCCAGCACGACGGCGATCACCGGGGTCGTGGCCTTGTTTGAAGGTCGGCGGATCACAGGTCACTCCGGCGGTTCAGGGGTGACCCCACTTCCACATGACACTGCTGACTCCTTGAGCGGAAGTCTGAGTGCTCTGACTGGAGCGACAGTTGCCGGTGAAGCGGCATCGGGGTTGTTTGCGCGGCGAGTTTCTTCAGACGATTGGGGGCCGGGTACGTTGGACGTTGAAGGTATGGCGCAGGGATTGTTCACGATGGGTCCAGTGTGGCGTGTGGCACCTCCGCTGAAACCTATTGTGCTACGTGCAAACGAAGGACTCAGCTTCAAGTGTGCCACCAATACGACCGCTGGGTCATTTGATGTGACCTTTGTCTTCACACAGGAAACACCATGAAATGGTTCTCTTGGAGGAAGCGCATGCACGTCGAGGAACTTCTCAAGTCCGACAAGGACTCAGAGGGCAAACCGATCAATGTCGAGGATGCACAGGATCTGACGGTTCAAGTTGCGTCGAGCGACAACGCCAAGCCATTTTCTGGAACAGTGCTCATCGAGGGAACGCAGGACGATCCCGAGAAGCCTCTTCGGTGGTCAACAGTGGCCACGGTCAACAAAGCTGATCTGGTTCGTCTGTCGGGCTATTCCCTTCGGGCGATCAGAGCTGTGACGACTCTGATGGCAGCCGGAGAAGTGAATGTCACGGCTGCTTGGAGATAAAGCGTGAGTGTCCCAAAGACAGATGAGGGTGTGCCTCTCACCGCCCTCGACTCGCCCCGAGAGTACGATAAGAAGCCGGTAATGGTGAACAGCCCGGCTACCGAGGGCACGTTCACCTGGCTGTCCGCTCGGGGAGATAACCTGAACCCCACGCCTCCCAGTTCTGGTCGTGGAGAGGGCACGCAGTTCTTCCTCTCCTTCACGGAGCCCGACACCAAGGAGTGCGAAGCCCAATTCTGCGAACCGATCGAGTTGCATGACGGCCACATCTCCTGGAGACCTGCTGGAGACTGGGGATTTGAGGACTCGTGGAGCATCTCCGTTCGAATGCCTGCCACGGTTGCGACCGAGAACCTGACCAACACGGGCAACTGCAACCTCGTGCCCACCGGCTTGGGCTTCAATATCATCGTCCCGGCAGCGGGAGATGGGGCCTACGACGTCGATCTAGCACAGGCCGTCCCTATCCCAGATGGGTACAGCACCAAGTCGGGTGAGGGCGCTGGGTACTGGGATGTGGACGAGCATTGGACTGAGGCCATCACACCGAACGGTGCGGACAAGGGTGCTTGGAATTTGTACGATCTCGCCATCGAGATGTTCTTTTGCAAGAACATGGACTGTGGCTCGCCCCTCGGCGTCTGGGATCTCGACGCCTACAAGGCCGAGTGGATCAGCAAAAAGTGGAAGCTCTGCTTCAAGGTCACACGAGTCACGGCCGGGGCGGGTAAGATCGGCGGTTACCTTATGATCTTCAGACCAGGAGCGATGTGATGCGCCAACCGGAATTCAAGCTGCTCTTCTCCAAGGGGCGTGGGTTTGGATCTTGGTTCGTGGCCTGGTGGACAAAGTCGAAGTACCTCTCCCACACTGTAGGAAACTTCAAGATCTACAAAGCCGACGTGATCATGGAGTCTAGTGAGGGGGGTGTGGATTTTGCTCCTGCCAAGTACTTCATCAAGAACAACACGGTGCAGGCCATCGTTCGGCCTGTGACGGGTCCCCTGATCACAGAAGAAGGTCTGAGCAAGCATCTCTCCTGGCTGATCGAGAAATACGGGAACGAGGCTTATGACTGGATGGCCGCCGGTTCTGTGGGGATCATGACCAGGATGAAGTGGCTCTGGAAGCTCATCGGGAAGTGGCTCACCACGAAGTGGAACAAGAAGGCCGTCCACTGCACAGAACTGTGGGTGGACCTCCTACGTCATGCGGGCTACAAGGCCGTTGAGGGGCTGCAGTCTGAGTTGAGCAGCCCCCTCACCCTGCTACGAAGGCTCTCGCAGTCCTCCGAGTTCTTGGTTGAACAGATCAATCCGGACGTGCAGAAGGAAGTAGGACGTTCCGATGACTGACAAGCCCGTGAAGCGCAAGAAACTACAGACCTCAGACCTCTTCCAGAACGTGATGTCCAAGCTCGAGCGGATTGACGAACGGCTGGAGTCTATTGAGACACAGCAAACGCTGACCTTGGCAGCTTGGCAGCGGCAGGGGCGGCTCATCGAAGAGGTCAATACCCGATGCCTGGAGAAGCTGGGCCTGGGGTGCCCCCTAGAGGATAATGGGGATGAGGAGAGCGTGGATGGGGATGGCTCCAATCATGCAGGCTTGAAATCAGAGGAGTGAGTGATGGCCCCCGAAGACAGAAACACCACCCAGATCTTGATCCAGATAGCTGGGGATATCGGCAGGACGCGCGAGGCCACCGAGACGCTCAAAGATCAACAGTCTGTCATCACAGATGACATCAAGGATATCAAGGCGCAGCTTTCCCATACGGTGAAGACGCCTACCTGTGACGAACGTCATCGTCAGGTCTCTCGTAGCATGGAGATTGTCAAGGGAGAGATCATCCAGGAGATCAAGAGAAGCGGCAGTAGTCTCGGTCACCAGGCAATCACGACAGAGATGATGCGTTCTGCTTCGGCCCCTACTGTACAGGAGATGGAGACTGCCCTGGAGGAGAAGGCGGAGGCAAGGAAAGAGAAGAGACGCAAAGTTTTGATCGCTTGGTTGGCTATCATCTCTACAGTCTCTGGACTGTTCGTGGGCGGGGCAATCGGGGTCTACAAGTTCGCGGTGTTCGCCAACAAACTGGAGGCTATGGTCACCACGAGCAATCAGGAAGTTCGGTCAGAGATCAAGAACAGCAAGTTACGGAAGGTCGTGTACGTGAAAGACCCAACTCCGCCTGATGTGGATGAGCCCACACCGCCTCCTCTTCCCCCGAAGCCTGAGCCGGCACCGAAAAAGATGCCGGCGAAGAAGAGCAAGTAGGGTAGGATTGCTGCATGTCGGTCCCAGCCACAGTTGGGACAGCAGTCCCGATCGTAATGATCTTGGAGGATGGGAATACTGCTCAGTATCCCCAGGCCGAGATTTATGCTGCTGCTGGGATTACCCCGCTTGAGACTCTTAGCCTGGCTCACACAGCACGGGGACGTTACGAAGCCTCCTACACGCCGGCGGCGGTGGGGGTGTTCTCGGCTGTCTTCATCGTCTACTCGGATTCCGGACACTCGATCGAGAACATCACCTACACCCGCGAGATTGAGCAGATCTTCGTATCCCAAGCCGGGCTGGACGATCTGGCAGCCAAGCTCATCCGCATCCTCGGCCTGGTGCACGAGAACGCCTTCATTGACGACACTACCCACGACCCATTCGGTCAGCTCCTCACCGCGCGAGTCCGCATTTTCGACTCCAAGGCCAACGTAGAGGCAGCCACGGATGGCGGAAGCGAGACTACAGGGTTGATCGCGACGTACCAGATCGAGACAACGTACGAGAACGAATGTAGAATGGGGACGTACCGGGTGAAGAGAGTTGTATGAGCGTTGCATTGGCCACCAGGGGTATGATCAAATCCTGCTGCCAGCGGGACCAGGTCATCAGCTATGACCATCCCCAGACGCAGGCGGCCCTGGAAGTTCGACCTCGGATTCGAAGTGCCACCACTCCTGCCGCACCGACCCTGACCCCGCCGCTGACCCGGGCGATTCTGGAGCTGAAGCCCAGGACAGAAGACGCGGTCGCTCCTGCTCCTCCTTCCCCAGATCCTCGGCCTGAGTCCATCACGGCTCAGGAGCTCCGTCCGATCACCAAGAAGGTGGAGAAGAGCTAATGGCCATCATCAAGATCAAGATCTTCGTCCCCGAGATCTCCAATGTCATGTCGCTGTTCGACAAGATCCAGGTTCAGCGATCGGAGTCAGGGACGCCTTACACCGATGCCAAGTTCATTACAGATGACGCGGCTGCAGCTCCCTACCTGGTCGCCACAGCGGAGGGACCATTCGCGGCTCTCCAGGGGAAGAGTCTGAAGCTCAAGGTGAACGGCGGCTCAGAGCAGACTGTCACCTTCCTCTCGGCCAACCCTATCAGCCTGACCAACGTAATCGGGGAGTTCGACGCGGCCATCACTGGCGCCACGATGTCGAACGACGGCACCGGCAAGCCTAAGATCACTGGCACGACGCTCGGAACAGGTGGCACGCTGGAGATCACTGGGGGTACGGGGATTACCATCCTTGGCTTCACAGTGGGGGACAAGGACAATGGGGAGGACGCCAACATCACTCTTCTGGCTGGGGTGGATGAGTACGAGTACGACGATAAGAGCGGTGAAGCTTCGTACTGGTATCGTGAGCGGTATTACAACTCCATCTCTGGGACTTTCAGCTCCTACTCCGACTGGACCCAAGGCACGACTGGCGCAGCCATCCCGTCCTCTGATCTGATCGTGGGGAAGATCAAGTTGGCGGACATCGATGGTACGGCATTGGTTGGGTCGAAGATCGCGATCGTCAATATCTTCAGCCCCTACTCGAAGGATGGCTACTTCTTCGCCGGCCGGGCGAAGGAGATCGAGACGGATGGAGTAGGTCAGGCAGAGGTGACGTTGGTGAAGGGCTCTACGGTGGACGTGGTTCTGGCGGGCACCTCGGTCATCAGGCGTATCCTCGTCCCCAGCACGGGGACTGAGTTCGACCTCATGGATGAAGACCTCGTCCAAGACGATCCTTTCCAAATCCAAGTTCCTGACCTACCATCAGCTCCCAGAAGTTCGTAGGAGGTTCTCATGCCGGGTAGTCAGTCCGTTGGACCCGCCGGGAAGTGGGTACACGATCGCGCTCATGGAATCATGAAGGACAATCCGGGGATGCCCAAAGATGTCGCGTATCCAATCGCGGTTCAGCAGGGGCACAAGGTCGGCAAGACTCCCAAGGACTTCCGCACGGCTCAGGGCGTCCGCGAGGCGAAGCAGAAGTATGATGAGCCCAAGAGTGAGTACCAGAAGTCGGCGGGTATCCTTCGTCCAAAACAGCCTCGTGCTAGAGAAATAGTCGAGGGTCGGGGTCCAGCAAAAAGAGCAGAGCGGAATGCGCTTCGTGACAAATTGAGGGAGGGATGCCCCTCAATCAAGACTGCCATGTGGGCCGCTTTCTTCGATGAGCTGGAGAAGATCGGCGAGGCTCAGCCGGGCTCTCTTCTCGGGCAACGGGGGGCCTTGAGCGCGACCAGCACGAAGGCGAAGGCGTCCGTAGATCAACTCTCGAGTGGGGGCGGCGTGGGTAGTGGAGGCGCAGCTACCGGAGCTGCGGCAGTCCCCGCAACTCCTCCCCCCTCACCTCCCTCTCCAACTCCTGCTTCCTCCGGGATGGTTGGGGGGTTGAGTGGTGGAGACATGCCGGGAACTCTGGGCGCTGGAGACATGCCCGCTGCCAATCCCGCTGACGCTGGGGGATCGAAGATGCCGGGGGGAGCTCCGGGGGCTATGCCCAGTGGTCTGGATGCGAACGAGATGCCGGGGGCCAGTGCTCCCTCTGCTCCACCTCCGCCATCTCCTGGCTCTCTACTGAGTCCCCAGCGGCAGAAGGTGCCGGGAACGGGCAAGCTCACATCAGCCGAGTCGGCTGAAGTGGCGCCGCCTTCGGCAACCGAGTTTGGAGGAGGTGGCCTGTGATCTCCCTGGTTGGATTCTTCGATGAGCTGGAGAAGATCGGTGTCGTGAAAGAGGGGCAGGGTGGGATCGTAGGTCGGATGTTGACGAATGCCATGCTCAAGAATGTCTCCCAGAATCCCGTCAAGTACGTCGCGGCGATGAATCGCCATGACAAGGGACTGGAGCGGCACCGGCGGATGATGGAAGCGGTGGAAGAGGGTACGCCGGCTGGATGGGTTCCTCTTGGAATGCACGCGGGGTAGCCTAATGGAATCGACTTGGATTGATGGGTTTTTCGATGAGTTGGAAAAGATCGGTTTCGATACGCCGGGGCATACGGCATTGATGGAGCCCACGATGCAATCGATGGGCGCAAACCCTGAGCTAAGTCGGCTAGCATTGCGTGGAAACCTTTCTACGGATACTGGAATCCGGCATCCGTGGATTCCAGTTAATGCTCCGTTGCATGCTATGCCTGCTCAAGGCAAGCGGGAGATTGGGAAGCGAATCCTTCAGGAACAGCAGCGTGGAGTAGAGGATGTGGCACACGCCATTGCCAATCCTGGGGCTTTGTCCGGGGCTCGCATGACTCGGGGAATGATGGGCCTGGGCCAGACTCAGCATGGGTTGATGGACCTTGGAGCTCATTTTGAGCGACCATTGGAAGCCGGCATGACAGGGGAGGCTGCTGGTACTTTGCAAGGTAGGGCGGCAGGACGGTTACGGAAAGTTTTACAAAAGGTCCCCGGGGCGGAGGCACTGGGTCCTGTCGTATCAGGAATGGAGCATCAGACGGCTGGACTCAAGGGGGGTAGAGGACTTGCTCCGGGCTCTCACCTAGACACGTTCGTATCGGGAGGGACCGCCAGTGATGTTCGTTCCGCTAGTCGAGCTGCCGGCTTTGGACGTGCGGCCAAACGGAAGGTCTTGAAGGTGCTGCAGACGACACATGGCATGTCCCCCGAAGCCGCTGAGGCTGCGTACCTGCATCACATGTCTAGCAAGGCTCCAGGGAGAGTCTCTCAGCTTCTTGGGAAAGCGAGTCGGGATGTCGGGCATATTACTGAACGAACGACTGCGCCGGTACGGGCTGCGGCAACTGTGGGTAAGAAGGCGGTCGGTACGCTAGGTAAAGTAGCGCCCGCGCTCAAAGCGCGGGCGCTACGCCTGCTCAGTCGCCGATCTTGAGCAGGCGAAAGGCGGCATCCAATGCCAAACCGATGATCGTGCAACAGCAGTAGTAGAGTTTCTCGATCATGTTTTTCTCCTCAACAGGCTTATCCCAGAATATAGCCTGTTTTTGTATCTGAAGAGGGATCGATCGTGCTTCTTAGGAAACTGGCTTCTGAGGTCCTCAAAATGGCGCAGGAGCACCGCCTCCAGGGACAGACAGAGGTCCAGGGGATTCCAATAGCCATTGAGAACAGGGTGGGAGATGTTCGCACTGGCGTAGATCGGGATGGTCACAGGTGGCGGACTCGCATGTCTCGCCCCTACGGCTACATCAAGGGCACCAAGGGGAAGGACGGGGAGGAGATCGATGCCTTCGTGGGGCCAGTCAAAGATGCCCCGAAGGCGTACGTGGTCCACCAGCACAAGCCAGACGGAACTGGGCATGACGAAGACAAGGTCATGCTCGGCTTTCGATCAAAGGAAGAGGCCAAGAAGACCTACCTTCAGCACTACGACGACCCCAAGTTCCTCGGCCCCATCTCCACCCTTCCAGTGGAGGCGCTGAAGGAGAAGTTGGACCAGAGGGCCGGGGTGACCATCAGGAAGCTGGCTGCACTCGTACTCCCCCGTTCTACGACCTACGCTGGCCAGGAAGGCACGTCCCCTGCCTCCACAGGCCCTCAGGAGGGTCGAGGTTCTGCGGGCATCCTGGGGCACGTAGGAGCCTCAGAGGATGGTGGGAGCACCGCCGCCCGTGTAGGTGTGGGTAGGCGTATCAAGCCTATGGATGAGGGCGCGATGCACAAGATCGCGGAGGCGGTGGACTGGTTGGTGAAGTTCGCAGAGGCCGTGCAGCCCAAAGGGATCAAGTTCGTCTACATCAATACAGGTGGAGGTCACAAGGCTCAAGCGAACGCCATGGCTGAGGCAGCCCGGAAGATGGGCATCCCGGCAGAGACGGTGGACTGGGGGGATCATTTTGCCAAAGGGCCGCATCTGAAGCAATACGAGAGGACATACGGGGAAATGTTGCATGGGAGGGCCAACCAGTTAGATCTGGCAATCCCCATGCTCAAGTTCACGTTTGGGGGAACTGATCACGAGAAGCTAAGGAGTTGGGTGAAGGAGAATAAGGACCAGGCCATTGTTGTGGCGATGGAGCATCTCCGAAAAGAGTTCAAAGGGATCGATCACCCGATTCATACGCTTCATTCCGACCCCGTTAAATGGCCCTTCGCTCAAGGTGGGGGTAACGAGCCCAACCGTATCGATGTGGGCCTCCGTTCTGTGTTGGATGAGATCAAGGCGAAGAATCGAGTGGCGATCTCCAACGTCCCAGTAAGCCAGGGCGTTCTCCGGCCCAAAGGGAAATCGGGTTTAATTACGCCGAAGAAGTTCAACGTCACTGTCAGTGGGGGATCGTTGGGTGCCGAGGTCGTTCCTTTGGTAAAGCAGGTTCTACTCTCCAAGCTGCCCGAAAATGTCGTAGTTCATGCGGTAGCCGGCAGAGATCCAGTGGCATTACGCGAGCTACAATCCTTGGCGAAAATCGATCCCCGCCTCCAGCCTCACGGTTTTGCTCCCCTCGCCCACATGATGCACGAGGCGGATTTGAATGTTATTCGAACGCACGGCACCACCTTCGCCGAGAGCGTGGCGGCAGGAAAACCCGCGGTCTACTACGGCCCAGACATCAAGTTTGGGTTGTTGGAGGACGGCCAGGGAGACTTGACCAAGCGTACTGCCATTTATGCCGGTCAACATGTCGGCCACCCAGTGGCCATCGGGCTGGAGAATGTGCCGGAGGCAGTGAATAAGGTAGTCGAGGACCATGATCGTTACCGTCGGCTAGCGATTAAAGCCAAGAGACGCATGGGTGACCCCGCCTCGGAGGCTGTTCGGCAGATCATGCGGCCTCGTCCTGACTATGTGGTGAAGACCGCCGCGTTCAGAATGCTTGCACGGCACGTACTGGGAGGTAAGTAGATGGCAGTCGAAACCGTCAAGGTCTACGTCAAAGATCAAGATGATGAGCCGATTGTAAGCGTCCTAGTTCGCGTCTTCGATGAGGACGGTGCGGCCTTCATCAGCCAGAATTACACCACGCTGGTCAGCGGTCGGGCGGTAGCGGATTTCACTCTGGACGGAGACGATCCCCCCATCAGCTACACCATCCGGCTCTCCAAGACCGGAGTGGCTTTCGATGGGGCGCTGGGAGACGACAGCAAGAGTCCACAGCTCATCACCGTCTACAGTCCTCCCGCCGCAGCCCCGAACGGGAACAACTACTTCGAGGTCGTGGGCCAGACCTTCACTCTCCCAGTCGCCACAGATCCGCGTCTCTGCCGTGTCAGCGGGTTTTTCAAAGACCCAGCCGGACGACCACTGCCGGGCCTCGACATCACGTTCATCAACCAGTTTGATCCGACGATCGTAGACGGCTATGGAATCATGAGTTCCAAGGTCGATGTCCGGTCGGATGAGGATGGGTACGTGGAGCTCGATCTCTACCGCAACGGCGAGTACCGCGCGCTGGTGGAGAGTGTGGAGGCCCCCACGTCATGCGACACGCAGTCCATCATCTTCGAGCGTGTCCTCATGGTCCCAGATCGATCCTCGGTCAACATCAATGATCTCCTCTTCCCGGTAGTGGATGCCATCGTCTGGGATCCCGATCCCATCTCCGTTGCAGAGGGCGAGACTCTGGATATCTTCACCACGGTCACAGCCACGGACTTCCGAGAGCTGGTCGGAACAGCCAACGAGGACATCATTTACTCCACCGAGGACGAGACCATAGCCACAGTCACGGCATTGCCAGACAAGTTGGTGGTGCTGGGGGTGACGGCTGGAACGACCAATCTTGTAGCCACACGGAAAGATCAGTCGATCGTCGTTATCCCATCGACTGAAATCGATGGATCGCCGATACTGATAACCGTGACATGAGATGGCGGTCCTGTTTATTCGTCCCATCTGGCCCGAAGGTCACGGCGAGAGGCTCCTCTTAGGCGCCATTCTCCGTCGATCTGCCTACGACATTGCCCTCTACAAAGGCTCCTCGCGGCTGAAGGAACGGCGGTTGTGGAAGAGCGCCTACGACTGGTTGATGAACGATGAAGAGACCCACTTCACGTCGTTCGTCAGCATCTGTACTATCTTGGACTGGGATCCTCGAGTCATCCGAGAGATGACGCACAGGCTAAGACGCGAAGATGTGAAGAAGTTCGACATGGTGAGCTGATGGCCGGGTACAAAGACTCAGAAATCGAAAGCGTCGTTTCCGGATTCGTGAAGAGCTCGCTCACGATCACCCAGAGCGCACTCGGACCCACTGATGCGGAGAGCAAGTTCAGCGAGGTCATCTCGCTGTTCTCCACCACCTTGGCCTACGATCCAAACGCGATCTTCTACCTCATCTATCTGGTCTCCAACAAGCTGAACGTCGATGTGCTGGCGGCGATCGAATACCTGGAGGACATTCTGGACGCCATCGATGAGATGGCCAAGACAACGAAGGACGTCACCAAGACCACGCCGCTCGGGGATGCAGCCACATCCCTACTGACAGTCGATCAGATTCTGACGAATCAAGGTGCTGTCAGCAACCCGGCCTACACCCGCTACCAGACGTCGGTGACGAAGTTCATCCAGGAGTCCCTGAAGGTCAACGTCAAGAAGGGCAGTCAGATCGTTCGCTCTCCCCAACTGGCCCGGACAGAAGCCAAGGTAGATCTGAGCAGTCTGGCGACCGCCTACACGGACATCCTCGACAACCTCACCCAGCTCCAGTCCACCCTGGACGAATTCAACTCCCTCAACCTGCCGGTGGTGGCCCTTCAAAGCTCGGTGACAAAGGTACGAAGCGATCTCCAAGATCTCCAGGAGTACTTCGAGTCCTCCTCCTACACCAAGGACGATCGTATTGCCAAATGCCGAGAGGCGTATCTTCGACTCGCGGCCGGCAAATCGATCCTTGACAACTACGTCACCGTCAATGATCCCAGCGATCCCCGGCTTTCGAGCTCGAGCACAGTCGTGGGTCGGGTCGCTGTCCCGGTGGGGGATAAGGGTGGGCTGGTATCAGCGGCCGTGACAGGAACGAAGTCCGCCCCTTGGGCCATCGTGACGGGATCGAATGATGAGCTGAAGATCGCGGAAGATGGAAATGCCTCCACGACTTACACCATCACCGCGCCCTCGCAACCCAGCCTCCAATCCGTGGTCCCCGAGACCTACGACATTACCGCTAGCTACAATGATCTGCTGGAGATTGATGAGGAGTCGGTTCTCGTGACCCTGACGGCGGGGACGGGCCGAACTGCGGCCAACATCGTCTCGGACATCAACACTTGGGCTACGGCCAACTACCCAGGTGTGTACGCTGCCTCCGTAGTTTCATCGGGCGGGTACAACTACATCAAGATCACGAAGACGCAGGCTGGCGTTCAGCGGTTGATTCTGACCGCCGAGAATTCCACCTACCGCAGCCGCGTCATCAAGGCGTACACGACTTTGGGCTTCTACGAGGGGGAGCAGGACGACAACGCCGGCGTTAGTGCCAGTGAGCTAGCGGCAGAGATCAACGCGGTCGGGAAGGTCGAGGCCTCGGTGGTGTCCACGGCGTTCGAGGAAGGAACGACTGGGATCGCCGTCAGTTCGGTCGTTTTCGACCTGCCCGTGAACACTCTCGCGTCCCTCTCCCACACGGACGACCAGCTTCTGATTCGGTCGGGGAAGAATGTCGGATACCACCGGATCGTATCCGTGGTCCGAACCACGATTGATCGTGTGACCGTTAGCTCGGCAACACCCTTCGTGGAACTCGTCAGCAATGTGGGCTGGATCATTGTCCGAGACCTCTTGAAGATCGAGTCGGAGAGCACAGGCTTAGATTCCCAGCTTGTCATCGGCTCCTGTTCCTCGCTCACCACTCTGGGTCTTACGGCTGGTACTACCCAAGCCACCACGACTGGTTTCCGCGCAGCTTCTTCTGGTACAGACCTGGATTTCAGCAAGTCTAACGTGGTCGTAGGTGATGTCCTCTACGCCACCGATCTTAGCGGAGAGAACAAGTACACGATCCTGGAACTGGCGGACAGCAACAAGCAGCTTGAGATTGATCCCCCGTTCGATACTGATCTCACCTTCTCGGCTTTTCGCATCTTGAGCAAGGCTGCTGTGGACTACGAGGACTTTGCCCAGGAGTTGGAAGACTGGGTGACGTGGAAAGACTCCACGAAGTTCAAGTCCGACACGCTCGAGCTCGACCGGGTGATGAATGCGTTGCTGGTGAACAAGCAACCTTCAGCGTCTCAGATCGCGGACGCGAAGTCGGTGGCGGAAGACCTGTACGATCTGCTGACCTCCATCACCCCCGGCTTGACCGAGATACTGGTAGCTTTCGTGGTGAAGTCAGTGAGTCGCTTCGATGCCATCCTGAAAATGTTGAAGGAACGCGGCATGGACCGCGCCTATGATCTACTGATGCGGGGCAAGCTCGTCGATTTCTTCTCGATGGACAAAGATGATGCAGCCACCAGCTCTTTCATGCTGAAATCAGTAAGATCTGTGGTTCAGAAAGATCTGCCGGTCTCGAAGTTGGATGACGATGCATACGACTCGACATCAACTGCGACTTCTACTACGGGGACCGATGCGGGTTTCGACTACAGCGACCAGGACACGGATGAGAATGTGAGGATTCTGGGAGACGTGCCCGACTTCGACAAGTCCGGGGATGAGGCTTCCACCTCCAGGACGAGATACTGATGGCTGATTCCGCTTCCAAGAAGGAAACCCGGCTCAAGCTTCAGATGCGGGAGATCTTGAGCAACGCCTACGCCTTTGTGCGGGGGCGCCAGTACACCGAGACGATTGCCAACATCACCTACGAGGAGCTCCTAGACAAGGCCATCGACCGAATCGAGGGGACGACTGGCCAGAGCTACGTGCGCTCGACTCTCTTGGACCGTGTCGAGAAGATCAAGTCTGAGGTCAGCAATGCCATCGACACAGTCAAAAAGCAACCGGCCAGCTACTGGACACTCTCCACGGAGTCGAACGCTTCGTCTTCCTCGAGTTCTACCGCAACGGCGGAGGACTCGATGAACACGGAGGAGTAGAGTGGATCTCCAATTCATCCAGTTCAGCGACGCTTTGTCGATCCGTGGTGCCCAAGAGATTCCTGGGATGACCCCGCGGTCTCTGCAAATCACAGGGCCCGACTTCCGCCATGCTATCGAAGTCTTGATCAACGAAGTCAATTCCCCCAGCTTCGCCATCGCGAACAGGAATACCATCCTGGCCGAGGTGCCGATTTCTGAGAAGAAGAACACGATCCGTAGCCTCTCAGTCCTCAGTGCCGACTTCACTGCCACCATTCGGAGTCGAGTCCGCTTCAGGATCGGCAAGGACCCGAAGAAGGTGGGTGGTCTGAAGGCGATGATGCAGACGTTCCTGAAGCTCCTCTTCACCACTGCTGGAACCGATGCCTGGGCGCAGAGGCTAGGTGGGAGTGGGCTGAAGAACCTGGGCAAGAACTTCGGGCTGGGCGAGACCCAGACGATCGTGTCGGACTTCGCCATCTCGGTGCGCCGGGCGGAGACCCAGATGAAGGCGTTGCAGAGTCAGCAGACGCGTATCCCCGATGACGAGCGCCTGTTGTCGGCCACCCTTCTCAACTCCAAGTTCGACGTGAACCTCACGGCCCTCCTCGCACGGGTTGAACTCATCTCTCAGTCCGGGGTGCGGGCCATCGCAAATCTGGAGCTGTGATATGGCCACTCAGACACTGAAGGACTTCGTGGAGGAGCGCCTGCTGGCTTTCGATCCCACGATCGACATCTCAGAAGGTTCCCCCGCTCAGTATCAGGTCGTGGACCCCATCGTCCGCCGCTTCACCCCCGACCCGTTTGAGATGACGGTCGAGAAGTTCATCGCGGCGCGACTGGCCCAGGAGTTCACGGACGTGAACTTCCGGGAGGGCTCGGCGGTCTACGACTTCCTCTCCAAGGGGGCCAGTGTCCTTCTCGACCCGATCAGCCGCGAGGTTCAGCTCATCAAGCAGGGCCAGTCCTTTGCTTACCCAGAACTCCTGGCGGAGTCGGAAGCTGACGCTTTGGCGGCCAACCTTTTCGTCACTCGGGCTACCGGTGGGTTGTCTACCGGGACTGTGAGGCTCTACTTCAACGCCCCGATGGCGTTGAACATCAGCGTGGGCAACGTCTGCTACACAGCGGATGGCCTTCGGTTCCTACCCACCACGCTTCAGAGCATCACCGCCGAGGCGATGATCTTCAACCAGAGCGGCGGCCTCTACTACTTCGACATCCAAGTGACCGCAGAGAAGGCCGGGACGGACTACAACGTCGATAAGGGGGACATCGTAGGGATCACCAACCTCAACGCAGCCGTCCTGGTGGAGAACACAGAGGACTTCGAAAACGGGCTGGACGCGGAAACCACCCAGGAGCTGGTTGACAAGGCCGAGACCTCCATCACGGAACGGTCTTTGGTGGTTGCCCGTGGCGTCTCTGCACGGCTGTACGATCAGTTCGAAGACCTCGTGAGCCTCCAGGTTGTGGGGATGCTGGAAGAGGAGATGATGCGGGACATCATCACCGGAGGAGATCTTGGCCCCGACCTCCTCCAGGGCGTGGACGGGTACACGGAGGATGATGAAGATGGGGACGCTCTGACTTACAGTTTCAAGACCCGTTACGGCGATTTCCTCTCCGTCTTCGGAAGTCTGGGGGATGTGGAGGCGGAGTACTACCTTCGTGTCAACTCCGTTCTGTACGGCACCGATGCCCAGGTCCCAATCACAAACCTCGACCACCTCATTCTTCCCGTGACTTTTACAACTGATGACGTGGGTGGCATGGTCGTGATCCTTCAAGCCTCAGACCCTGCCAATCTGGGCACTGCCAAGATCTTGGCGAAGGTGGGTGCTAACGAGATCCAGATCGACCGTACAGGGGCGGCAGAATCCGGGATGGTTTGGATGCTTTTGCGGCCGCCGAAGCAGGTGGGGGTCGTGTCTGTCCTCAGTTCACAGGAGCTTCGGCTGGACGAGGCCCTGGAGGTGGACCAGGAGGCTCTGGTGTGGTCCATCCATCGCCGTCTCCTGACGATCTCTGACATCCCCGGCGGTGTCATGTTCTCCGCGGAGGCCGACACCCTAGAGATCGAACCGGACGAGGTCCATATCGGAGGTGCGTCGGACTTCTACGTCCGTGGGACTTCGGTCTCCGAGAAGACGTTGGTGCTCTCCTCCATCTCCGATTCTGAACCTCTGGTGAGCGGCCTCGATCTCATCGGCGATACTACCTACGATGAGTTTGTTTACTCGCCTACGGCCGATTTCGTGACTGAAGGGGTGCGGCCGGGCCACTCCCTGGTCATCGAGACCGGGGTGAACGCGGGGACGAAGACGGTTCTCCGCGTAGGTGTGCAGCCATCGGGAGCTCCCGGCTCTGCGGAGAACTACCTTCAGATCGACGACCCCATCACCTCCAACGACTCGTCCATGCGCTACAAGGTCGTGGACGAGATCGACATAGACCTACGAAACCCCCGGACGATTCGTGGGGTTGGGGATGACCTGGAAACCATCCAGCTTGGGACCGTCGTTACGACCGCCTCCGCTGTGGATTTCTCCGCCCTGGGTGCTGCGGAAGGAGACACACTGGAGATCTTGAGCGGGGCGGACAAGGGGAAGTACACCGTCAACGCGATCTCCGGCACGGGGAACAGGAACCTTCAGCTCGCGGCCCAGATGAGCGCGACTGCGGACAACCTCAGCTACGAACTCTATGAAGCGCAGGAAGGCATTTCCTTCCCCCTCGTTCGCATCACGGGCCTAGAGATCTTGGACAGCTCGTCCCAGCCAACTGGCTACGTCGTTCCCTACGCCTGTCCGGTGGATGCGCGCAGCTCCTCCTTCTCCAACGCAGGGATCGGAACGAAGGTCAGCACCAGTGACGCAACCACGGGGATCGTCGCGGCGGTCGATCTCGATTCCCTTAGTTATCCACTGGCTTCCACGATCTTGACCATCTCAGTCAACGGGACTCCGGTGGCCGTTGATCTCACGAGCGCAGCCAGCAGGCATATCGTCCTCGCCCGGATCAATAGCGCCATCTTCAACATCGCCTCCTACATCACTGTGGATGGGAAGGACTACCTCACTCTGCGATCAGGAGATCGATGGCTTTCGGTTTCGGCCAATGCTCAGAACGCGAACATTGGGTTCGATGTGACGGGCGAGGATAACCGTCAGATTAGGAGTGCGAGCAACATCACGGATTGGACTGCCGCCAACTACGACCTGCGGGTGAAGAAAGATGCTGTTTTCGTCAGCACGGGAGACAACATCGGCTTCCTCTACCTCATCCAGGTGTCGGCGTTCAAACTCCTGGCTGTGGGATTCGATGAGGAAGGCGGTACTCTCCGCTTCCTCCAGCCCAACGTCAATGTCACGGTCACGGTAGGTTCTCGTTCCTACGGGAATGCCAGAGTCTACTTCTTGGACCCCACCTCTTTTGAGGTTCGTGGATCGTGGCACCCCGCTCTCAAGAGAACGTCAACTCATCCCGCGAACGCCGCTCTGGCGGCGGCCGGAGATGAGGTGGTTGGGGAGGATGAAGATCCCGTCACCTACTTCACCGTCAAGGTCGGCAACTCTTACCTCCGCTTCTTTCCAGACCCGGACATGAAGCAGGAAATTCTGCCCTGCTCTGGTGACGATCCCCCCAACAACCTCATCACGAACGGTTCTGCCATTGTGGAATCGGATGCGTCTCCACCTGGAGATACCGGCAAGAATTCCCGAGATGCGGCCATTGATTTCCTGACAAGGGAGATCAAGGCCGGAGATCTCCTGAGTGTCACCTACCAGCCCATCCAGGCGAGCAATGACATCCGCGTCCTCAGCGGTGGTTTGGGTATCACCTACCCAGACGACCTTGAGGGCCTGACCCTCATCCTCACCATCGGTGACAACCCACTCAAGGTTGTCACATTCACGGACCAGCTCACGGGCCCGGATGATGTGGTGGATGAGATCAACGAGGCGATGGGGGAAGACGTCGCCTACATCGAGACGATCTCGGGAGCGAAGTTCCTTCGACTGGAGGCGGACTTCCAGATCATCTACCATTACAACAGCACCTCTGGTGCTGTGTTCTGGCTCTCGGCACCGCTGGCCAACATTAAGAACAAGGCCGTGGCCGACATCGATGACTACTACACGATCGAGTACGTCGGCTCAACCCTGGATCCGACTCAGCATTCTATCCTGGAATTATCGCAGAACGCGGCCGCCAGTCAGTCTCAGCATTTCCACATCTACCGCCCTGGAGTGCAGCGCCTTCACTCGACCGGGATGAGCGAGAATTTGGAGAATGGCCTCTACTACATGGACGTGGAGTTGATCTCTGAGGGTGTGGGGAACGAATGGAATCTCGATCCCGATGAGATTTTCGAGGTCACTGGGTACAAGTCCGATGGATACCGACTGGAAGTGCAGGATGAGAACTTCTCGTTCTCGACTGAGGAAGAGGTCACGATGGTCCTCAGTCAGCGTGTCTTGACTGTCGGCAGCTCAGATCGGCCAGACCAGGCCACGATCTTGTCGGGCCAGAATCTCCAGGTGAGCTACGAACGCTCACCCCTGGTTTCCTCCATCCAGTCCTTCGCGAAGTCCCAGCTCGAGCGGGTACTGACAGCCAGCCTCCTGGTGCGGCATCTCCAGCCCCACTACATCAACTTCGAGCTCAACTACCGCGGTGGTTCTTCTGCGGATGTGGTGGGGGAGGACGTGTCTGACTACATGGATGGGCTGGGACCGGACGATAGAGTGGAAGTCTCGGACATCCAGGACTTTCCGCTGCGCCGGGGCGCCACCTACGTCCAGAACCCCATCGAGCTAGTGGCGGTGGTCCACAACGAGAAGCGCGAGATCACGGTGGAGCGATCCAAGGACTACGTGACGCACGGTCGGTTGGCGACCTTCTTCACCGGAACGATCAAGGTCTCCCGCGAGACCCCGTCGTCTCTCTAGTCCTCGCGATCCGGGAGGATGGGAATTGCGGGAATCCACGCCTTGCCGAGGTTGCCCAGTTTCAGGATCAGTCCGGAATGGGGATCGAAGAGGCAACCACAGTTCTCGCACAAGAGTTGGTAGCGGGGGAGAGGATCGTTCGCACGGAAAAGAGTGTTGAGGCTGCCCCTCTTGTCCAAGGCATTCCCGCCGCAGTGTGGGCAGCTCTGACTCAGGTAGAACTTCTCGCGTTCTTCCGCCAATGGAGAGATCGTGTCCTTGTGACCCTCCAGCAACTTCTCTGTGATCCTTGGATCGAGGAACTCGAGGTCCATGGGATTACTCTAGTCCAGGGTCTCTGGAGAGTACAATGACTTTGACTCATGAGATCGGTGAAGGCTAGAATCACATGGCCGGAGTAGGAGACGACGAATGATTCCAGTAGCCCAGGCTGGTCCCGAACAAGCCTACGCATTCTCGACCCTTCCGAAGCTGGTGACACTGTCCGGCAATGCTCTCAACGGGCCCATCACTGATTGGGAATGGACGATGTTGGCCGTCCCTTCGGGGAGCTCGGCCGACGTCGGGGTGAATGGGGACTTCACAGATGGCGTCTCCACGGTCCAGAACGCGCAGTTCACAGCGGATGTAGCTGAAGGCTATGTCCTCCAGCTCCGAGCGAAGAATAGCTCAGGGTGGAGCGAGCCTGCCTACGATCGAGAAGAGGCCCAGACTGCGGTCTACATTTTGACTGAGGAGCTTGCTCTTCGCATTCCTGGAGCCTACCTCTACCGCTACGACACCGATCTCAACCAGACCATCCGTGATGCTGAGGCGATCTTGGCGACCCATGCCGCCCGGCATGAGGCGGGGGGAGATGATGAGATCTCTGTTGCCGGCCTCTCTGGTGAGCTGACTGATGCACAGCCTCCTAAAGCTCATGCCAGCTCCCATGAGGGTGGCGCAGATGCGCTGACGGTTGACGCAGCGGCAGTAACAGGTTCGCTTCGCACGTTGGGTACGTCCGCCACCTCTGCATGTGCGGGGGACGACTCCAGGCTTTCTGACGCTCGCACACCCACAGCGCATGCCACCTCCCACGAAGATAGTGGGGGTGATGAGATCAGTGTTGCTGGTCTCTCCGGTGTACTTGCAGACGCGCAGAACGCCGATCAACTCCAGGGACGAGATATCGCGACTACCGCGCCCAACGATGGCGATGTCTACAAGTGGAACAGCGTCGCCAGTGAATGGCAACCGGATGTTGGAGGTGGAGGCGGCGGGAACAACATGATCGCGATGGCGATCAATGAGAACACGGACTCATCCTCCGATGTGATCGTCGGTGCCTTGGGTGTGGCTGGCGCGTTCTTCACCACGCTCACCGTGAAGTTCGTCGTGACCGCCTACGTCACCACCAGCGGCCTCACAGGATCTGTGGAGCTGTACAACCTCACGGACGCTACTTCCGAGTCGATCCTCACCTTCACGGAACTGGTCTCTACCCGGAAGTCCTCCGCTGCCTTGACACTGAACGCGGCGGAGAAGATGTATGAGATCCGTTTCAAGGTGACAGGGAGTGGCGGTCCAGCAGAAAGAGTGGTCTGCATGTGGGCTGGACTCGAGGCAGAGGTCTAGGAGAACACGATGACCGAAGAAGAGCGACAGGCACTTCTGGTAGACGCCATCAACTACTGGTTCCCGATCCGATGGGAAAGCGGGGGTAGCACCTATGAGAGGCTCACCTACGCAGTCTTCGGTGATGTAGACTCAGGAGGTGTGCGGATCACTGCCAGCAAGGATGGGGCAGCCTCGGTGGACATCGACTTCGCCAATGAGGACTGCTACGGGACGGGGAAGTTGGATGTCACCGGTGCCTTGACGCAGTTCTTCGCCGGTTTCGGGAGTTGATCGATGGCTGACAAATTCCAGAATGGTCTCTACTTGGTCTCTACCGATGGGAACTACAACGGCCAGACATTCTCCCGCTGGCTGGTGGAATTCCTCACTCAGGTCGTGGGTATGACCCTGTTTGACTCGAAAACCGGGGATGGCGGTTGGACGGCCACGATCGCCACGGGCTCTGCCGGAGCATCTGTGGTGGGCGAGGTAGCCCAGTTTGACATGACCGGGGATGCACGAAGCTGGACCTCCTCGGACATCGGCCGGTACATCACGATCACCGGGATGTCCGTGCCCGCCAGGGATGGCATCTACCGGATCAAGAAGATCATTTCCACTAAGATCATCGAGCTGGACATCCGATTCGGTGTCCACGAGGATGGCATCCCACTGGCCGAATCGGGAGTGTCTTGGAGACTCTGGGAGGGGAGTTCTTCTTATCGTCCTCCTGTCAGCTCCTGGGCTGTGGTGCAGGGAGACTACAAGGGATCCGGTCTTTCCGGAAATTGGCACACGAAGATCGAGTCGAGCAACTGGCCCCAGGACATCCCCTGGATCTCGATCGGGCCGTGGGCTACATGGAACGCTGGAACGGACGCTTGGAGCGATTCAAGGAACACGACATCCAAGGCCATCTATCGAGATCCTGGGACTGCATTTAGCGTGTTCGCCGTGGCGGATACAAATCGTGCGATCATAAGCTGGTTCTGTCGCACCACCAACTACTGGGGCATCATGTACTTTGGAGAGTTCACTGCGAACTACCCGGTCGGTACTGATCCCAAACCTGCGATGGTGTGGTCGGGCATGGTTGATCGAACAACGTATTACGCCCTGGGGTACAACTGCGACAACGATGCCAATGCTCCGAAAAACGGTATGCGCGCATTGTCATCAGACGACACGACGGTGCTGACCTATTTCCCTGAGATCCCCTCGATAGTTCCATACGACGGGAGCAGCGCCGTACGGATTCGAGGTGTGCTACGTCGGTGGAGCCAGTTCAGCCGGAAGTTCTACCGGTTCGAGATTCCGATCATGGCGTCAACGGCAGGTAGATTCGAGCGACGTGGGGTACTCAAGGATGTCTGGATCGGGGGTCAGGACTACGTTAAGGCGATGCCCTTTGGGGCGAGTCGGGAGTACCTCCATTTGATATCGGGCATATCCATTCCGTGGAATGGCTCCAAGGTCCACGTTCAGTTCTAGGAGACGCCAATGGCCAACCGATGGATGCGCGAAGTCAAACTTCTCGGAGCGAGCAATCGCGGAGTGCCCCAGCTCATCAAGATGCAGTACCTCTTTCTGAAGGAGTGCTGTGGCTACACGTTCGTGTCGCAGCAGAACACGACGGGGGACTTCACTACCACCGAAAAGACCGGGACAAATGGCGCATTCGCGGGAACCGACTTCGTCTTCACGGACGCCACGGCTGCCTCTTTTGTGGTCGGCGATGTTGGCAAATGGATCTTGATCGTTGATGCTACCAATCCCGTGAACAACGGCTGGTACAAGATCACCGGCTACACGGATGCCTCGAATATCACGATCGACTTCAGATCTGGTGGCACGGAATATCCCACGGCGGCCAGCGGTCTCACATGGTTCATCATGGATGAGACTTACCAGATCACCTCCACTGTGGGGGACTACGTCCGTTGCAATACGCCGCACGCGGATGGCTGGGATCTGGAGTTGAAGTACGTCACGGGTGGGAGCAGCTCGAAGATCAACTATCGGCTGTCCATGAACGCGGATTGGACGGCTACCGGGAAGATTTTGGGGCCTGCGTGGTTCAATCTGGAGGGCGGGGGGACCAACGATATGTACAACTACATCTTCGCGGACACTGGCGGCACTTACGTCATGTTCTACCAGTTCCACACCTCGGCCGGGGGGAACTGTGGAGCGGGAGTGGCGAAGATCGATCCCGAGTACGAGACGGGCCATCCGGCGGTTGAGCGATGGTCGCTCATGGGGCCAAACTCCATCTCGGGAAGCACGTCCTCAACCTACTTCTCCCGGCACTACGACAACTGGGCGTACAACCGTGTTTGGCGAGAGCACTCGAACGCGGAGCGCAGATCGTATCACCTCGATCCGTCAGAATGGGATTACAACTACACGTTCACCGGGCGTGCCGCAAATGAGATCAATGTCCGCACGGGCAAGAACGACATCCGACCGGGAACAATCCTACAGGTAGACACGGATAACGGAGCCGACGAGTACGAGATCCCAGGATCTCTCACGGGGCACTATTCGATTCGGAACAATGTGGGGGTGCGAACGACTATCACCAACGTGAGTGCCAAGGATATGATCCACCTGTACGATGGCACAGCCATCGACTGGCCTGGTCTGACGCCGCAGTTCTAGGAGATCGGATGGCCACGCTTCCAGAGATCAACGGCAACCCTACGACCCAATCTCCGGCGGATGGGGACGTTCCTCTACGGTACGTCATGATGCGCGGCCGGAACACGGGGGCTGGACCGACCTATATCTACTGGCAGGCGCGAGAGCCGGACTTCACAGGGTACTACTACCCCTCGCCAGACCCAGATGGTGTTCCGTTCGTGGACTTGACCGACATTATGATTTCCGCTGTGCTGAGAACCTAGGAGCCCGCCATGGCCTACTCATTCCAGAATGGCCTCTCCTCCTCGTTGGGAGGTCTCTTCCTCTCCCGCTGGCTGGTAGAGCTGTGTACTCAGGTCGCGGGTATGACCCTATTCGACTCCAAGGTCGGGGACAGTCAGTGGACAGCCACGATTTCGACGGGGGTTAATGGCGCGTCTGTCGTGGGGCAAACAGATCAACTCGACACCACTGGAGACGGCTACAGCTTCACGAGTGCGGACATCGGCCGGTATCTCACGATCACGGGTATGACCGTCCCATCTCGGAATGGCATCTACAGGATCACAGACGTTCTCACCTCCAAGATCGTCAAGTTCAACGCCAAGGTCTGCGTTCATGAGGATGGCATCCCTCCGGGAGAGACCGGGCTGACCTGGAGACTCTGGGAGAACTCGGCGTCGTATTACCCACCGGCGGACTCGTGGGCCATCCTGCAAGGAGCCTACTCGGTCGGTGGGAACTGGCACTTGAAGGTCAGGGCCAGTAACTCCTGTCCATACTTCGCGCTCGGCCCTTATGCGACGTGGGATGCAGGGACACATGCGTGGTCAGCAACAGATGCGAGAAACACTTCGGACTACCAGCCCAGTAATGATGAAAGTTTCGGGTTCGCCTCCTACGGAACTCTGTTCGCCTGTGTAGATCAGAACAAAATCATCGTCTGGGTTGCCAACACCGGACGGTACAAGACCAGGGGGTTCTTCCTCTATGTGGGGGAGTTTACCGCGTTCCACCCCTCTGTCGATCCTGGACCGATGGTTGTGATCGGCTGTCTGGCGGAGGCGGGGATATACCAGATCTTTGGATCCTCTGGTACCGATTTCCTAGGGACCAAGAGTGGCGGAAGATGGCTGGCTCCAGACAATCGCACAACTCTCACCTGTTACGGAGAGGTGCCGAGCATCATCACGGGGATCAACTGGCCGATCGAGTACAGCATCATGCAACGCTGGAGCGCGTTCAACCGAAAGTTACAGCTCCAGCGGGTAATGATGATGTATCCCTCGGTCCCGCACACCGAACGGCGCGGACTGCTGAAGGACATCTGGAGCATCACCGGATTGAACGAGCGGCTTACGCCCTTTGGGCCATCCAGGGAGTACATCCATTTTGGAATGGGTGTTTGCACTCCCTGGAATGGGTCGAAGGTGCATATCATGCCGGCCTACTAGGAGACGATCATGGCCAATCGCTGGATGCGTGAAGTTTGCCCGAAGTCCTCTCTCTCAAACTACGGGACGTTCGCCTATATCAAGTTCTTCGCGCTGTTCCTCGAGAAGTGCTGTGGGTACACGTTCGTCAGTGAGTCCGTGAACACAGGCAGCTTTCGATCGACGGAGAAGACGGGCACCGGCGGAGCCTTTGCGGGGAGCACCTTCACCTTCACTCGGAGTGGCGGTGACTCCACGTTCGCCTCGACCGATCTAGGCAAGTGGATCTTGATCCTTGACGCCACCAATCCAGTCAACTGCGGCTGGTACAGGATCATTGGGTACACTGATGCGAACACGATCGCCATCGACTTCCGCTCTTTGCCGTCCGAGTATCCTGTGGCCGCGAGTAGCCTGTCGTGGTGGCTCATGGCGGACAACTACGCCAACCCCAGCTCCGATGGGAACTACATCCGCTTGCAAACGCCTCATGCGGATGGGTGGCAGATCCAGCTCATGGCGACCTACAGTGGCAACGAGCTGGCTCTCCGGTTGTCTCTAAACGGCGATTGGACCGCGACCGGCAAGATCCTTCCCGGCACCGGCGATCTCAGTCCTGCGTACCCACGCATCAAGGGCAACTACGGTGGTGGTGCAAACCTGTGGTGCTTTGGACTGGCGAATACAGAAGGAACGATGCTGCACCTCTGGACATACGGGCCTACGCTCTGGTATCAGCCACAGCACATGTGTTCTGTGAGCTTGATTGAGCCATTCGATTCCCAGCATGATGTTGCTTCGGAGAGGTGGGCGCTCCAGGGAGTCAATCTGGGCAGTGGGGGAAACTATTTCGTGAATCCGTGGGCGCATTATGACTCACGTTACTTGCAGTGGGGGAACCTAGTGACATGGCAAGAGCGATTCAACGTCGCAAAGAACTACTGCTACCCTCTCGATCCAACGAGAAGCTGGGAGGGTGAGGGATTCAGTTATTCTTCTGGTCACAATGAGGCAAACGCCAGGACGGGGAAGAATGACTACATCGATGGGACTCTGATGGTGAAGGACTACACCAACGCACGGGATGACTACGAAATCTTTGGGATCGTCAGAGGCGCCTACCGGATGCGCCGAGGGTTCAGTGCGCATAAGCCTCTCTCAAGAGTCACGGCAAAGGACACGCTACACATTGCGAATGGCCTCGCTGTCGATTGGCCAGGGATCACTCCCCAGCTCTAGGTGAGACATGGCAACGCTACCCGCGCTCAATGTGTACGCAGACGTTCGGAAGGAAGAGCGGGGGTACTTTGCCGATGGGGCGTCTCTGCCTGCGCTCGGCGTCTCTGCCAGTCCTGCCCTGGACGAGTACGGCGACGGCTACGCACTGAACGCAGATCCGATCCCGGACCTCTCTGTTGTCCTCGTGGAGAGGGTCGTGCAGTTTGGGGATTGGGCCAACATGAACACGGACCCGATTCCAGACCTGGCCCCTCTCCTGGTAGACCAGGGTTCTCCGGCGGTGAGCACCCCGCCCTTCTATGCGATCATGCGCGGGAAGAACACGGGGGGCGGAGCAGCTTGGGTTTTCTGGGAGGCGGAGAATGGACCAGACCCGGACGGCAACTACTATGATGGTGCTGTTCCCTTCTCCCAGCTCACGGATATCGTGTGGGCTGCGACAAGGCATTTGAGCTGAGGATCTCATGGCGGGTTACGGTACCAGATACGGGATCAATCAGTATGGTTTGGAGATCGATTTAGTCGGCCCCCTCGTAACGGCGATCAATCCTCACAAGGATGAGACACAGGTTCCTGTGAATACCGATATCACGGTAGAGATCACGGATGATGAGGGGGTGAAGGATGACTCCATCAACATTTGGATTGACCGCGGTGCCGGGTTCGTGCTCGTTTTTGCTCAGGGGGAGACGCCACAGTTCAAATCGGGGTACGATGGGCCATCATCGGCGGTCACCAACATCCTGGGAGGATTCCGCGTGGTCATCGATCCTGACACGGACTTTGAGACGGGGGAGTTGATTCACGTGAAGGTTGCCGCCCTCGACCTCGCCGGCAATCCTGAGAGATTGGCCTGATGTCAGTCACCTACAGCTTTTCCACCACTCTCATCCTCCCGACTGGGGACGAATTCACTTGCATGGATGTGGGTGAGGCCAGCATGCCGCTGATCCTCACTTTCCCCGAGGTCACAGCATCCCGTGGTTCCCCCTGGTTCTCAATCGATAGCTACGACGATCTAGTCATCACCAGCGATGATGGGGCCTCCAGCAGTCTTGAGTTTGATCTGTCCCTCCAGCCAGATCACACGTTTGAGACGACGTTCAAACCCAGCGCCCTGCCCGAAGACCTTTCTAAGCTCGATCTCTACCGGTTTTTCATCGGAACCTACGACCAGCAGGACAATGCTGGCGGTATCCTCCTCTCGAAGAGTGGCATCGCGCTCCTCGCCTCTTTCGGAACCAGCGCGCTAGTCCTGCCGGGCAGCCAGGATCTCCTGACGGAGGGAGAAACCTACTACACGCTCAGGCTGGTGGTAGAGGGCACGTCGGACACGATGTACCTCTACCTCACCAAGACTTCAGATCTCCCGCTGACGGGGCATCAACTTCGGTACACGACCGCGGCCCCATCGACTCCCAGTGGCGTTCCCGATTCCATCCGGGTCGAGATCATTGGGCAGTCTACCCGGGCCGTCGTTGGAAAGTTCAGCTCATTCCGCGCTTGCTGCAATCAGGCCTTGGTCCCCAACCGCCGGCCGATCGCGGATGCTGGGAATGACCAGACTGCGAACGTGGGCTCGGCGGTGACCTACGATGGCATGGCCAGCTACGACCCGGAACGGGCACCCCTGACCTACAAGTGGTCCCTTGTGGATGCCCCCGAGGTCTCCAGATACCGAATCTCCGGGACGGATGGTTCGACTTCGGATGATGGAGATGTGGATGGGTTCACCGATATCTTCAACGGCGGGACTGACGTGTTCAGTGAAGACAATGCCCCGCTTCTCCAGCCGGGTGATGCGCTTCTCGTAGAGGGTACGGTCTATGAGGTCAGCACCGATCGCTGGACGCTCAATACCTCGACTGGGAAGTATGAGCGAGACACGCTCACGTGGGATGATGATGAGATCGTCATCACGACTGATACTCTACCGGACGATCTGAGCGGGGTGGCCTGGGACGTCTTCCATAGCGCCACCTTCTTCAACGATCGTACTCAGCCCACGACCTCGGCCATCCCGGACATCAGTGGGCTCTACTACGTCCAGCTCGTGGTGAACGATGGATCGCTCGACAGCCTCCCCACCACGGTGTTGCTGAATGTCAGCCAGACTTCCGTGGCACTGGGGTGCATCCCGGACCTGAGTTGGATCTGGAACCTGCTTGGGGACTTCTGGAACCTGCTGGAGGATCGGGAGATCATCGAGACTTTCTGGTCAGGCTTCGCCCAGGCCGCAGCCGCGCAACTTTTAACAGCCTGGCAGATTGACTACAACAAGAGCCTCATCGATATCCAGCGAGTCTTCCAACGCCGCTGGCTGGGCTATGATACCCGCGACATTGACGACCCGACCACGGCCTCGGTCCGCATCATCCGAGGGCCGATCTTCAGTTCAGATCTGGCGGCTGGGGCAAACGTGGATGGGCTTACCCTCCAACTTGTCCTCGATGCCTCAGCCGTCCAGATTGTCACCTTCAGCGGCGCGAATCCCATCTCACTTTCGGACATCGTGGACCAAATCAATGAGCAGATGGGGTTTGGAACGGCGGCTACCAAGCTGGCAGCAGCGGTAACCAAGGGCGCATCCCAATACCTCACGCTGGACTACGCTCTGCTCCTTCGAATCCGGCCGGGAGGGACAGCGAACTCGACTCTGGGGTTCTCGGCCACCGAGTACACCCAGAACGACCTGCGAGGCTCTCTTGGTTCCGCGCTCTCTCCGACCCGGCTGACTTCCTTCGAGGCGACAGATCCCCCGGTCCTCGATTTCGATGAGCAAGGCGTGGTCGCTGGCGACCTCCTGGTGACGTACGGTCAGGGTTACGTCATTGTGAAGACCGCGGCAGAGTCGGCATCTCCCTACACGGAGATGCGGGGGCTGACACTCGAGAGCGATCTCCCAGATCCGACAGACCCCATCACTCCACCTGGTCCATGGATCATTCCCTCGATCGTGGTCTCGGAGGAGATCGACTTCGAGTCTAGGCTGGTGATGCCTGGGGACATCGCTCGGTTCGAGGTGAAGCTCAGGACAACCAGGACCACGCGAGAAGTAGCTTGTGAGGTCGTGGCCGTGAATGGCTATGGCTTGGGTTTCGATCCGGCTCCGCTGCTGGAAAGCTACGCCGGCTCACCCAACCTCTACGAGACGCGTTTCCTGGGAACCAAACACGTCAAGTACATCCCGGTGGATGATCTTGTGTTGGAGATTCCCAGACTCCAGCAAACCATCAAAGATCCTCCGAGTACGTTGGCTCAGAACGTGGACTACGTGATTGAGAAGGTGGGAGATCAGAACGCCATCTCCCTCTCATCCGGCACGTTCACCTACCTCGATCCTCCACCAGATATTCTGTGGGCTGAGATCACGTACCTGGACAACCGCCCAACGATCGAGGCCAATTTCGGGCGGATGGTGAACTTCACAATCGAGGGTTTGGAGACTCGGACTGACGACCTGGACTACCTCTCCGCCGTCCGGGGTTTGTGGTGGGCCTACTTTGGCGGCCCGTCCTTGTACAAGGTCAAGGTCGGAGCGCAGATCTTACTCGGTCTTCCTTTCTCAGAGGCTGATGGCATGATCACCTCGGTTGAGCCGAACTTCAGTGCGACCGAGGGTAGGATCATCATCCAGGACACTTACCAGACCAACATCGTTCGCACCTACTATTACCCACTGGCCGCTGGCTTGGCGACCAATGATGCCACCGGACTTCCCTATGTTGAGGGGGACACCGTGGCTATGTTCGCGCCGCTCAGTGGGGGTGTCGAGGTAGAAGACTGGGTCTCAGATCCCGCTTGGCTTCAGTCCTACGTTGCTCAACATCAGATGTTGGAGCTCGACAAGTACTTTCGCTTTCTCATCCGGGCGGATGTGGACACGTTCAACCTGACCAACCTCATCTTCGCGCAGGACTTCGTGAAGAAGATCAAGCCGGCCTATACCTGGCCTCTCTTCGTGATGCTGAAGAAGCTGCCTACCACCGAGGTGGACGTGGCAGACACGATTACGATGAAGGTGAAGCTGGCGCTCTCCGATACCTTCTGCTCTCGGATTGAATCTGGCTCCTACCGCTGGGACGACACAGATGAAAGCGGTAACTGGACGCATCAGTACGATCCAGTTACCCCTCCCCCGGCTTGGATTCACGACACTCACCGACTCTGCCCGGACGACCTTCTGTGGGTGGCCATTTCCTACATCCACCCTGGCGGAGCGGGGTGGTTCTTTGATACGATCTGGTCCTATGATGATGGGGACACGGACGGAGATCTGGTCTCAGAGGACAAGGTTCCTCTCAGTGGACCCGACAGCCTATCTCCGGCGCCCTACGGGCCGCTGGTTGGTGTCATCACTCACGATGCGGCTGTGACCGCCGGGACTTATCATCGTGAACGCTGGATGAAGTGAGGAACCATGTTCAGGGACATCATTGACGTCAAAACCAACGTGAAGATCGTCGCTCGAGACGATCGCGGGAAGAAGGTTCCTGGGCTTTGCCGCGAAGGGCATAACATCTGGGTCAACCTCGGCCGGCAGTATCTGCCCGAAGTGATCTCCCCCCTGGACTCCAGCTTTGCCGCGCACTACAACGATTCGCCCATTCGAGTCGTGCGGTACATGGCGCTGGGGATCGGAGGGGATTCCCAGTTGGTCAGTGACATCGCCGGGACCTATCCAACCCTCGATGCCCACTACCCTGGCCAGAACACGTTCGATGACACCGTTTTGACGACGCCATACCTCGAGCGGCCGGTGAAGGTGACGGGGACAGCCGGAGTGGGTTCTTCAGCGGGTGTTTGGATGAACAGCGTCACGGCGCCCCCGACCTTCGGCGGCGTGCCGATCACGAAGGTGACCTACACCTGTCTGTTCAACTACACCGACATCAATCTCTCGGGATCGTATCCTTCCGTACCACTGTCCGAGATCGGGCTGATGCTCAGCAATCAGCAAGCGAGCCGGACCTCGGAGGAGGTTTACGACTACAGCGTGGGGGCTCACCCAGCGCACATCAACTACTCGACCCGTCAACGGCTCATCGCTTACAATACCTTCGACACCATCTCGAAGACGGTCTCCGTGGCCTTCGAGGTCTACTGGGAAATCCAGTTCTGAGGGAGATGAAATGACGCTTCCGTACCCTCATGGCAATGCTGCTGGTGAGATCGCGAACAACGCTTCTTACGACACCGGCTTCACTCCGGGCTCAACTGGGGGGAAGTTCATCGGGTTCGGGGAAGAGGGGACCTCGATGATTGCGAATCGGGCGCATTGGGCGCTCTCCGCGAACATCGACTACCTCTACCAGAAGATGGCCGCAGATCGGTCGCTTCCTGCTGGAGTCGCGTTCACCAGCACTGGCCAGCAGAAGTACCACTTCACGGCCGACGTCTTTACTGGGGATGCGACCTACCCGGGCGTGGCGGGGACTTCCGATATGGAAGGTCTCTTCATGCTCTTCTCGGTCTTGGATGATCAGTACAACGAGCTCACGGATGGCTCGGACAATGAGGTCCGTATCCGGCGCGTTCGAGAGACGACCGAAGTCACGGACGTCTACAAAACCGGCTTCGTGACTGACCCCTGGGTCTATTTCTGTACCGTCCACCCAAGTACCGGCGCGATTGTCGCAGACCCCTACACGATCCCCCTCGGCACGGACGTCAGAATCCTCTACGGGGAGCGGGGCAGCTTGGAGGGGCTCACGACGGACGCTTTCACCCGCTTCAAAGTTCAGGCCGCTGGAGAAGTAGAGGCGGGGGCTTTCCTACAGGACGGCTCCAAGAAGATGACGGGGGATGCGGACTGGGATGGGCACAAGCTGCTCAACCTCAACGAGGCTCGGGGAGAAGCCGCAGCCGATCTGCTGGTTCGTTCTCAGCAAGAGCTCCAGCTCCAAGGTGATACGACACTGACCCTCAAAGACCAGTTCCTTAGCTCACCGGTTTCTCTGAGTGAGACTGGGATCACTGGCGTAGAGGGTATCTGGCCCAGCCTGGTTGGGTCGCTCAACAGCCATCGGGCATCCCTGGTGGGTATCGGGGGCAACCGCTTCCTCGATGTGGGCACCCCGATCACCTTCACAGATGGCACTGCGGCGGTGGCTTGGCCAACGTCTGTCTTGATGCACAACGGGGATCGTCGGAATCTGCCTTCAGGAAATGTCACGGCCCCAACCGGAGCTGGGACGAGGGTGCTGGTCGTGGATGTAGCGGGAGCGACACAGCAACGTCAGATCGCTGACGTTGTCCCCACCGATGCGATCTTGGCCGTCTACAGCCACGCTGGCGGCGTCTTCACGATCAAGTACGATGCTCGCTGGGTGATGAACAAGCGTGCGGATGCGCTCGAGATCGCGGTGGGGGCGGACACGAATGGTGATCTCCTCCCAGGATGCGATTTCGCCGATCTGGCCACGGCGTTTGATCTCGTATCAGCCCTTCGTCTGACGACAGTTGGGGCGCATCGTCCCGCTGTCATCCGCGTGCGAGGACAGACTTCGGTCACGGGTAGTCTGGTTCTTCCGCACGGTTTGGTGTTGATCGGGGAAGGACAACCCACGGTTCTCGTGTCCCATGGGTCGAGCATCAATACCTTTGACGGGACTACGACCACCCCGAAGGTGGAGGTCTACAACATCAATTTCAAGTGGGACAATGGCGCGGCCACGCAAGACGTGGACAAGGCACTGTTCTACAACCTCGGCACGTACAGCGTGATTCGGGGGTGCCAGGTCTGGTCACACGTCTCCGCCAACAGTTTCGCCAACATGTTCTTCTGGGACACGACCAACAACTACCGCGTGGTTGTGGATCAGTGCTACGCTGAGGTCTCCACGAGGTTTGTGTGTGCGTCGGGTCTTGTGACCCTCCCTGCGTACAATTTCCTCATGGATTCCGTCTTCCGCCTGTGCGTGGCGAAGAACAACTACCCTTCTGCTTCCACGGCATTCGCGTTCGACGTTGCTGGGGACGGGAATCTGGTGGAGAAGTGCACGGTTTCGTCTTCGGGCAATCTCTACAAGAGCGGCATCAGGATCGGCCATCGTGGTAGGGCTATCGGGAACGACATCACGGGAACGGGAAACAGCCTCCTAGATGGATCTGGCGTTCTGGTCCAGACGAATACGATCGAGGTGGTCTGTTCGGCTACGGTCAAAGACAACAAGATCAAGGACATGCAGTATGGGGTGGGCTGTAGCATCCAGGCGACCGTGGCGATACCGAAGACGGCTATGGTCGCCTTCCAGGACAACTACGCCGAGACTGTCCGTATCGGAGTGTGGGTGGACAACGATCCCACCAATACGCTGGACGGTAGTTCATTTAAGATCTCCGGCAACACGGTCGATGGCGTCCTGGTTGCCACGGGAACAGGCATCTTCGTCAAGCGTGCTCGGTACGCTTTGATCGAGAAGAACTCGATCCTGAATAACTCCGGCCTCTACGGGATCTGGGTGGCGGATGATTCGATCACCAAGATTCGAGAGAACAACGTCACTGGTCACACCGGCACGAGTTCCCGCGCGGTCTTGGTGACTGCGGCGGCTGGGGCAGCTCTCATTCAGGGCAACCACCTTTACTCGGACGGTGGTTCGGATGCGACCGGCATCGTAGTCGAGGTTCTCTCCGCCTACTCGCACGTGAAGGATAACTACATCGATGGGGCGACTGGCGGGACGAACTTCGGGATAGGCGTGGAGATTGACGCTGCTGACTGTAAAGTCACCGGCAACACGATCACCAACTACACGACCTACGGCGTGATGGGGACGGCCTCTGCCGCCGATCTCTTGATCGACGGCAACACCTGCACGGACGACGCCTCGGCTTATGGCTGGGAAATCTACGTCAGCGGCGAGCGTACGATTGTTGGCCGGAACAAGCTTTCTGGGACAAATGCTGGGATCAGCATGTCAGGTACAGGTTCTGTTGCCCATCACAACGCTCTTCACGTGAACGGCAGGATAGCGGGCGCGGCAGCACACTACTCTATCCTTGTGAACACGGGTGCAGATGATTCGGTGGTCGATGGGAACATCCTGGATGCGTGTGGGGATCTCGAGGTCCAGCATTACTACCACATCCGAGCAAACGCACGCGCGTCGATCGTTAATAACGTGCTCAAGGAGTGCTACAACTACGAATTCGCATCCAGCGGCATCAACAACTACTTCATCGCTGCCCATGCCGCCTGCTTGATCCAGGGGAACAAGATCTACAATGATGTCTCCTCCACGATGGGATCATGCGCCTATGGAATCTTCGTGGGAGCCAGCGGTGAGTACACCCAGATTCTAGGAAACCAGATCTACTGGACGGGTAGTGGCTCGCAGGATGTTGCTTGGGGCATCTATGCGGGTTCTATTTCGAAAGTTATGGCCTCCGGCAACCTCGTGACGGGTTTCTACCTGGGCGGTGCTGCAACTTACGGCGCTATCCGAATGGATGGGAACAACTGCGTGGCGGTGGGGAATCTCGCCGGATTCCTGGCGGGAGATCCGACAGGTCTTCAGATCACGCTCAGCAACGCCGGCGCCAACTATTCCATGGCGGTGGGAAACGTCGTTCTATCTACGGGCGCCTTCATCCACGGCGTTGGTGTCATGCCGGTGTCTACGAATTACAACACCACCGCACTCGCACCGATCGACGATCTCAACCGGAGTGTATAGGAGAAGCTGATGGACAAGATCATGGCGGCACTCGTGAATTGGCAGGCCCTCCTGGTGGCCTTCGCCTCCTTCGCTCTCTTGGGAGTCATCCGTGCGTTGGGCACGAAGAAGGACAAGGCTGGGAAGGTGATCGGTGGGTTCGCCCTGAATCGCTGGTTCCAGATGCTTCTCCCTATCTACCCCTACGCCCTGGCGATGCTTGCGGTCTTTACTCCTGGGCTACCCATGCCGGAGGTACTACCCAAGACAATCGCGGTCAAGATCATGTTCGGGCTATGGACAGGATGGATCTCTGGCTTCAGCTACCAGCTCGCGAAGAAAGTTCTGGAGAAGGGATTTGGGGTAACCTTCAGTGGGGATGCGTTCGTAGCTTCTCCGACGTCACCTCCTACAGACACAACCCCTCCGTCAGCCTAGTTCGGAAGGAGCTCCCCATGGATGAGCATGTTCTCTCCGGCTTGTTTGACGAGCTCGAGAAGATCTCGGGTGTACTCGGCGCGGCTGGAGCCTTCCTTCACAAGATGGAGGACCCCATCGAGGTGGGCGGTCTGGGTATCCTCGCTGCCCCGAGCGTGGACAATATGGTCGCGAAATGGAGGGCTCGCCGAGCTGGTCTAGTAGACCCCCATGGGAAGCCGACTGAGGAAGGGATTGAGAGCAAGCGTCTCATCAAAGAGAAGTGGCACGATCCCATCGAGGCAGGCGGTCTAGGGCTCCTGGCGGCTCCCATCGTGGGAAAGTGGGTTGGCCGAAACCATCTAGGCGGTCACGGATGAGCACGCTGAAGAAGATTTGGGAGTGGCTGAAGAAGAACTGGAAGTGGTTGATCGCCCCACTCTGGATCGTCTCTCTCATCCTGGTGTGGCTCTTCTTCGGTGGCAAGAAGCCCTTCCTACCCAGCGGGACGACCGATGCGGCCGCGGACGGTGCCATGAAGGCGAAGGACGAGGCCATGGCTCAGTTCAAGGCCCGGCTGGACGATCTGGTGAAGAAGGCTGGGGAGAGACTCCAGAAAGCCTCCAAGGACCAGGTGGATCAGTTCAACGGACTCAAGGACAAGCCTCTTGATGAGGTGGCGAAATGGATCGATTCACTCTGACCGATCCGATGGCGATCTCTGACCGTGCCTGATGCGACGCTTCCACCTGCACCGCCTCTCGGATGTTTCAGGAGTCTCAGGTGTGGGGATCGTAGCCGAGGGCTGTGTCTTCACTGACGGGACGGTAGCTCTTCGTTGGACCTCCTCCACTCCTAGCGTGGTCTTCTACAGCAGCATGGATCATCTGGAGAAGGTGCACTGCCACAACGGGCAGACGAAGATCATCTGGAAGGACGAGTAGCATGCCGTTCAAGTCAAAGGCCCAGAGAGCCTGGATGCGCTCCCAGAAACCTGAGCTCGCGAAGAGGTGGGAGAGAGAGACTCCTTCGGAAGAGGCGCTCCCAGAGCACGCCCCGAAGAAGGGGAAGATCAAGAAAGCGGAGCCAGGTCCACCCCCAGGCGTCTCCATGCAGGATTGGGATCGCATCCTTCAGAAGGGACCGGGGAAGATCAAGGGAGCCGACTTCCCTAACTCGGCTGGACCAGAAGACTGGGACGCGGTAGGCGACAGCCCTTGGAAGCAGGGTGAGCCGAAGGTCAGCAAGGACAAGGTCAGCGACTTCGATGATTCCGCTTTTGGCGGAGATGGAACACGGATCATGCCGAATCTACGTGCGATCCACAAGACAGGTCACGTCGTGCCTCGTGAGAAGACAGCTCAGGGGGAATTCGAGTACGCAGATCTCGGTCCGAATGCCGGGACGGGGGGAGTTCATGTCTCCTGGCAGATGCCGGGCAAGCTCAAGAGGTCGGCCGGGCTGGACCAGGAGGAGAACCTGGACGACGCCCAGCGGGGAACTGACCCTCCTGCTCCCTTCCCCCAGCCGCCCGACCAGAGGCTGAAGACCCTGGCTCAGGAGCGGGGCCCCATCAAGAAGCTCTCCCAGGTCTCCTACCGGTCCTTTCTGGACGAGCTGCAACTCCTTGATAAGACGTCGGAGGCTATCCGGTCGTTACCCGGTCGCTACCCGGCGGGGAGGAACCGATGAGGTGGTTGCTCGTAGTTGCCCTCCTGGCGCTCCCAGCGCCTCTCAGAGCGCAGAATCCCCAGTGCCTGGCCCAAGACTACTCCGACCCCAAGAAGGAGCCCTCCTACGCCTGTCCGGGGCCTGGGGAGGATGCCCTGGTACCCAGGCTGAACCCCAAGGACTCAGTAGCCCTCAAGCTGGGTGTCCCAGCCCCCTGGGAGGGCATCCTGCTGGACAAGGACCGGGTCTTGGAGCTCGGCCTTCGCATCACCGCCCTTCGGCGCATCCGGTGGATGGAGACGACCTCGGCCGGGGAGAAGCTGGCGAGTGAGGTGAAGTTCACCACCCAGTCCTTGCGGGCCGACCTCGATCTCCGGACCAGCCAGCGGGAGTCGTACAAGAAGCAGGTCACCCAGCTTCAGACTGAGCTGTCAAAGGAGCGGGCGTGGTACCGCTCCTGGACCTTCGGGGCGGTCGTGGGGGTGGTTGTTACCACGGTCGCAGTCGTGGCCGTAGCCTACGTCGCCAAGTGATTACTAGCTAAAGAAACCCAGGCGTCGCAAGCCGCCTGGGTCGAGGTCGGTGGGAGGCGCTACCCGTGTTGCGACACGAGGCAGTCACCACCCCGGCCATCCTGGTAGCGGACGGACCGGAAGCAGTGGACCACCCCGTGAAACGCAACGAGGTAGATCTGGACCGGCGCGGGCCCGGTCAGAACCACCTCGTCACGCTCGCCCACGGGCAGTGCGTCAACCATCCCCTTCACGACCTTGCCAATGGTGTTGATCACCTCGGCACTGGTCGCGTTGGGGAGGTTCGCCCGCCCACCGACCTCCGTGACCCCAAGGCCCGCGTACAGCGGGTTGCTCGGGGTCACCGAGAGATCGATCTTGAGCATCGGTGACCTCCGCAGGCAGGGGCCCTGCGAGCCATCACTGGCTTGGCACCAGCAATCCCCTACTTATCGGGGTAGCTCAAGGAGGGGGAACTTGCGTTCTTTCCTCTACGTTTCTTATACCGGCATGGATGATCCGTTTGCAGGTTAAGAAAAGCCCCCGAAGGGGCTAGAGGGAGTTGGATCGGAGGAGCTGGAGTAGCTCCTCGCGATCCTCGATGGCGGCCGGGTCGATGTCCACAACGAGCTGGACAGCTAGCAGCCGGAGGCTGTCCAAGGTCAGGTCGGCCAGGTAGGCTTCGGTCACGTTCACGGTCTCATCCGGACGAGCTGGGCGGGGACCCAGGGTAGAGCCCCCTGCTAGTCGTTTCCCTCCTCGCCCTCCGCCTGCTTCTTCCACTCGTCCTCCAGCGCCTCGATCCTGGGCTCGAACTCGTCCGGCTCGCTCACACCCTTGAAGATGTTCTCGGTGAGTCCGAGCTGGTGGAAGAGTTTCCGCTCGATCTCGACCAGGTGCTCGTCCTGCGTGTCCAGGCGTTCCGCCACGGTCTGGGCGAGCTCGTCCACGGCCTTCCCGACCGCATGGACGACCTTCAAGATCTCAGTCAGCGTCCTGGTTTCGGACGACGCAGCGACCTTGCCCTTCGGGGGCGGAGCCTCCTCTTCGGGCTCCGGCTCGGGTTCTTCTTCCGGCTCGGGTTCCGGGGCGGGCTTGCCCCTGCCCTTCTTCGGCTCCTCCGGGGGCGGCGCGGCCTTACCCTTCTTCTTTCCCCCGCCTTCCTGGGCCTCCAGGATCTTGGCCTTGAGGTCCGCGCTGTTCATCTCGGTCGCTTCCTTGTTGCCCATGCCCAACACTTCCATGGCCGCGCGGCGGAGTTGGACTCGGCTCATACCATCCAGGTCTTCCTTCGTGAGTTTCTCAGACATGTTTCCTTCGTCTCCGTGCTCTTGCGTTGGCGCTGACTTGGGATTGTGGAAGTGCGAACCGCAGCGCCGATGGTCCAAACTCCCTAATGATCGAGTCTCGTGCCTTTCGTTCCTCTTCTTCAGCCAGAGTCCAAACAGAGCAGGAATACCCCTCGTTTAGCCTGGGTGCCGACACCTCCTCACAGCTCGAAAGATGCTTGCAGGTCACGCAGCTTTTCCTCATCCCCCGTCCTTCACCTTCTCCAGGAGGTCTTTCTCGCACTCGTCCACCGCGCAAGCCCTGGCTCTAGCGGGTGGACAATCCCAGCAAGCATAGAACTGGTCTGCACACTTGAGCTGATGGTAGACATCCTTCCAGGTCTCCTTCATCAACATCATCGCGTTCCTCTCGTCATCCACGGGGTCTGCTGGACAGTCACCGGGATCGACTTTTCCCTCGATGATCTTAATGAGAAGCTCCCTTCCTAACCCACGGTGACCTACCCAACAGCCGTGATGTCGCGCCAGCTCGACTAGCTCGGTCTCGTTCAGGTTGTTGTAATCGTACTCGATCATAAGCCTCCTTTGTCATTCCCACCTCGGCCTCCGGGACCCGACTGAGCGTGACGTAGAGACCTGGGTGTTCTGGGTCGCAGTGTTTCTCCTGCGACGTGCGAAAGTTGTGGCAGTCATCAAGCCCGATGGCTGATGCAACCGTATCTTCGATCAGCTTGATCCGGTTGCTCAGGTCCATCTGCTTGTAGCGATTGCCCTTGGTCGATGCTTTGTTTTCCACCTGTTCGAAGAACACCGCCAGGTGGAGCTCGTACGGGACGTTCTTCTCCAGCTTCAGGAGGGCCACCTTCGCTCCGTCTTGGATCGCCTGCATCGCCTTGAGCTTGAACGTCCTGGCCTGTGGGCTCAGGACTCTTCCCTTGCCCGCCGGGTGGCGGATGTAGATGTTGTTCGAAGAAGGGGGCAGCCGTGGAATCCAAACCCTGAAGATCATCGTCGTCCCTTCTTGAACACGTCCAGTGCGGACCGTTTCGATTCGTGAGGTTGCTCAGATCTCCGGGACGTTTTGAATGCGTCCCCAGCTACCTCTGCCGACCGCTTCCTGGCGAAGGTGGCTCCACGTCCCTCCACGTTGGCCTTCCCGTCAAGGGCGGAGAAGGCCCTGGAGACGGTTTCGATCTCACGCTTGTAGCCTTCCGTGATGGCAGTGAGGTGTCGGACCTTGCTGTCGCAGTACTCGTAGTGGGCGTCCACGTCCAAGAACCGCTTGTCTAGCCTAGCTGCATCGTCCTTGTCCGACACTGTTCCGTCCTTCTTCTGCCGGATGTGTGACCAGGCAACGTCCCGCTTCTTCTGAGCCCTGTTCCTCTCCCCCTCCGCAATCTTCAGTTGGCTGATGGCGTAGGAGTACCAGGCGGTGAACTGCCCGATCAGGGTAGTGAGTTCGGCGTATCTCGCCTCGCTGAGGTCGATGGGAGGCTGGGGGGAGTCCGCCAGCGTTCCATCCCGTCTTATCGGTCGGACTGCAAGTGGTAGTCCCATCTTGATCACATCCGCTTCAGCTTGGTCCCCGGCTTCATCGTAGATCTCGATGGCCCGGTCCAGCGTGACTTCAAAGGGATTCGGCATCAGCGCCTCCTGCTCGTGTTGAACATCTTGGCGCCCTCGTTCTTGCTCTTCTTGGGCGGATTGCAGATCGCCTTGTACTTGCAGGTCATGCAGTGCCAGCCGTCCTCGCGCTCCGGCTCCTCCTCCTTGAGGGCCATCTCTCGCACGCGGTCGAGCTTCTTGGCGATGGCATCCCAGCGCCGTTCATCGTAGACCTGGACGAACTCGGCCATGCTGGAGTCGTTCTTGTTGTAGTAGACGAACAGCATCGCCGGGAGGTCGAGGCAGTGCTGGTAGACGGTGCCCTGCATGAGGTGCTCAGCGTGTGGGTTCGTGGTCTTCTGATATCCCGCATCGTTGATCGACTTGATCTCCACACCGAAGCGGATGTTGGCAGGCTCATGCATGACGTAGATGCCGTCCGTACTCCCCGCGATGTCGTAGGAGTCGGCGGCCTTGTTGTTGCCCGGGTGGAAGAACGCTTCGGGCGTGAACTCCTCGACGCCCTCACTTCTTCTGACAATCTCCCCCAGGTACGCCTGGAGTTGGGCATGGATTGCAGAGCCGGTGTCGAAGATCCTTCGGAGTCTGGGTTCGATGGCCCCAGTTTGTTCCGCTCCGATGTAGTCGTAGTAGAGGAGCCGGGCACACCCGATGGAGTACTTCCCATCGAGGGACTTTCCCGAGGTGCTTCCGATGCTTGACGGATGGAAGATGCTTCCATGCCGGATGGAGTTGAGATCGAAGGAGACCTTCAGTGGAGCTGGTGGTTCCACATTCAGGTCTTCCAGAAATGCATCGATCCGTGAAACCACGGAGATGTGCCGGACGAGATCCTTGATCTTACCGCCCGGGCCGAGGTGCCGCTTGGCGTCCTCGATGGTCAGAAGAGTCTCAGCCATGTGTTTTCCTCGCGATCTCGATGAAGAGTTCATAAGGGATGACGGCGAACTTTCGGCCAAGTCGCCTGAAGGTGATGACGAGTGCCGGCCACTCGCCCGCAATGTTCGCATGCCGAACGACAGCCGCGAGCTGATCCACGAGCAACCGGAAGCCTTTCGTACTTTCCGTGTATTTGTGCTCAACTCGCCACTCGTCGATCTTTCGTACGTCGTCTTTCGCGTCCTGGTTTCCAGAGCCAGGCTGGGTGTGGCCGCCAATGTCCAGGGCTAGCCCCTTCTCCAGCTTCTGGGAGATCTTGATCCGCCGCCTCCTCTCCTGCTTGGTGACAGGAGAGGAGGAGCGGGCGGGCTCGAACTCGACCACGTACCCGTTGTCCTGACAGCCATCGCAGAGCAGGAACTCCTGTAGGATGTGCTCCGCCTGGTCGCGGATCTGGTATCTGGTCGTCTCTCTGACTCTGCCGCATCCCGAGCACTGCCTTCCGAATCCCAGGTATCTGATTACCAGCTCAACCTTCATCCCTCGACGTCCTTGTGGCGGACATGCTGGAGACCGGCGTCCTTCAGCATCATCTTCCACAGAAGGTTCTTCAGCCCCAGCTTGGGATCATCGAATGCATCCATCAGCGCGTCCTTCCCACTGAACTTCAGCGGGTCGTCCTCGTTGGGAAGGGCACCACCATGATCGACGTAGTAGACAGACCCACCTCGCCGAATGATGCTCTTCGAGGTGCAGTAGTTGATGAAGTCCGAGTCGATGTCGATCTCGGGTGGCTCGAAGAAGTACTTGAAGGCCCCCGTGATCCCCTCGTGCGTCCCTGCCTTCCCCTTGGTGATCTCCCAGTTGATTTCCTTACCGATCTTGGTCTTGCCGTCCTTGGTGTAGAGGATCTCCCCTGGACGGAGCTGGATGTCTACCAGCTTGCCGTGCTTGAGCGCCCAGGCCCCACCCACTTTCCATTCCCTCGAGCGCATCCCGGCCTTGTTCAGGTTGGCCCGAACCTGACGGATACCGATGATCGTGGTCTCGTTCTCTTCCAGGAACGGCCGCTTCCCCTTCCATCCACAACTCTTGCAGGTGTAGCCGTAGCTGGTCTCACTGTGCTTCTTGAACTCGATCTCCAGCTCGTAGCACTCCGGGCACCGCTTCCGGGGAGCCATTGCCCCCTGCACCTTCTTCATCCACTTCGTCTGGACGGAGGAGGAGCTGGCGATGCGGGGGTCATCAGCCAAGTCGGCCTCATCTTCAGCCGCGGTGAGCATCGAGTCCCAGGAGTCCACCGCTCCAATCTGGAAGGCGTTGGACCAGATCATGCGGACGAGAGCATCTAGGTTCCCCTCCGCCGCTCCCCGCAGAACCAGAAACTCACCGCACCCCTTCTTGTCCTGAAGCTCGTGGCACTCCTGTACTGTAAGGGGCTCTTCCCCGGCCTCCCTCCGGCGTCGTGCCTCCACCTCGAGCTCGTAGTTGGAGAAGGGAACCCGGAAGCCGATCTTCCGGGCGTACATCTTGTCGAACGGGAACTCCATGCAGAGCATGAAGATCCTGGTGGAGTCCCCGTAGAGTCTTTGCACCTGGGCGAAGTAGTTGTAGATCAGCAGGTTCTTCCCGGCTCCGTCTGGCCCATCGATCTGAGATAGCCCCCCCGCTGCGAGCCCACCGCCAGTGGCGATGTCCAGGGAGGGGATTCCGCAGGGCCGCCGGAGGTCGAAGCGCCCTTCCAGCTCCGAACCGCGTTGGAGTACCACTCCATAACCGCCCAGCTCCGCGGTGATGCCCTCCACGAGGTCGTCCATGTCCATCTTCGGCAACCGGGTGGGTCGGTTCTCGGTCTTCTCAGCCTTCTTTGCCATCCTTGTCTGGCCTCCTTTCGTACGGTTCACTTCCGAGATCGGGATCGAGGGGTATGTTCGTGTTCGGGTGAGGATCCTTATCCCCCGCCCCGGCCTTCTTTTCCGTTGGCACCTTCTTTGGGTCGATCTCCACTGCGTACTTTTCCATCGTTGGCTCCTTTCTTTAGGCCAAATCGTTCACGGAGGTCGGGTTCCTTGAAGACCTCCTGGGACTGCGCCACCATGATGCGAAGAACTTCGTTGGGCCGGAAGCGAACACGGCGGCGGGGAGGGATGATGATGGCCTCCCCAGTGTAGCGGTTCCGTCCCTTCCGTGCCTTTTCCAGCACGTTCACGAACCGACCGAGGCCGTGGTACTGGACGTCTCGCCCCCGTCCCATAGCTTCCCGGATTGTCCTCGCTACCAGGCGCATGATCTTGCGGATCTCCCGCTTGGTGTACTTGGTCTGTCCGGCTACGGCTTCGATTAGTTCTTGGTATTCCATGGTCTACGCCTTCGCCGTTGCCCAAGAAAACCCGACTCCAGCATCCGCATTCAGTGGGACCAGGAGGTCGTCACCGAACGGGTGTTCCATCAGCTCCAGAACGATTTTCTTGGCCTCGTCCACGTTCTCTTCCGGGACTTCGAAGAGTAGTTCATCGTGGACCTGGAGGAGCATCTCGACTCCGAGATTCCGAAGTCGGTGGTCGAACTCGCACTTGATCATAGCCATCTTCGCCACATCTGCCGCAGAACCCTGGATGACCGAGTTGACGCTCTGGCGTTCTGCTTGGGCGAGGTTCTTCCTGGCCGAGCCGGGGAGCTTCCACCGACTCATCTTGTCCAGCAGCTCCCCGATGGCGGGGAGTTCGTGGAAGCGACGCGGACGGCCCAGGATGGTTTCGACCATCGCGTGGTCGAGGATGTAGTTGTGGACGCCCTCGATGAACTCCCGGACTCGGGGGTAGGGCGCGAAGTACTTCTGGATCAGCGCCTTGGCTTCCTCCACTCCCACTCCCAGCGACTTGCCCAGCTTCTGGGGCCCCTCGCCGTAGTTCAATCCGAAGCCGATAGTCTTGGCGGCTTGCCTGGCGAAGATCATGCCCTTCTCGAGCTCGGTCAGTTCCGTGTAGGGCAGGCCCTGTTCCTTCGCCTTGGCATTCGATTTCTTCTTCTTGCCGGCGGCGATGATCGCATCGTAGTCGTAGTTGTACATGAGCGAGCCAGTCCCGGCGTGGATGTCCCAGCCTTTGCGGATGACGTCGATCATGTTGGGGTCCTGGGAGAAGTGAGCCATGAGCCGCATCTCGAGCTGCTCGTAGTCCACCACCAGGAGGGCGTGCTTGTCTTTGGGTATGAAGGCCGTGCGGATGCCGAACTTGTCGCCATCCGGCCGGGGGATGTTCTGGAGGTTGGGGTCCACGGACGAAAGACGTCCGGTGACCGTGACGTGCTGGGTGAGCGTGGGGTGAATCCGGTAGTCGTCGTCCACCCACTTTCTCAGCCCGTCCACGTAGGTGCCTTTCATCTTGGCCAGCTCGCGGTACTGGAGCATCAAGACTGCGACTTCCACACCCTGATCTGCCCAGATCTGCAAGCAGCTTTCATCCGTGGAGGGCTGCCTGTTCCCACTGTCTCCGCCAGTCGTCATCTTGATGGGCTTCAACCCGAGCGTGTCGAAGAACAGATCGCGGAGCTGTGGGGTACTCCTGATGTTAACTTCCCTGCCCGCGATCCTGTTGATCGTCTTCTGGATAGCTACCATCTCGACCTCGATCTTCGGGCTGAGTTCGGTCAGGTAGCCGATGTCCACCATGACGCCGCGGCGGCAGCAGTTGTAGAGCACGCGGGTGAACGGCATCTCCACCTCCTGGAAGTAGTCCCAGAGGCACATGCCGTCCATGCTGTGGAGCTGCTCAAGCTTCTCCTTGAGACAGTGGTACACGCGGAAGGTAGCCCAGGCATCCAGGGCCGCGTAGGATTTGGCCGAGTCCGGGTCTTCCCGCATGGCCCGGTCAAGCCGTTCTGGGATCGACTCCCCCTTCTTTCGACCTTTGAAGGCTTCCTTGAACTCCCGCATGTTCAGACCGAGGTGATCGAGAGCCGTCTCTTTTAGACCGTGACGGCCCTGTCGGTTCTCGTCCACCAGCCAGTCCATGGCCAGGGTATCGTAGCAGTCTCCCTTGGGCGCCTTGATGCCGGAGTTCTCCATCATCGCGAAGTCGAAGTTCTGGTTGGTGAAATACCAGGTGAGGTCCAGGTCGGAGGCAAGCTCTTGCCCGAACAGCTCGAGCATATCGCGGGAGAGGCAGTAGCGGGAGTTGATGTCGGGGCAAGCTGACCAGAACTTGACGTGGTCCCGGGCACGATTGAGTCCAGTGGTCTCCGTGTCCACCGCGCACTCCCGAGTGTCCTGGACATGCCGGGCAAACTGCATGAACGATTCGGGGTCATCCACCCAGGTGACGGGTGGAACGTACTGGGTTCCCATTGGTCCTCCACAAAAGAGACACCCCCTCCCGCCACAGGAGGGGGTGTCTGTCAGGCTACTCGTTGTAGTCGGGGTCGCCCTCTTCTCCCTCTCCTCCTTCGCCCTCTTCGTACCCCTTCGCGTGCTTGTCCGCATCGGGATTCTCGGAGCCCCAGGGGTTCTTGATCTTCAGGATCTTCGCCTGGATGTCGAACGGATCGGAGCAGAAGATCTTCTTGAAGACGAACGGCTTGATCTTCTCCTCGAAGTCATCGACCTTATCCTTGTAGGACATGATGTCGATGGCGGTCCATCTGGGAACCTGGACGGTCGAGTTGGTGCCCTCACCCTGGCGCTTGATCTCCAGCTCGCAGTCGAAGATCGACAGCGGCTTGGGGTCCTGGCAGTGGTCACACTCCACCTGCTTGAGGGGGATCGCGACGTTGCCGCACTTGGGGCACTCGCGCTTGCGGGCCACGAAGCTGAGGATGTCCTCCAGCTTCATCTCCGTGGTCTGCATGTCGATGAGCGGGAAGCCACACTTGTCGCACTCGTAGGAGACAGTCTCCAGGCGGCCTTCCCCGCAGCTCTTGCAGTCCTTCTCGATCTCGGACACGATGCCCGCGAGTTCGCTCATGTGACCGGAGCCGATGCTCCAGTGGACCTTGCGGCCGAAGAACTTGTCGAGCTTGGCGGCGCAGTGGGGGCAGCGGCGACCTTCGCAGATCTCATCGTTCATGATCTGCTCGCCCGTGCGCTTCCCCTTCGTGTATTTGATGGGCCGGCCGTGTTCGTCTTCGGCCGGAACCTTGTGGTACCAGGCGAGGTGGAGGACGTTGAAGGCGTGCTTCATGCTCCAGCGGATGTCATCGGCACCCCCTTCCCTCTCCTTGCACCCCAGGCACTTGCCGCCCACGCTCGTCAGTTCCCCGTCCACGATCTGGTACTTCTTCGAGCAGATGAAGCCCCTGTTCGAGCGGGCCGCGAAGTGATCGACGTAGGGGAAGTACTCGGTCTCCTCTCCTTCCATGTTGAGGTAGTTGCCGGGGAGGAGGATGGCCTGGGTGGTGACCCCCACAGGCGGTGCCCAGCGGTGTCTCCACCGGATGCTGAGACCCCCGCCCCTGCCCCCACCCGAGCTCTCGCTTCTCCTCGTGTTGTATCCCTGGACGCGCTGTCCGAAGGAACTTCTCTTCGCTGAATAGCTCATCTTGACCTCCAAAAGTGCCAGTCTACGGCGGCGTCAAGGACCCCTAAAAGGCTGGCTTGATCAAGGTTGTCTGGCTGGGTGTGGTCATCCGCCCAGTCTGGGTATCGCGCACACAAGACCCGAAGACCCCTTCGTCTGAGCCTCCGGCCGGTATCCAGCATTCCCTCCTTCCCTGCTTTGTTGTTGTCGAGGAACAGAATGATCGTGCAGCCTAGCCGGGAGAAGATTCGTTCCTGAGCTCCCGACATTCGGCTTCCCTGAAGCGCGACTACGTTGTCGATGTCGTGTTGGATCAACCAGATACACGCTTTGTAGCCTTCGACCACCACGACTGTATCAAGTTTGTCGAAGAAAGCCAACGGGTAGACGTTGTGGCCGTTCCACAGGAAGTTGTGGCTCTTGATGTCGTATTTCTCGTATCTGGCTCGAACTACAGGGTCGTCAGGGGCATACGGTAGGATGTCCTGCGCCTTGTAAACACGGTACTTTTCACCCTCCCCCAACACAGTGCGTCCAGCCAGTCCTACCAGCCTCCCCTCCAGGTCGCGAATTGGGAAGATGATACGCATTGCGTGCTTGTCGAATCCAATCTCTAGTTTCTTCAGCAGTTTTGGGTCGAATCCCTCCTTCACCAAGTTGGTTGGAAGGTACTGGAAGACGCCAAGAATGGACTCGTTCAGGAAGTGATCGCCTCTTCCGGCGTTGATGTGAACGTCTCTGCGGGGCTGGCGAGGGCGGGTTTTCTCCTCCTCCAGCGTCATGTCGATCAGGTCTCGGGGAGCCCCCATCTTCTGGAGGAATTGGATGAACGTCCCCTTGGCCCCGCAGGCGTGGCAGTAGTAGACCCCTGTTGACAAATTCATGTAGAACGACGGCTTCTTCTCTTCCCCTTGCTTGTGGAAGGGGCAGGGGCCGCCGACATTGTTCGGCCCGGACATCCTGGTGAAGCGCAGGTATTTCTTGGCCGATCGAAGGACGGTGTCCCTCACGAGCTTTTCCGCCCTTTCAACTCCCTCCAGGCTTCCCGAGCATGATCAGCCATCTTGGACTTGGTACGAGGACGCTCTTCCTCCTCCTTGAAGAAGTTCTTCAGGTCGGAGTACTCCTGGAAGATGAGGGGCGTCAAGACTGGATTCCCGTCCTCGTCTACGACCACATTGCCCTCCAGGTTGCGCTGCTTGGTCATCAGACATCCGAAGTCAGTGGCCGGATTCCCGTTGATGGCGAAGCCGGTGATGTTCATCTCCCGGGCGACCGTGATGGCCAGAGCCAGCTCGTTCACCTCGGGGTCTGGCGTCGTCTTCTTCATGATCTCGATTGCGGTGGTGCACGACTGGCCGTAGGCATCCGCATAGGAGATGTTGGAGGCAGACTTGCCACCGCGATCTTCGCTGTCACGGTTTGCCTGGTTGGTCCCCATGATGGGGAGGTTTTCGTCCAGGGCCAGATCTCGGATGTCCTGCGCGATGGCTGTCTGGTCATTCCACTTGGGAGATCGCCGGCCCTCATGCCGCATGAGGTACAAGCCGTCCACGTACAGCGCGTCTGGTCTGTGGTCCCGAATCTTCTGCCGCAGCCCGGAGACACCCCCACCATTCGGGTCAGCTCGGTCACTGGTGATGATCAGAGACTTGTCTCTGCCCATCTCGATTCGGCAGGTGTTCTCGTCTATCTTCATCGTGTCGAGATAGCGGGCGAATCGATCGTACATCGTCCCGCCTTCCGGGACAGGAATCTGATCGAGTGTCTTGCGCTTGAAGGCTCGGTAAGGAGCCTCAATGAGCAGACAGATGCAGCGGTCTGCGATCTCCTCCGGCTTCATCTCTCTTGTGCAGATGAGAACCCGCCGGTTGGCAAAGTCGTAGGCGTGGCAGGCACAGACCAGGAGGATCCAGGTCTTCATGGACTTGGGCCGGCCATAGAGGAGCACAAATTCACCGTTGTTGAACCCCGTGCTTTCCAGGTTGAAATGGTCCCAAGGGTAGGGGATGCCGGTGAGTCCTCCTGCTGCTGCGCTGTCGTAGCGTTCCTTGATGTTCTTGGCAATGTCAGCTACGATCTGATCTTCGCTAATCCGCCGTTTCGCCGATAGCTCCAGGTACTTCTCCCCCACCTCGTCCAGCGTGGTGTCCGGGTTATCGGAGCTGGCCAGAGATTCCACGATCCTGTCCGCCATGAGCTGGAGCTCTGAACGGAGATAGGTTTGGAGGAACTCCTCCACCAGCGCCTTCAGCGTCGTCTTCTTGGGCGGCTTGGGGAGCGTGACCGTGGGGAAGTTCTTCTCGATGTATTCGCGGGAGGGGACAAGACCAGCGGTCTTGGGCATCTTGTAGTACCGCGTGATACGCCGGTAGATCAGTTGACCGTCTTCGGTCTGGAAGTGGTTGAGCGTGATGTTGGCATCCGTGAGAGGTCGAATGTCCTGCTCTTCCAGAACCTTTGAGAGTAGAACAAGTTCGTCGTTGGCCATGGACCCTCCTAGGTAAGCTCGATCCAGACGATGTGACCCTTGTTGACAATGCGCTTGTGTAGCATTGCAGAACTGGTGGCGATCTCCAGGCAAATGTTGTAGCGATCAGACCAGAGAAGCTTCCCTCCGACGAACCCATCCACCGAGGTCCTTACCTTCACTTGCTTCCCGATCCATTCTCGAATCTCGGCATTCCAGTTGTCGTGGATGTTGAGCACGTCCTTCAGCGCCCGGAGTTCTTTCTCCAGACGAGTGATCTTGTCCCGCAGGCTCTGCTCTTGCTTGGCCAGCGTTTCCAGCGTCGGTTTTGACGGCATTGATTCCTCCTGAGATGGTGGGAGGAGAGATCCGTACCCCTCCAAACAGCGTCCGTCAAGAGGGGTAAATCCCTCCTCCCACCGGCTGGAAACTAGGCCAGGACTTTCTGGAGGATGCGCCCACCCAGCGCCTCGAACTCGTACCGCTGGTCCATGTCCTCGTGGTACTCCTGCGCCGCGCGGGTGACGGCCTGGACCGCACCGTAGAGGTTTCGGAGAGGCTCCTCTTCCAGTGCCTTGATCGCCGCCTCGCGGAAGTACTTGGGGGCATCGAGCCTCTTCAGCTCGGTCTCGAGAAACTCGGCCGGATTCTCGATGGAGTGGCCCTGCGCCTTGAGCATCTTCTGCCTGGTGTCCTCCCAGCGGAGGGGGGCGTTGGTGAGGGCCTTGTCGAGCTGCTTGTCGATCTCGTCATCCGTGATGCCGCGGTGCTGCCGGTAGAGAAGGCGGGAGTCGCCCACCGTGATCATCAGCCCGTTGAGACAGACCAGCCGGAAGCAGAACTCATCGATGGTGATGGCGGTGAAGCCAACCTCGGAGTTCCTCATGTGGTAGCCCGGGTAGACCGTGTCATCGGTCGGCAGCTTCTTCTCCATCGCCGCCACCTTGTACCAGTGCGCCACAGCCGGGTCGGGGTGGTTCATGTCGATGGCCCCCAGGCTGATGGGCGGGCCCACGATCGTGTAGTGGTTGCAGTGATCGTTGCCCCAGGAGCTCTTCTTGGAGAGGTGATTCGGCATGAACCTCATCTCCTCCAGCCGGCTCCCGAACCGCTTGTCCATCCGGTCGAAGACACGCTCGTCATCGATGGGGTGGTAGGTGGGACTGAGGATGGCCCTCATGTAGCCATCGCACCCATCGACACCGGGGGCGCCGGGCTTGAACCTCTTGGTGCGGAGCTTCCGGGAGTCTCCGGTCCGGGAGAAGCGCCTGTGGATCTCCTCCTGCACGATCTCGGCCGTCACGAGCTTGGAGTCGAACCACTTCCCCCACTGGATGCCCAGGACCTGGCCGAGCTGCTTCTTGGCCCAGTCCGTCATGCGGAACGTCCCCTGCTGGGGGATCTCGATGTCGAAGAAGAGCCTGGGCTTGGGGTCATTGATGACCTGCTCGACGTGCGGGACGATCCGCAGCTTGGCCATCTCGATCTCGACATCCGGGTTCTTGAGGTCGTCTTCCGCTGCCACGACAGCACGGACATCCTCAAATTTGGCTAGCGTCTTCAGAGTCTCCAGACGAATCCCGTTCATTCAAACCCTCCTGTCCGGCAGTCTTGAAATGCCGGGGTAGAAGATCTTGCTCCATGGACTCCAGTAGTTCATCCAGGAGCCTCTTCGTGTTCTCGGACCAGTCCACGCCCCGCTGAGTCACGGGTGTCGTGGTGCACTTTCCGTGGGTGTTGAGAACCTTCCGTCCGTCACCCAGGTCTTGCTCTTCGACCTTCACGTAGGAGGCCACCATGACCGGCCGGTATCCGGGCGCTGGCTGGGTAGTGATGGTGACCTCCAGGATGTGAAGTCCGTTGATGCGGCAGTCGGCTTTGGTGATGATCATCTTCGCCCCGGCAGGCCCCGGCGGACCTTCTCACTTCGGCGAACCGGCTCCTCGACCTCTCGATGGCGGGGAGGACTGGGAGGTCGATCGCCCAGTCCCTCTGACACCTGACGGGCAAATCGATCCATGTGCATGCCCATCTTCTCGCCGCCCTCGATTGCCAGTCCCTCTGCCAGCTCTCCCGCAGCTTCGGCCGCGATTGAGATAGCACTCTCACTCTGCTCGCAGGAGATCATCACGGACACGGTGGACTCGACCGTCAGCCCGGCCTCCCGAGTGCTGAACCAGTTCTTGAAGCCACGGGTCGCGGTGACCCGAGCGTTTCCTTCTGGGACATCGACTATGCGCGATCCCGCCATCTCATATCTCCTTGTCTCCCGATCGTCTGTACGATTCCAGACGCGGGCGGTTCCTGAGTAGGTGGCGCGTGTCATTCGTTCACCGGGATGGCCGGAAGGATGTACTCCTTCGGTGTCCCAGGCATACTCGCCGGCGCCATCTCCTCTTGTCGGTAAGATTCTCGTACGATCTCGTTGTTGATCTCTCCCTGTCGGGCAAGCTGCTCGAGCCGGGTCTGGTTGACCTCGTAGGTGATCTTCTCCGTGAGGATGAGATCTGCCTGCTCGGCGGGGAGAGCATTGGCCAAGAAGTCAGTGTCGTACCACCGCTTGTACCGCTTCTGTGCGCCCAGCCCCTGGATGACGAGCTTCTCCTTGTCGGAGCTTCGCAGCTCGCCTTTGATCGCCCGCATCGCTGCGTCCAGGGCTTGGTTTCGTAGATCGACTCGGCGCTCGAACTCCTGCATGAGATCGTGGATGTCTGGGTCGGTGAGGAACTCTCGTAGCTGAGCCTCAGCGTCGTGAAACTGCTCCACGGCGCGTTCGGCGAGACTTCGATTCGCCGCCTTCGTCATCAGGTTCGTTCTCCCTTTGTGGTTGTGGGATGCCGTAGTAGACCTCCCGAAGATGATCGATAACACTACAAACCTTCGCCCAGTCGGTCGAGGTTCTCCCCCATGGTCCTTCGTGTCGGTTGTCGTGCGTCCGATAGAGGAACGCGGTGTGATACATCGGCAGCACGGCGTATCTCACATCCGTGTGTCGGCCGGGAAGATGGAATGTGTGCATCCGGCCTCGGATTGAGGCGATGGTAGGTGCTTTCCCGAACAAGGCTTGGAAAGGCACCTTCCCGATGGTGACGATGAGAAGTGGATCGACAAGGTAGATGGTCTCCAGAAGTCGGGGACGACATGCCTCCCGCTCAATCTTAGAGGGTGGACGGTTCTCGATGCGAGGCTCTCCAGTCCTCTCGTCTTTGCCTTCGACCGTGGGTCGGCAACAAACGACATTGGTGACGTAGAGGTCTCGATCTCGGTCAATCTGCATGCTCTCGAGGTAGCCATTGAGGATGCTTCCCGCCTCCCCCTGAAAGGGCAGACCGGTCTCGTCCTCGTGTTCCCCGGGGGCTTCCCCAAGGACCAGGATGTGCGCCCCTGGGTTTCCCTCTCCGAACACTAGCTTGTTGCGGGTCTTGGAGAGCTTGCATCGAGTGCAGTCTGCCCACTCCCTCTGGAGCTGGAGGAGCTTGGGAGCTAGCACGCTCATCGGATTTTCATCCTCAGCCCGTCCTTCGTGATTTGGGACTCGCCCGCGATTGCCAGCCCTGCTGCTTTGGCCCTGTCAATCATGTCCTGCTGCATCTTCTGCTCGAGCGCGACCTGGAAGATCTTCAGCATTTCCTCATTCTGATCGAGCCAGTACCAGGCGATGGGTCGAACACGAAGCGTGATCGGCTTCTTGGAGAAGTTGAGATGGGCGAAGAAGTCGGTCTGGCCGAAGCCTTCTTGGGCTGGGACTATGATGGACCTGGCCATCAGACATTCTGTCAGGAGGATGCTGTTGGCCTGGACGACCTGATCTTCCGTCAGATCAGTCTTCCCGATGTACCAGGTCTGTGGCGTTCCGTCAGAGACGGCAATCCATCGTTCTTCTCTCATTGCGAGTCTCCTTTGAGTAGGGCTTTAGGACGGTGTATTCCATCGGCCCTCCCTGATCCTTCGGCCAGTTCTGGAACTGGCGTTTCAGGGTCGTGCACATTCGATGGAATTTGGGGACGTAGATGTGATCGATGATCACGACCACGGGAGTACGCTTTCCTTCTCTCCGGCGTTGGATCCGTCCGATGCCCTGTTGGAGAGTGTTGAAGCCGCCCTCTTCGATCGCGGAACTCCCGAAGGGCGTGAGGAAGAACAAGGTATCAAGGGTATCCTCATCCAGACCCTCTTTCACTAGCTGGAGTGTTCCAAAGCTAATCGGACGGGTGCGGAGAGTTTCCAGACGAGCCCCGGGCTTCTCGCTTCCAGTGCATAGACCCGAGTTCTCGAACATGCGGTTGAGATGTCGAAGTTGATCGACACTGTGACTGAGCGCCAGCACTTTCCGACCAGTCTCTAGGGGCTGTCGTAGCTTGCTGGCGATGAACTCGTTGCACTCGGAGTGAGTCCCGAGGTAGTTTCGCAGACGGGGGATACTGAGCTTCCCGTTCTTATCCGTCACTTCAGCTCGAATCACTGGATCGTTCATGTTGACCCTGATAGGGCACTCCAAGAAGTAGATCCGTGGCTTCAAGTCTTGCGTGAGGTCTCGGTAGTAGACTCGGCCGATGTGGTACTGGTACATCGCTTCGAGTCCATCTTCTCTGCTGGTCGTTGCTGTGAGTCCGTGTCTCTCCCCGTAGAACAAAGGAGCAGTGGGGAGAAAGAGCGGGGCCGACAAGTGATGGACTTCGTCGTAGATGATGAGGCCGAAGTATCGGTCGAAGCTGAGTGGAAGTTCAGCGTGTCGGAGACCGAGAGAGTGGATCATACAGAGGCAGATGCCTCGACCTTCCCAGTCCCATTCCTCCGGCGGTCCTTGAACCAAGCCCACTCCACCAGGGACATCTAGGAAGAGAGCGATCTGGTCGCGCCACTGGTTGATGAGCGTGGTGTTGTTGACGATCACCAGCGTTGGGACCTTCCGCTGGGAGATGAGATGCAGCGCCATGACGGTCTTGCCTTTGCCACAAGCAAGGTTGAGCAGACCTCCTTGCGACCGCAACATGGCTCCCGCAGCGTCACGCTGTACGTGATCATCTGGCTTCTTGGCATCCAGGACGATGCGACTTTGGAACTCTACTCTGGCTGGCGAAGGCGGCCGGGTGGAAATGACGGGAAAGGGAAGCGTCCCCAGCTCATCGGGTGGGATGAAAGCGCGGGGCACTACCAGGTGAGTCCCCACATCCTCCCAGAGCTGCAAGTAACTGATGCCCTCCGCGCCAAGGACTGGAAACTCCAGCCCGGCCTTCACTGCCTTCGTGTTGATCTCTTGCTTCGGCAGCCAGAGTTGCCTTCCGTAGTAGCCGCAATCGGGGTCTCTGCGGACGAAAAGCAAATCTACCTCCTTTCGGGCATGTAGGAGATGGGGGGCCCTTACCATCTGACGGAGAGCCCCTATTATACATACGGCGTGCGTCCTGTCAACGGATGCGGTAGTTGACCCAGAACTGCCACATCTCATGGAACATTCCGCGCAACATGCCCCCCACCGCATCCTTGGCGAACCGTTCGATTGGCCGTTCGTGCTCGCCTACGATGCCTGCGTTGTGTGCCCCAGCATCGTCTGGCGTCCGACGGCGATAGGTTCCGTAATCTCGACCGGATGTGACTGGGACCGAACGAACTGTACCGGATCGATCTATCTCGGCCCGGCAAGAATGTCGGTAACGACATTCGCTGCATTCGACATCGTTGGGTTCGTAGCTTTTCGCGTTTCCCCAACAAGTGGGTCGCTGACTGGGGTTGGCACCGATATGATCGGCATAGCTCATGATTTCTCCTGTTTGCGAGTTTGGGAGTCCTAGACGAGGTTCTTATACCTGCGCTTCAAAAAGAATTGCGTGAGTGGTGCTCCTCAAGACTCCTTGACCCGTGCTAAAGTAGGGACGTAGTATCACTGAGATCACAAGGAAGAGCCCCATGCACACCGGATCAATCGTCGATTTCTACGATGACCCCAACGGCTTCGTCCTCCAGCAGCGCCTTCCCGAGGGCCTGCCGGACTTCATCAAGACCGCCGAGCACCTCGATGAGAACCGGAGAGCCAAACTCCCGGACGACGTGTTCGCCCTGGTGATGGTGGACGGGGGAGAAGCGATCCGGAAGTACGCCTGTGTGGACAAGGGCAACACCGCCCTCTCAGTGATCTACTTCCTCGAGAACCACGATCGCCTGCCGGAGGAAGCCCAGAAGGTCGCAGCCGCAAATCTCTTGACCGCCTGCGGTTGGTACGACATCGAACCCCCGACCCAGCTTCAGAAGCTCGCCCTCGAGTGGGGGAGTCCGGCGCATCAGCAAGGCATTCAGCAAGTCCAGAACTTCGGTCGAGACATCGCGGGTGGTTGGCAGGCGGCTGGAAAAGCCGGTCTGTCAGGACTGGGGGAACGAGGGTCTTTGATCGCCCAGCAGTTCGGGAAAGGACCCGCCTCCATCGGCCGTCGAATTGGACTGGGTGCGCGGGCGGTGGCCAAGCCTCTTGCTATCGCTGGAGGGGCGGGATTGGCACTCGCTGGAGCAAGAAGGCTTCTCCGAGGTCCCCAGCAACAGCAGCCCCAGCCAATGACGCGGACAGCAGCAGTGGAGAAGACGGCCGGTGTTCTCGGATTCCTGGGGAAGAAGGCGATCAAGAGTCCCCTTTCTGTTGGGCTGCCTCTCGTCACAGCTCCCGGACAGGTTTCTGGGAAGGTCCACCAAGGGATGGAGAGGCATCAGGAGATGCTGGGGGAGCCCAAGACGGGAGAGCTCTCTGGTTCGCGACTCATGCCCAGCCAGAGTGATCGGCCGGAAGATGAGGAGAAGGTTGCGGGATTCGGAGGTGGATGGGAGCACGTGGGGCAGATGCTCAAGGAAGATACTCCCACGCTCAGAGAGCATTTCGGGGCTCTAAAGCAAATACCTGGTCTATTTGGGGAGGGTGCCAAACGGTTCAGCAATGTTCGGTACGGTCTGCCCGGTTCTCACCCCCTGGAGGGGGTAAGTTCTCGGATCGGGGCGGCGGCAAGACTTGCAGCTAAACCGGCGGCTGTCGTGGCTGGAGGACTGGGCGCAGGGTACGGGGCCTACCGTCTGGGCAAACATCTGCTACATCGGCACCCGGAAGAGCAAGTGCACACCGCCGAGGCTCTCCGTCCCTACGTGGACGTGACGGGGAAGGAGCCCCCGCTCAGGATCGAGAAGGTCGCCTCGAAGGAGTTCATCAAGATCGCCGGGGCGACCTACTCACTCGATTCCTATAGCGAGGTGGAGGAAGCCAAGCGGTGGTTCAACGACTACTCCGAGAGTCTTCACCCAGCCGACCGAAGAGAGTTCTGTGTCAAGCTGGCAGCTCGGGCAGACGCTCTTGACATCGACCTTCCCGATCCAATCCTCAAGTACGCCGGAAAAGGGTACGCCTCTGATGAAGAAGTCGAGCGGGACGTGAATACCCGCCGTCAACTCTGGGGAGAATATGACCCGGAGCGGAGCATGCTCGATCGACTGATGGAGAAGAAGGCGGAGGTTTCCCCGGACGTCTTCTGCGAGGCGCTCCGTCAGTTCGATGAGATCACTGGACTGAGCTACCGCTGGGACGAGGCAGTCGTGGACCCGTGGTCCACAACCTACGGCATCACCAAGACGGCTGGGACGGACTGGACGTTCGAGTACGGCGGAGATCGAGTGGATGAGCCCATGCTCAAGCGCCTCGCTCTCTCCAGCCACAAGCAGCTTTGCAAGAAGTTCGGGAGAGAGGTTGTGGAGGAGCTCGGCAAGAAACCCAAGGAGATTTTCAGTTCCCTCCCCTTGGATTCCAAGCGTATCATCATGCGGATGGCTAACGATCCACAACCGTAAGGAGTGACACAATGTCTCACCAGAGTAAATCATTCGGGACAGCCCGTGCCTACCGCGATCACATCTTGCAGGGCCACGGGATGGGGAAAGAAATCCGCGACCTCCGCGCAGATGTGGAGGAGGGCTTTCAGAACAACGAAGCCAAGGCGGGGTTCCCAGCTCTCGATTGGCTGGATGTCACAACCGGTGCTCTCCTAGCAGCCGGCGGGGACATCAAGATTTTGGGAAGGAACCTCCTCCAGAGCCAGACTTTCGACACGCTGACCCTTGGTCTCACCACGGCTGGCGTCGTCGTCACCTGTCTCAAGCCGGGCGACAGTGGCTTCAGCATGAAGATCGTGCAGGGCGCAGGGGCTCTGTCCGCAGCCTTCGCTAGCGGTCTCCTCACGGTCACCCTGGCGGCGGCGGGCAGCACGGCCACTCAGGTGGTGGCGGCAATCAATGCTCTCCCAGCCTGCATCGGAGTGATCTTCGCAGCCGTTCTCAGTGGTGGCGGTGGCACGGTCCTGGTGGCGGCTGAGACTGCTCTGGCTGGCGGTGCGGGGTTCTACGCCGGGAACAAGATCCTGGTTTCCGGCGTGGAGGCTCTGCCGAAGCACGCCGCGAGTTCTTGGTCCAACACTGCGATCATCGTGACGGTGCCTGCTCTGACAGGCGAAACGCCAGCCCGTGCAGCAGGCGATATCGTCAACGTCGTGGTGGAGTCGGACGGCATCTTCTCCGAGGCCCTCAGCGGCGTCCTCGCATAGTCGAGTGCCGACGCATGAAGAAAAACTGCTGGTCCTTCTCGAGAAGATTGGCCAGCGGATAGATACCTCTTCGACCTTCCCGGCCGTTGAGGACGCCGATTCCAACGCAGATCATGTAGAGACCGCCGGTCAACCTGATCCGGCTGTTGAGAAGTCGCACGTTGAGTTCGCGCCTATCACCAAGCGCAATCTCTTCGTGCACCATGACACCCATCCAGTGGTCTTCGACGTTGCTCTCCTTGCCCGTTACGATCTGGACTGGTTCACCTGGGATCCGCAGACTCTCTGGCGGGAGATCAAAGACGACTTCCATGTACCCTCAATCAGTGACCACACCTGCGCCAAGATCCAGGCCATCAGGACACTCCACATCAACGAGTGGTTCTGGACGAAGTGGGAAGTCTTCTGCTGGATCACTCAAGCTCTGAACAACAACATCCCAGACTTCCTAGTGATTCAGAAACCCTCGCTCGCGCAGCTTTTCAACGCTGTCGAGATCGCGGACATGGTGCGGGGAGGAGAGACGTTCTCTCAGGAAGTCCAGGGTTGGGTGGCGTCGTGCATGGTGGACGAGGGTGTGTTCTACGCTGCCAACCCCGTTGCTTTTTGTCAGGATGAGATAGTACAACTGCTAAGAGAGCTGAAGGTAGGGGAGGAATTGGTGGGACCGGTACAGGCAAGGTATCAAACCATCATGAGACTCCCACCACAAGTATGGACGGCCTCTGGCGAGCCGATCTTGCATGAGACGGCTGTGGACATCCAGGTGGCGAAGCTCAAGCTGGCAGCAGATTACCTCGCCATGCGGTACCGACAGCTCAGTGATCAGTTGAGGTTGCTTCAATGACGCATGTCTCTCCTCGGCAGATGATCGCGTTCGTGGATGAACTGACCAAGCTGGGTGGGTATGGTGGCCTCATCGCTGGCGGGGCAGGTTTGGGTGCGCTAGCCAATGTAGCCCGACATCGTCTTTCGGGAGAGGAGCAGCGGCCGGGAAGCACTCTTGGTCAAGCGATTCGTGGGGCCTTGGTCGGCGGTGGGCTGACTGCCGGAGGGGTCCTGGCGACTCAAGGTGGTAGGGAGGCGGCCAAGAAATCAGTAGGGAACCTATTCCAACGTGAACGATACCATCTGACCGGGCAGGGTTTGGGCAAGACTCCCGAGGAACAGCTTGCGAAGGCGAAGGAGATAGGGCTCATTGGTGCGACTCCGGCTGCAGCAGACTACCTCAAGGAACCGGGGATTGTCGGTCGGACGATCAATAAGATGCGTGGGAAACTTCCCAAGACGCAGCTCTCCAAATATGATGAAATCGACCTGGCTCGGCGGACGGCCATGCACCAGGGGGACATCGAGCATTTCCAGAAGGGCTACAAGTCCATGCCGGGGGTGCTTCACGGCCTGCTGAGCAAGAATGAGGCAGGTAAGCTCAACGCCCCAGATGTCCTGAAGTCGAGTTGGCAGCGCATGGATCCTGTGGGTAAAGCCTTCACGGGCTTGGGGGCCTACGAGGCAGTCAAGGGGTTCACCCACAAGCCTCAAGAGGGAGAGCCCGGTCGGATGGAGGCGGGGTTGAGGGGTATCGGTCGGGCAACCGCGGGCATGGTCGCCCCAGGCATGGTCGCCCCAGGCATGCTCATGCATGGGATTGGAGGAACTCTAGGTGGGGCGGGGAAGGCGATGGATGTGGGAGCCTCCGTCTTCAAACGACGGGGTCACGTGGTCCCTGCGGCCGAAACCCAGCCGATGGCTGAAGCTCAACCGGTGGGATACTGATGGCTGATAGCTCTGGAATGACGGGCTCTCAAGGCGCTCTGCGCTTCTCCAGCACGCGCGGGAGAATGGGCGGCACGGGAGATTACGGTCTCCAGTACCCCAGTCCCTTCTTCGACATCGCACACACCTACATGCCCGCCACCGTGAAGATGATGTTCCGGTGGTGCCGGTACTACTTCCTTGTCAACCCGCTGATCAACGCAGTCGTCTTCAAGATGTCGGAGTACCCCATCACCGACATCATCTTCGATACTGAGCGGCCGGAGTTGAAGGCCCAGTGGAACGACTTTCTGCTCGACCACCTCCGCTACCGGTCCTTCCAGATCGAGGTTGGGCTGGACTACCACACCTACGGCAACGCTCTGGTCTCGATCTTCTACCCGTTCGTGAAGATGCTGAAGTGCCCGAACTGCGATCACACCAAGCCTGCTAGGGACTCAGAGTACCGCTTCCAAAACTACGAGTTCATTATCACCTGCTCGAAGTGCGGGCATCACGGTCCAGCCAAGGTTCACGATCACTACATCAAGGCGCCCAAGGGCATCCGTCTTCTGCGGTGGAATCCCGAGGACGTGGATGTGCGCTACATCAACGAGACCGGGGAGTACGAGTACTACTACGAGATCCCCACGATTCTGAAGAACGACATCATCATCGGGAAGAAGTCCACGGTTGAGACTGTCCCCCAGATCTTTGTGGAGGCGCTCAAGAAGAAGATGGCGGTGGTCTTTAGCCGCGACAACATCTACCACTTCAAGCGCCCGACCTTGGCCGGGAAGGACCGAGGCTGGGGAACGCCGAACATCCTGCCCGTGTTGAAGGATACCTTCTACCTCCAGATCTTGAGGAAGGCGCAGGAGGCCATCGCTCTCGAGCACATCGTGCCTCTCCGCATCCTCTTCCCGCAGTCGGGCTCAGCCACGTCCGACCCCTACACTTCCGTCAACCTCCAGGATTGGAGGGATCAGGTCTCCTCAGAGATCCGGCGATGGAGGGCAGACAACAACTACATGCCGATCATGCCACTGCCCCTGGGCAACCAGACCATCGGTGGTGATGGGCGTGCGCTCCTTCTCAGCCAGGAGATGCGGAATCAGTCCGAGCAGATTGTAATCGGCATGGGTATCCCAGTGGAGCTCGTGTTTGGGGGCATCAGCTACTCGGGCAGCAACGTCAGTCTCCGGATGCTGGAGAATACCTTCCTCGGTTACCTCCAGGACCATGTCACTCTGATGAAGTGGGTCATCAAGCGGACCAGCTCGTACCTCGGGTGGTCCCCAGTCCGGGCTCGTTTCAAGCCGTTCAAGATGGCCGACGATCTTCAGCGGAAGGCGTACCTCTTCCAGCTCAACCAGGCCAACAAGCTCTCTGATGAGAGTCTGATGGCGGACGCCGACTTCGATGCGGAGAAGGAAGACAAGATCATGGAGCGGGAGGCCACCAGGCGAGCCTCCTCCACGAAGAAGCAGCAGCTCCTCCAGGCGGAGATCCAGGGTGAGGCGGGGATGGTTCAGATGAAGTGGCAGAACAAAGCCCAGAGCCAGCAGATGAAGGAGCAGATGGCCATCCAGAACGAGATGGCTAAGGACCAGGCCGCCTTCCAGGGACAGATGCAGAGTGGTATGCAGCAGCAACAGATGGCGGCGCAGCAGGGTGGAGAGGCCCCGCCTCCAGACCCGGCGATGCAGCCGCTTCCTCGGCATCCGGAGCTACTTGAACCACCACCGGCTATCAAGTCGCCCCTCACGCTCCAGTCGGTTCAGCCGGTAGCCCCTACCGCCACAGGAGAAGACCTGGCTGGGAAGAGCAACGTCGATCTCCTGTTGTTGGGAAGGGGACTTGCCGACAAGCTCAGTGCCCTCGATCCTTCCCAGAAGCCCCAGGCGCTGGCCCAGCTCAAGGAGATGCAGCCCCAGCTCCACGATGTCGTCTTGGGGCTAATGATGAGTGGCGCCAATGGCCCTTCGCAGGCCGGAGCCGCCGCCGCGCGGCCTCTGCCGGAGCAGAGGCCAGCGCGGCGGGGTCCCGAGGCTCAGTTGCTTTAGCAACCTTTCTTCATCTGAGCCCATTCGAACTCTTGTTGCCGAGCGACAGCTTCCGCCTCCTCCCTCGTCACCTTCTCTAGCTGTGCCTCCTGCTTCTTGATGCAGGAGTAGGCCGCCACCCGGTAATCCTTGAGCCATCGGTAGTGCTCCCGGAACTTCGCCTCCTCACTTCCCATCTCTGGGTTGACGAGTCGTCCCTTCAGCTCCAGAGCTCGGAGCTTTGGGTACCAGAAGCACAGCCGGTCGCGACTGGCGTGCCGCTCTCCATCCGGGTTCACGGCCACTAGCTGCAACCCCGAGTTGGAGAATCTCGCCAGATACGTGTTGACTTCCTCGTCCAGCTCTACGTGGCAGAGCCGGTCGAGATCGTCTCGTGTGCAGATCCCTAGAGCGGGGTCCGCAACAAAGGCCGTTCCCCGCTTTGTCATCGGTTACCTCCTCACAGAGCCCAAGAGTAGTTCACCTTCCTCCGTGTCTCCCTCTCCAAAGCCCTCCGTGATGCACTCTGGGCAAAGGATTGTCTCGTTCCGGGGATCTTCAAGAGGCACGAAAATCCCCGTCTCGAAATCCTGTCGTCCCAACCTCACACGAAACGCCCATCGCACCCTTCGGAAGTCCACCCCACACAGATCGCATGAGGTTGGAGAATTGGCGCCCCACTCGGACCGTAGAAATCGATCAATGAAACAGTCCGCGTGGTAGAACTCCAGTACGGCGTGGCGCCTGAGTTTGGCGTCGTACTCACTGGAATGGTCGGCGCTGAATCGAAGGCAATGCGGGTCTTTCCGCATTGGTGTCATTTGCCCCGATTCAACAAGCACGAACTCCCGTTCATCTTCTATGCCGAACGGTTCTCCGCAAAAGGCACAGCTATGATCGGGGTTCATGACGAAGCATCCGTCTTCCATTCGGGAACCTCCTAGTGGTCCCCAGTTCTCCGTCCGTCCCTCAGCTCCCTCGCTTCGCTCACTGCGACGTAGAGCCCGGCGGCCACCTCCTCAAGGAAGGCGGCGAGGAAAGACAGGACGAAGATCTGGAAAATCACTCCTCGTCCCCGCTGTCAGATCCACCCTCATCCGAATCCCCTCCCTCAAGTTGGTCATCGACCAACTCCTGGAAGTCGGAGAGGGAATCTCCATCAATGTGATCGAACTCTTCTTGGTCCTCAGGTCCCATTCTCTTTCTCCTTTGGCTACGAGGTTAAGCAGCTCTGCCTCTTACCTTCCTTATACCCAATCCGAGATGATCGTTTCCGGAACCCTCGGAGCCATGATTTCGTTTGCCTTGCCCCGCTGCGATCTGGTAGCTTGGTCATACTAGCTACACCCGAAGAGAGTCTTGGGACTCTCGAAGACTCGGGAGATTGCTGAAGATGGCACGTCTGTCCCCGGAAGAGGGATTCCAGATCCTCAAAGATCGTGTGACCCAGACCATTGGCGGGCTGTTCCCTGTCATTGGGAAAAAGAACACTCTTGAGCTGAAGGATGTTCAGGTCAACGACAACCTCCACATCGATGACATCCGTTCCCAAAAGCAAGCGAAGACCATGGGGCGGTCATGGTCGGTTCCAGTGGAGGCCACAGTTGCGTTGAAGGATAACGAATCGGGCAAGGTCATCGACCAGAAGAAGATCAACCTCCTGAGTCTCCCCAAGACCACTCGTCGTTTCTCCCACATCGTGGATGGGCAGGAGTACCAGATCGACAACCAATGGAGGTTGAAGTCTGGTGTCTACGCGCGGGTGAAGGACAACGGAGAGCTCGAGTCCCAGTTCAACCTGGCCAAGGGAAGAGGCTTCAGCCTAGACTTCAATCCTCAGTCTCGCCAGTTCACGATGGGCTATGGCACGTCCAACATCCCACTCCGTCCGCTTCTGCATGAACTCGGCACTCCGCCGGAAGAGATCGAAGCACGCTGGGGGAAGGAGATCGCAGGCTCCAATCAGAAGAGCGGTGAGCAGGCCCTGCTGAAGTTCTTCAAAGCCTCCACGGGGAAGAAGCCGGACAACCTCGAGCAGGCCCGTCAGCATCTTCGCGAGACCCTGGATGGGACGCGCCTTCTCCCGGAGACCACGCGCCTCACGTTGGGCAAGGAGTACACCAAGGTCACCGGCCCGGTGCTTCTGGATGCAGCGACCAAGCTCCTGCACGTCTCCCAGGGTAAGGCCCAGCCGGACTCTCGTGACGCGCTCATGTTCAAGAATCTGCACTCGGTCGAGGACTTCATGTCCGAGCGGATTCAAGATCAGTCACGGAGGATCATGCAGCGAATCCAGAACAGTCTGGATCGCAAGAAGAAGGTCCGAGAGATTATCGGACCTGACGTCTTCCAGAAGCCTGTCCGGACGATGTACTACACGACGCTGGCGAACATCCCAGACCAGACCAACCCTCTGGAGATGCTCTCCGCCCAGATGAAGACGACCATCATGGGGGAGGGTGGCATCAAGAGTGGACACGGAATCTCGGAAGAGGCCAAGTTGATTGACCCATCGCACCTTGGCTTCCTTGATCCCATCCATACACCCGAGGGCCAAGCCACGGGTGTGACGCTACGCCTTCCGATGGGGGTGAAGAAGCGAGGCCACGACGTCGTAGTCAAGATGCGCAACCTCAAGACGGGTAAAATGGAGGACGTCAATCCTGAGAAAGCGATGGCGTCCAGTTTCGTTCTCCCCGACCAGGTTCAGTGGAAGAATGGCAAGCCGACAGCTACTGGGAAGGTGAAGATCAGCGCGCCGGGGAACGAGATAGTGGAGGGGAACTTGAAAGACGCGCAGTACGTGATGCGTGATCCTCTCCAGATGTTTTCCATTGCCTCGAACCTCATCCCTTTCATGGCTGCCGACCACCCGAATCGGAGCACGATGGCCGGCCGGCACATGGAGCAGGCCATCCCCCTAGCCGACCGGCAGGCCCCACTGGTTCAGAGTGGGGCAGCCAAGAATACGTTTGATGAGATCGTGGGCAACTTCGCTGGTCACGCCTCCAGAATCTCCGGCGAGGTCGTGAGGGTAGGAAAGGACCACATCGTCGTCAAGGATGCTCAAGGTAAGAGGATCGAGCATCAAATCTACGATCACTTCCCGCTGAATGCTGACAAGTCCTTCCTGCACTCCGAGCCCATCGTGAAGGTCGGAGATAAGGTGAAGAGGGGTCAGCCGATCGCCGACACCAACTTCACCAGGAACGGGACCCTAGCTTTGGGGACCAATCTCCGGGTGGGCTACATGCCCTACAAGGGCTACAACTTCGATGATGGAGTCGTCATCAGCGAGACCGCGGCTCAGCGTCTTGCCAGCGAGCATCTTCACCGGAAGAGCATCGCCATCGATCCGAACCTCACCCTGAGCAAGGAGAAGTTCCAGGCGTACGTCCCCAATGCCCTGACTCGAGAGCAGGCCGCCAAGCTAGACGCCGATGGTCTGATCAAGCCAGGTGTTCAAGTGATGCCCGGTGACACGCTCATCGCCGCTCTGCGAAAGAAGACAGAGCAGGTTGAGGACAAGGACCTTGCCCGAATGCACCGTTCCCTAATCAGGCCGTTCAAAGATGACAGTGTAAAATGGGAGGCAGATCGGCCTGGGGTGGTGACCGAAGTCATCAAGCGTGGTCGGCAGGCGGTGGTTCACGTTCGGACTCTGGAGCCTATGGAGCTGGGGGACAAGCTGGCCGGGAGGCATGGGAACAAGGGCATTGTTACGAAAGTCATCCCAGATCACGAGATGCCTCACACGAAGGACGGGAAGCCACTCGAGATCTTGCTGAACCCCACTGGCGTAGTTGGTCGAACGAACCTGGGACAGATCTTGGAGACGGCTGCAGGTAAGATCGCAGAAAAGACGGGCAAGCCTTACGTCATCAAGAACTTCTCCCCCAATGCCGACCTACATGAAAAGGTCACAGCAGATCTCAAGGCCCATGGGCTGAGTGACAAGGAAGAGGTTGTTGATCCCACGACTGGGAAGAGCTACGGGGATGTGACAGTCGGCCCCCAGCACATCATCAAGCTCAAGCACCAGGTCGAGAAGAAAATGATTGCTCGTGCCGGTGGACCAGGATACGCCTACGACGCGAACCTGGTCCCCCGTGGGGGCGGTCCGCATGGCGCGCAAGCTCTGGGCCAGCTTGGCCTCTACTCAATGCTGGCTCACGGGGCTAAAGCGAACCTGCGGGAGATGCAGACGGTCAAAAGTGATGCTGCCCAGGGTGATGCCTTCTGGTCCGCCCTCCAGGCCGGCGAGCCCCTCCCAGCCCCACGCCCGACGTTCGCCTACAACAAGTTCATGGCGTACCTGAATACGCTGGGTGTGAACGTCAAGAAGAATGGCAACAACCTTCAGCTCATCCCCTTCACCGACAAGCAGGTAGAGGAGATGAGCAATGGCCAGATCAAAGATCCTGGTCGCTGGGTTCGCGCGAAAGACCTGAAGGAGGAGAAGGACGGCCTGTTCGATCCGAAGATCACGGGTGGAAACGGCGGGACGAAGTGGTCTCACATCCGCCTGCCCGAACTGTACCCCAATCCTCTGTTCGAGAGAGCAGTGCAGTCCCTCACTGGGCTGAACGGGAAACAGTACGACGACATCATCGCCGGTCGGGCAGCTATTGATCCCAAGACGGGGAAGCTGAGCAACAACACAGACGATCATCTCACGGGAGGGGTAGCCTTCGAGCATCTCCTGAAGAAGATTGACCCCAAGGCGGAACTCGAGGACGCCAAGAAGAAGCTGGCGAACCCGAACTTGAAGGGCAACCGGCTGGACAGCGCGAACAAGAAGGTTCGTTACCTGACCGCGCTGACCGAGGCTGGCTTGCATCCCAAGGACGCCTACCTGATGCGGAACGTGCCGGTGATCCCACCGATCATGCGGCCTGTTTCACAGCGGCCGGATGGAGATCTCAACTTCGATGACCTCAACCAGATGTACAAGTTCATCGGGATCTCCGCTAACAAGCTCGAGCAGCTCTCCCCATTGATGCCGCCGAGCGAGAAGCACGAGCTCAGAGCCGAGGTTTACGACCATCTGAAGTCCCTCACGGGCATTGGGGGCTACGCCAACAGGGACTTCCGTGGTGTGCTGGACATCCTCCAGGGCAAGCGCCCGGAGAAGGAGGGCGGTAAGGGGACGGGGGAGAAGATCGGCAGTCCGAAGGAAGGTTTCTTCCAGAAGAAACTCACTCAGCGGAAGCAAGACCTCTCCATGCGGTCCACGATCGTACCGGAACCCTCACTAGGATTGGATGAGCTGGGGATCCCTCGCGCGGCCGCGCTGGAGCTCTACAAGCCATTCGTGATTCGAGAATTGCGGGGTCTCACCGGCATCTCCCCGCTGGCTGCACAGAAGCAGGTGAAGGAAGGGGGCCCACTGGTGCAGAAAGCTCTGGAACGGGTGGTGGAATCCAGGCCAGTGTTGCTGAAGAGAGATCCCGTCCTGCACAAGTACGGCATTCAGGCATTCAAGCCTAAGATCGTGTCCGGGAAGGCGATCCAGATTCATCCTCTCGTGACTTCCGGCTACAACGCGGACTTCGATGGCGATGCCATGTCCGCCTTCGTGCCGGTGATGACGGATGCGGTTGAGGAAGCGAAGGGCATGTACCCGTCTAGGAATCTCTTCAATCCCTCGACCGGCAGCTTGATGTACAAGCCTACGTTGGAATCTCAGCTCGGCCTCTACGGACTCACCAAGCCGGGGCAGAAGATCAGCAAGACTTTCAAGACTGTGGTGGAGTTGGAGAGTGCCCTGAGAACAGGGGAGGTTGATTCAAACCATCAGGTGAAGGTCGGCACTATCACGGCGAACGCCGGCCGCTTCCTGATTGCGGGGGCCCTTCCCGAAGCCATGAGAGGAGACTTCCTTCGGAGCAAAGATCTGCTGGACAAGAAGGGTCAAGATCGTCTCCTCACCCAGGTGGCTCAAGATCATCGAAACGACTACGGAACCGTGGTGAACAAGCTGAAGAACTTGGGCAACCACTGGTCCACCGCGAAGGGCTTCACACTTGGGATGGAGGACATCAGACCAGAGAGAAAGATGCGGGATCAGGTCATGGCCAAGGCGGACGCTGCGGTCGCACAGATCTCCGCCAAGACAGATAAGGAGCGGCAGGCGAAGACCGTACAGATCTACGACCGAGCCACCCAGGAACTCCAGCGGAGAATGGATCTATTACCCGAGGACAGCAGCAACATTCTGGTCATGAAGCAGGCTGGTGTGAAGGCGTCGCCGGAGACTGTCCGTCAGATCAAGGCATCTCCCATGCTCATCGCCAACGCCAAAGGTGAGATCATTCCCACCCCGGTCAGGAAGTCGTATGCTGAGGGCCTGGACATCTCAGACTACTGGACTTCGATGTCGGGTGCCCGAAAGGGAGTCATCCAGAAGGTTCAGCAGGTCCAGGAGCCAGGTTACATTTCGAAGCAGGTCATGAACTCTGTGATGAACAACGTCGTCATCGACAACGACTGCGGGACTACCAGGGGGATCGCTCTCTCGGTCGATGAGAAGGACATCCTGGATCGGCATCTGGCCTCAGACATCAAGGCTGGGAAGAAGGTCTTCAAGGCAGGCACGCTCATCACCCCAGAGGTTCGCAGCACCCTCCGGAACAACAAGATCGGACTCGTCCCAGTTCGATCACCGCTCCGCTGTAATCATGGACCGGGTGTCTGTCAGAAGTGCTTCGGGTTGAATGAGGAAGGACGCCTACCGGAACCAGGAACCAACGTTGGCGTGATGGCTGGTCAAGCTCTGGGAGAACGAGCCACTCAGCTTGCGATGAAAGCGTTCCACACGGGAGGCACAGCATCCTCGAAGGAAGGCTTGGTGGATGAGTTCGAGCGGGTGAAGCACCTACTCCTCTTCCCCAAGACTCTCCCCGGTTCGGCTACTCTCAGCACAGCATCCGGCAAGGTCGAGAAGATCGAGAGAGATCCGGCTGGAGGACACAACGTCTACGTCGGCGGGAAGCGCCACTACGTTCCCCAGAACCGCGGCGTTCCCCAGTTCGGGGGCAAGTCTCTTCAGACAGGTATGGAAGTGAAGAAGGGCATGCCCCTCTCTGGCGGCCCAGTGAATCCTCACGAGATGCTGCCGCTTACCGGGGTAGAGCCCGTGCAGGGCTACCTCTCAGATGCTCTTCACGGAATCTACGGGCCCCACGGCATCCGCCGGAGGAACACCGAGGTGGTGGTGAAGGCGTTGACGAACCTCACGCGGATTGAGGATGTCGGCGATCACACCGGCTACCTGCGCGGGGACTTCGCTCCGACTTCGCAGGTCTCCAACATCAATCGGCAGCTACCCAAGGGGAAGAAGCCGATCGTACATCAGCCGGTGTTGAAGGGTGTAAACGTCCTGCCGTTGGACATGCAAGAAGACTGGATCGCCAGGCTGAACCACCAGAATCTGAGCAAGACAGTGATCGAGGCGGCTCAGGAAGGCTGGACGTCGAAGCTGCACGGCAAGCATCCCATTCCCCCGGTCGTGCATGGCGCCGACTTCGGCCGGGGTCAGAAGCCCTGGGAATACTGATGGACAAGCACGCGATCATAGAGAATGCCTTTTTGGATGAACTCGAACAGATCTCTAAGGAGGCAGGCCTCATGAGCTTCCTTGGGGGCGGTATGAAGGGTTGGGGTCAGGTCCTACGAGGAGGACCCAGTGCGATGTCTCGCGGTGCGGCTAGACTGGTGGAGGGGAAGCCGCAGGGGATTCTCGGACACGTCGGGCAGATCTACCGGTCAGGGACGCAGGGGGCGGGTGAGCGGGCTCTCATGTGGGGCCCGAATCAAGTGCACATGATGGGCGCGAGGCAAGGCGGAGTTCTGGGGGGTCTTGGAGCTCTGGCGAAGTCACGCTACGGTCAGATGGCTGGCGTGGCAGGTCTTGGAGCAGCCGGCTTGTATGCTGGGTCGAAATTGCTCCACCATCAGCCGCAGCAAACAGCGCCGGCGCAGCCTCAGATGCAGGGATACGGATACTACTGATGCCTCCGGCTAAGTCATTCTCCAACTCACCCACTCAGCGCGGCACGAGCGCAGCCATCATTGAGACGGGCGTGATCGCGAACGTCAACACCAAGAACTTCACTGCCGATTGGGTTTCCCAGTTCTCCGGCAAGCACATCACCGACCTTCAGATCATGACTCCCTACTTCCACTTCAACAACGGGGAAGGCTTCTCCTGCGTACCAGAAGTGGGGGCGATCTGTGCAGTGTGCTGGCCTTCAGATGGCGATCCGGCGTTCATCATGGGGTTTCTAGGCGGGCCAGAGCTGGAGGGGGCGAGCGTTGACAAGTACCTGGAGGAGAAGACCAAGGACGCCGGCGTTGAGAGTGAAGAAGATCTCTCCGCAGCAGCGGACACCAAGTCCGGGGGCTCTTCGACCAGCAAGAACGCCCCCGATGCCAGCTTCCGCGGTGGACGGCCTCTCCTCAACCCGGGCGACATGCTCTGGCAGGGGAGGGACGAGAACTTCGTGGTGCTTCGCAGAGGTGGTGTGCTCCAGATCGGAGCGACCAACATCTGCCAGCGAGCCTACATCCCGGTCCTCAACTACATCCGCGACTTCAGCGAGAATTACGAGCTCAACACGGCTGCGGGGATGCTGAGCTGGACCGTGGGTCGAGATGAGGATGACCCCACTGGGGATGCGCCAACTGAGTTCACTCTCCTGGCCCGCGAGAACGCCCAAGATAAGAAGGCTTCGATCAAGGTCAGCGTAGGTTGCTTGTCTGAGAGCGTGAACGACACAGCTTTCATCGAGGTCACGGTAGCCCCCGAAAGCATTGATCCCTCGACTGGAGAAGTCTCAGGTTCTTCGGAGTACACCCTGCTTATCGATAAAGCGGGCTACACATCCATGAAGCAGTCGGGGGACAGGACGGAGGAGATTGGCGGGAGTGATAGTTTGACAATCAAGGGGAGCCGGACTACCAAGATCACTGGCAGCGACACCACTACGATCCTGGGCAAGTCCGACACGACTATCACGGGCACCCACACGATCAAGGGGACAGTCAGCAAGGAGACCTGGCTAACGTCCAAGGTCATCACCGCTCCCAAGCTTCTGCTTGGAAGCGAAGCTGCTGTTGAGCCCGTACCCCTTGGGCTAAAATTGGTCCAATGGTTGGCTGGGCATTGCCACTCGGTTGCAGGAGTCACGAAGGGGCCTGATACTGTGAACACGGCAACACCAAGTGGGGCTAACCCAAGCCAAATGAAGTTAGTCTTGTGCAGCAAGACCGTGACGGTGAACCAGTAGGAGATGAGAATGGACCTCTTCCTTGATAAGAAGCTGACGTTCGAGAAGCTGGGGCAGGAAGCTCTAATGGGGGAGGACCCCAGTGAATGGCCTCAACAGATCTTGGACCAGCTCTACAAGCAGGTACCCTACTCCAGCGACTACTCCCCCAAGGTGGTCTTGGACACCGTCGATCCCGATCGGCGTTACGCCATGGGTCGGGTGGAGCTCCTGAACAAGCTGGCCATCAATCCACGAGATGACTCGACTCCGGCGGAGTTGCTGGGGAGACAAAAGGTCGTGCTCCCAGTCGTCATCAAGGATGGTCGGTTGGCGCCACTCGACCTCCTCCTGAGCAACGGAGAGGTCGAGCCCATGACGGAGGAGCGGCTTCGCACCGCCCTCTTTCGCCCTTCCCTCTTCGATGCCGTGCGGAAACGCCCCGGCGACCTCTCCATGGTCGAGCAGCTCTACCCACCGACCCGCCAGTACGGCGGGGCGAGGGGGCCGCTGATCGCGGACGTGGGAAGTTCGTCATTGGGCAGTGTCGAGAAGGCATCCTCCGCCAAGCCGGAGTTCCTGATGGATGCCATTCTGCCCACGATCAAGAAGGCGCACGTAGATGCGCTCACCAACCGACTCAATGACGATCCCTCTCTTCGCGCCGCCGTCTTCTCCAACGACTCCATGCTTCCCTTCATGGCCAAGCTGTCGGAGGTGACAGAGACGAAGGAGACCGGGGACGACTACCTTCGGAAGGTGGCTTCCTGCATCACGCCAACGGTTCTCCAGGTCCAGAAGGTCGATGGGGGTTTCCTCGTCAAGACCGCCAACCCCGAGGCCCTCATCCCGAACGCGGACGTGGTGTCCCGGCCCGCGGCAGTAGGGGCTCTGGGTGGAGATCTCGTGAGCAAGGTCGAGTCGGATGGTACGACCACCATCAATGCCCAGCCGGCCATGAAGGAGACGCTCATCGACCTGGAGATCAAGGTCATCGACACCTTCGGTCTCTACAAGGTCAAGACGGTGGGCGACAACAGGGAGCTGGTGGGGTGGGCCTTCCCCAAGATCATGGCGTTCACCGGAGAGGTTCTTCCTCTAGCGGTCTTCAGCAACGGCAGTGAGTCCGCGATGCAGGAGAACATCGCGGGCGTGCCGGTGGCGAAGCAGACCGACCTACTGGATGCTCCTCCTCAGGGAACCGGCTGCTTCTACTACGCCTCCGATTCGGGGGCCGTGGGTCTCGTCCCAGTGCACATCAAGGGTGAGCAGGAGACGCCGGAAGGAGCCGCCTTCATCGCCGAGACGGTGATGGGGGAGCCCTGCGAAATCGTCAAGACCCCCGGCCTGAAGGAAGTCTCCGTGATCGGACCGGGGCGCTACGGCATCCCAGAGGACTGCGGCTTCATGCCCCTGGAGAACAACGTCGATCTGGCCTCCAGCCCGGACGACTACATCAAGACCGCTGAAGCACGGATGCTGAAGACAGCCGTCCGGGTCTTCACGGATGGCACTCTCTACGCCTTCGAGGGGCAGGAGATCGACAAGCTCGCTGGCGTGATGCCCACCCAATTCCTGGACCAGGACGACGCCATCTTCCTGGCCTCCATCCTGGGGCAAGATCCCGATCTGACCAAGACGGCGTTCGCGGAGATGCGGAAGAAGGGACAGTACGAGATCTGGTTCCAGGCCCGTCCGATCCAAACCTTCCGTACGAAGTTCGCTCAAGCACGGAAGCACGCGGCCGAGATGCTTCAGCGCATGCCGGACCTGCGGGCAGACCTCGTGAAGGAAGCTGCGCCACTCGAAGACCCCATCGCCGTGGACAAGATCTTGTCGATGGGCTTCATCAACCCGGAAAACATCTCGATCTTCGCAAGCTACGTCCCGGAGATCGAAGGGACCATTCGGAAGCTGTCGGAGCTTCTGCTGGCCTCCCGGCTGGGGCTGAACGCGGTGGACCAGGGTGCTGTGCAGCGGGCTCTCGTACACCTGGATAAGGTCGTGGCAGGACTGAAGACCCTGGGAACGACGCCTGAGGCGTAAGATGATCTCTCGCTCTCCCTCCGAAGTGTTTGTGAGGTTCCTCCTGAGCCAACGGGAGTATGATCCCAACACTATCCTGCGGATGCTGGAGGACTTCGGACTGGAGGGACTGGGGGCTGGGTACATCAAGCGGGTTCAGATGGAGATGGGGGAGTTCCCCAATCCCTGGGAGCCAACAAAGAAGGCGGGTCCGTCCAGGGACTTCCTTCGCAAGTGGGGCATCCTCGACCTCTGGTTCCCCAGCCCTCATGTGAAGGAAGCGTACGAGATCTTAGCCAACCCCCAGCTCCGTGCGGATGTGGAACAGTTGCTCCTCTCACCGCTACGGATCGAGGAGGTAGTCACTCGCCTCAACCGGCATCATGAGATCAGTCTCACGATCGAGGGAGTGCAGGCATTCGGGCACTACTTCTGGAACAAGAAGCTGCTGCCCATGCACGAGTGGGTCGAGTTCCTGGAAGAGCGGCCGCATGCGATGAACAGCGTGGCTGTTCTTCGGGTCAGCCCTGATATGGCCCAGGCACTGGTGCCGTGGGTGCTGGGAATGTCCGGCCCACCAACGAGCCTGAACACAGGAGTAGTCTCCCGGAGGATGAGAGACATCGCCTTCCTGAAAGTGCTGGAGATCGAACGACAGCCAGCTACCTTGGCGCATTCGAAGATGATGAAGAACTACATGGACGTCATCAGCGATGCCGAGAATCAGATGCGGCAGAGCGATGTGGCTTTGAAGGATGTCCTCACTGCGTTCGAGAAGTTCCGTCTCCGGAAAGACACAGCCCCGCTCCCATCCATCGAGGAGGTGGCCGGGCCGAATTACAGTCAGTCTGGAGTGGGGACGGGACGGAGTGAAGTACTGGCCGATGCTCAGTTCGAGGAGGAAGAGAACCATGGCTGAGACACAAGAACCGACCAAACCTTTCTGGATGGATGACGAGGAGTGGAAACTCCGTGGGCTGCCGAAGCTCGAGGGGAACTTGGCCAACGCCGTGTCGGATGGCGTGCCAGACCTGACGTGGGTGGATGCGGGGCATCTCAAGGGCGCGTGGGTCATCAAGGACGGGCTCCTGATCTACCACTTCTACAAGAAGGACCGGAAGGAGATCTACGACGTCGCCCAGGCTGCGATGGATGACGTCAAGAAGACGTGCTCCAAGGAAAATCTCCCGGCTGCCCAGCAGAAGATTGCGGAGCACGCCAACCAGGAGCTCGAGCGCCATCCCTGGTGGCTGGGGTTCAAGGAGACGGTGGAGGGGGTCTTCAAGGAGCACTTCCGCTTCCAGCCGTTCAAGCTCGACTTCTATCGGGAGGTCGATAGCTGGTCGGTCGTGATGTCTGAGCCCAACACGCCCGTGCGTTGGTCCAAGCAGCAGTTCGAGGCCCCCTTCTTCGAGGTCTCGAGACTGCTTGGAAGCTAAGTGAGGCCGGCTTTCGCCGGCATCACGACTTCCCTCGCTCAAGTGTGGATCCCTCGGGTGTTGCCGGCATCTACATTACGGCCCGAGGTCCCACACTTGAGTTTTGGGGTTGAGAGACCGGGCACGGTGATGCTGTTGCCGGCAGTTGACCATCCGACTCAAGGCTTGGTGTCGGCGGTCAAGGTTCTTATACCCGTGGACCCCGTCGTCTTCAGACTCGAGGCGATTTCATGAGTGTCATCAACCTGTCAGAGGCGGAGATCCTTCAGTCAGCTCGGACCATCCCCCTTGTTTGGTCCATCGATCGTGGGGTGAAGGAGCCCTGGTTCGACTACAATGAGGACGGGGAGCCCACCGACTTCGGGTTCGATGAGGAGCCGCCAGATCCAACTCCTGAAGACCTGCTGGCCCTCAACCCTGAGCTGTTGATCTACGACGTCTCCCCTTCCCAGTTTGCTGAGACAGCTATCCAGGTCCCAGAAGCTGGCCGAGTCAGTCAGTTCTCCTTCGAAGGCAGAGAGTATCTCCGTAGGATCTACGATACCGCCTCGGACAAGGTGCTTCTGAAGTGCGGACGGCAGGTGGAGAAGAGCACGACGTTGGGGAACAGGCTGCTCTGTTACTCCGCGCTGACCAACAACTTCCGTTCTCTCTACGTCGCCCCTTCCGCGGAGCAGGCTAAGGTCTTCTCGGTGGACCGCATCAAGGACGTGGTGGAGTCTTCTCCACTCCTCAAGGCGTACACCACCACGAAGATCAGCCAGGCCGTGTTCTTTAAGAAGTTCATCAACTTCTCCCAAATCCGTCTGCGGTACGCTTACCTCACCGCCGACCGAGTCCGAGGCATCCCAGCCGACCTGGTCTGCATCGATGAGCTCCAGGACATCCTGGTGGACAACATCCCGATCATCGAGCAGTGCGCCTTCCACTCCAGCTACAAGTTGTTCCTCTACTCCGGCACGCCGAAGTCGGAGGACAACACGATCGAACACTACTGGCAGGAGTTCTCCACCCAGAATGAGTGGGTGGTCCCCTGCGAGCGGCACGGGACGCCGAACAACCCCAGCTCGTGGCACTGGAATGTGCTGGGGGAGAAGAACATCGGCAAGCAAGGATTGGTCTGTGACAAGTGCGGAGAGCTGATCAGTGCTGCCCATCCACAGGCCAAGTGGGCTAGCATGAACCCCCGAACGCCCTCGAATGAGAACAAGGTGGCCTTCGAGGGTTATCGAATCCCTCAACTCATGGTCCCCTGGGTTGATTGGCAGGAGGTTCTGGAGGCGCAGGAGCATTATCCTCGTGCCCAGTTCATGAACGAGAAGCTGGGGATGTCCTATGACTCTGGTGTCCGCCCGATCACCAGGGCTCAACTTCAGTCTTGCTGCAAGTCTCACATCCGGATGGGTGACATCGAGCAGTTCAAGGAGCTCGCCCAAGGCCGTCGCGTGTACGCTGGGATTGACTGGGGTTGCCATGATGAGGAAACCCGCATCCTCACCCAGCGTGGCTTCGTCTACTTCCGTGACCTCACCGACGATGATCTGGTGGCCCAATGGGATCCTGAGACCCGGGAGATGATGCTAGTTCGGCCCCTAGAAAGAACCGTTCGGGACTGGGATCAACCACTCCTGCATTTCAAAGCACGGGGCTTGGACATGATGCTGAATCATGTCCACCGTATGCGTGTACTTGGCCCAAACGCCACGCGATGGACAACGGAGACGGCGGAAGAAACTGCCGAAAGAAGTGTAGTCAAGTTCGTTGGTCACGTGGACTGGCATGGCCGGGAGGAAGAACTATTCCAGTTGCCAGCTTTACCGAAGAGCCCCGGATATGTGGGGTGTGATCATCGCACCTTCAGGATGGATGATTGGCTGGAGTTCCTTGGATACGTGGTGTCCGAAGGTGGGGTCTGCCTCCGTCCCAGCAAAGCCGACCCGACTGTCATGTTTCCCTATTCCCTGAAGATGTCTCAGCGCGAGGATGCTGCCCCAATCAAGTCGCTTCGGATTAAGGAATGCATGGAAAGATTAGGAATCCCCTTCACCGAGTTCCCAAACGAAGAGACGGGTGATCTGAATTGGACGATCAAAGGGAAGCAATTCTGGCACTGGTTCTATTTCAATGTGGGAAGGACGGGCGATACTAAACGCCTGCCACGTTGGGTGCTGGGACTCTCCAAACGACAACTTCAGATTCTCTTTGATGCCATGACATTGGGTGATGGGTACATTGATCCGAGAGAGGACTGCAATAACGGCGCTTATTATTCCACTTCAAGGGGTCTTTGCGAGGACTTCCAGGAACTCTGCATCCGACTGGGACTACGCTGCGTGGTTCGCCTCCACAAGGAAGCTATTGGAAACCGGAAGACCCGATGGAGGGCTCTCTGGTCCAGCGGTCGGGACTTCCAGTTCAATGCTCTCAAAGATCGAGTAGAGCGTGTTCCTTACAATGGCAAGGTCTACTGTTGCAAGGTCCCTTCCGGCTACATCGTGACGGAACGGAATGGATCGATCGCCTATCAGGGCAACACGGGCGAGAACACCTACACCGTGATCAGCTTCGGCGGCTATCTTGGTGGCGGGAACTTCACCATCTTCTGGGTGCACCGTTTCACCGGGCCAGATCTTGAGCCGGACAGACAGCTCGACCTCATCTCCCAGATGATCACTCAGCTTCACGTTCAGCTCGTGGGCGTGGACTACGGTGGGGGCTTCCACAACAACAAGATCCTCATCCAGCGGTTCGGACCCAACAAGGTCATCAAGTACCAGTACAACCCGCGGCAGAGGAAGAAGATCTACTGGGAGCAGAACCTCCTTCGCTACATGTGCCATCGATCAGAGGTGATGAGCGACCTCTTCACGGCGTTCAAGAAGAAGCTGGTGGACCTGCCGAACTGGGAGGAGTTCTTTGATCCCTACGGTCAGGACATCCTCAACATCTTCAGCGAGTACAACAACCGGCTGAGGATGGAGGAGTTCAAGCACGCTCATGGGAAGACGGACGACGCCTTCCACTCGATTCTGTACTGTCTTCTGGCGTCAATGATCCAACAGCCACGCCCCGACATCATCCGTCCGATGAGAGAGTCTGGGGTGCCCGTGTATCAGGGGTAAAGAGAAGCGCCTGGCGGGGCGCTTCGGGAGGGAGGGACTAGCGGATGCCGATCGCCCGGGAGAACGCCTCGGCGACAACGCGGGGCGTCGCCAGCCACCTGATTCCTCTGTAGACCAGGTAGCCGAGCCCGGCGGTGCCGAGCCCGGCGATGAAGCCGGTCCGGCCGGGGGTGAGGAGGGGAGCGGAGGGCTCGCCGGTGTTGGTGAGCTCACCGGCCAGGGCTTCGGCCTTGACCTTCGGGTCTGCCATTTTCGATCTCCTTGCAAGGGTTTACGAGGACAAGTTGGCATTCTCGTCTTCAAAGGTCTTATGCCAGGAAACCCCCTGGATTTTCAGTCTGGAGGGCTAAACAGCAATGGAACGATCATTTAGGAGGGCTTTTGCAGCCTGGGGGACATTCTGGGGGTGATTTTGGATCATGATCATCGCGGAGTCGCGGATGTTCTTCCGGCCACGATCAAGGAGCGCATAGAGGTTCTTGAGGACGGGAGTCTTGGCGAAGTTCTTCCGCTGGCGGACGGAGGTCATCATCCGGACGACTAGGAGATAGAACGGCTCCCAGGTATGATCACACCCAACCAGCTCCTGGAGGCGCACCATCTCGTATTCGGAGAGCTGGAGGAAGAGCTCGCCCCAGACCGATATCACGTCCGGCGCGAGTTGCTCCTTTCGTAGTCCTAGGAGGGTCACAGCGTCCCGGTAGTACTTCAGAAGCTCCTCATCCGGCGCATCTCGCATGGCGGAGAGGTCAAGACCGTTGATGTGGAGGAGGAACTGAATCTGCTTCTCCGCATTCGCTAGTCGTGCTTCCAGTTTCCTGATCCTGAACTCATCTTCCATTGGACTTCCCATCTCCCTGGGGTGCATGCTACCTATACTAGAGACCGCGCACACGGTGTACAAGCCCGCCGTGATTGACAGAACGGGAATCACGAACCTATGATTGACCAAAGGTGACACGATGAGCGATCAGGCCGGTGCCATTCCTCTCGGTCTTGCCCAGCAGCAGGCCGCTAAGAACGTCGATCCAGAACAGCTCGAGGTGATGGGGAAGAGGGCAGCGGCTCTCTACGCAGAACAGCGTACGCCGTTGAACGAGGCGGTGGTGGAGATCGTGAAGGAAGCCCGGCTGGCTCCCGAGCAGGTGAAGCGCGTGTGCGAGTTCGCCAACACCGCTGCTTACCTCATGGAGTTCGAGAAGGGCGGTGAGGTCAGGAACGTGACCTTCGATGGTGGGCCAGCCAACCCAGCCGCCGTCCTCCAAGATCTCAACGATGGTTCCTCCCCCCCGCCCAGGCAGGTCAAGACCGCCGGATACCAGCCGCCCATCGGTCACTACAAGACCGCGATGGCCTCCGATTCGATCCTGGCCGAGGCATTCGGCATCAAGTCGGAGATGGAAAAGACCGCCCAGCTCGATCACGCCATCCGGGCGAACCCGGGGGAGGAGATCGCAGACCTTCGCGTACGTCTGGAAGGTGTCCGGGACGACCTGAGGAGCAAGTACGCTTCCTCCGGCGTGCTCCTCCACGACGTCCGCCACGACCTCTGCGAGTCCGTTCGCCGGGAAGTTCTGGCCGGGACGGCTCTGGAGGACATCGGAAAGGCCTGGCATGGCTACGCCCCGACCCAGATGTGGAAGGAGGCCATGCTGATGGTCTCCGGGCATCTGAAGGCGAGTGGGATGACGAAGGAAGCCAGCTTGTCCTTCACCCCGATCGCCAAGCTGGCTGGCCAGAGGATTCCCAACACCAACCATCCAGTCGTCGATCGCTTCATCGCCCTCACGAAAATCTCCCACGAGCACGCCAAACTGGAGAAGGCGATCGAGATCGTCAATGACCAGCTCCACGATGTGAATCGCAGGCTGGAGGCGATGGCATGACACCGAAGCTTGCCCTAGCGATGGCACTCCTGAGCCGGGAGAAGATCGCGGAGAAGGTAGGAGTTCTCAGAGCCTTGCACCAGACAGCTCGCAAGGCCGGTAAGGAACTGGCGGAAGCAGGTCACCCGATTGCGGGGACAGCGGTTGGCCTTTTTCCGGCTGCGGCGGGCGCTTACGGCATCCACAAGGCCCTTCAGACTCAGACGGGGCAGGCCCTGAAGAACAAGTACCAGCAGTGGAAGTACGAGAGGGCTCTCCGCCAGGCCCAGCAAGGTTACGGGTACTAGCCATGTCGAAAAATCCAGTCGAGGAGTTTCTTGCTCTTCAGGAGGCCCCTAAGACAAAGGAAGCGGGTTTCTTGGGGAACCTCTGGCACGCCTTCTCCGAAGGATTACAGCAACATCCGCCCACGTCGGAGGCAGCTCAAAGTCTGGGGCAGGTCATAGCTCGAGGAACGGGCTCGATCCTGCCGGGGGCCATCGGCACAGGACTCCTGGGCGCTGCTTTCGCGGGAGCTGGCAAAGGAGTCGGCGCCATCCGAGAACGATTCGCGAAAGCGCGTGACTTCAAGCAGATGATGGAGGCCAATCCTCGCCTGCACAAAGAGGACGCTGGGCATATCCAGTCCCTCTACAACTCCCTTCGTGCCATGTCACCGGACATGGCTAAGGATCCGCTCATCGCGGGCTCTTTCGTTCACCAGATGATGGAACGGGCCCCCGAGGGTGGACCCATGATCCCGATCGAGACGTCGAAGCTGTTGAGCGAGACCACGAGGAATCTGTCTCAAGCTCGAGGGAGCCATCCATTCCTGGATTCGATGAAGTTCTCCCCCCTGCCCGCACTGGCACCGGCGCAGGTCCAGTCTCCCCAGCCACGTCTGATCGGCGAACGTCGTTTTGGGCCGGGCGGGGAAGAACTTGGACGTACTGAAAAAGAGTACGCGTAGATGATCATCAAGGTCTGCCAGTTTCGCGCTCGGCGCGATCAGGGTGAGCGTCTAGTCGAGGTCTTCCGACCTGGTGAGATCGAGAAGGCGGCTGCCTTCTTCGCCATGGGCAAGACGGCTCAGCCGATGCTGCCGGAGGTTCAGCAGTTCCTCCAGCATCTCATGCCGGACCCCTCGAAGATCTACGTCCTGGTCAACGCCCTGGGCGCGGGAGAGTACTGGGGATCGAACATCAACGGCGACTACTTCCCAGAAGGGTCGCTGATTCATCGTGGCCCAATCTACGGTTACGAGACCTTCTACCAGGCCCATCCTTACAAGCACCACGTCAACAAAGATCCCAGCCGGTCCTTCGGCGAGGTGAAGATCAGTGCCTGGCATGATGAGATGAAGCGTGTCGAGCTCGTGGTCTGCATAGATCGCGAGTTGGCGGCTAAGTTCGGTGCTCAGGACATCTGCGACAAGCTCGATCACGGTCTCTTCCCCGACGTCAGTATGGGATGCAAGGTGCCCTACGACCTCTGCTCCAAGTGTACAGACTGGGCGAAATACCGTGATGCCCAGTCCACCTACGATCCTTCCCTCCACCAGTCGGTGGGGCAGGCTGTTCTTGTCTTCCATCGCCGGAATCCGATCCGTGGATTGTCGGTCACGAGGAATGATTATTGCGAGCACCTCAAGACTCAGCTCAACAAGATCTTGTCGGATGGGACTAAGATCTACGCGATCAACGACTTCCCCAGGTTCTTCGACATCAGTTTCGTCTTCATCGGAGCCGACAAGACCGCAAAGGTGATGGCGAAGCTAGCTCACGTGACCCTGGGTTATCATTCCGAGGTCGTGCCTTCATGGCATCTCGCGGAGGAGTTAGGGTATCAGCCGGAGATCGAGAAGGATTTCGAGAAAGTCGCGGCCGTCCCAGTTCGGCAAGTGCTGCGTGAGGTAGTCCGTGCGACGGGGAAGAGATACCATCCCGAAAAGATGAGTCTCAACCGTGCAATCACTATGGCGCGGAAGGGCGTGGCCAAGTCCGAGATGCCGGAGGAGAAGCAGGCTGGTTTGGACCTGGTGCGTGCGAGATTGCGGGAAAAAAAGGCTTCCCATCACAAGGGTGCGGAGATTACAAAAGAGGTCGTGCCATCGCAGTTTGGCGGTAAGGCAGTGCCCACAGAACATTCAACTCCCGATCTTCCAAACGAGATTCTCGATCAACTCGGAAAGTGTCCCCTACACGAGGCCCTATCTACACCCACCTCTATGGGCATGCTCCTCCGGCCCCGTGAATTCCAGCGCATCACCATCATCAGCTTGGGTCGTAAAGATCTGGCAGATCAGATGGATCGCGATAGCATGGTCATTCCCCAGTCTGGGGAACGTGACACGACCGTGCCGATGGGTCCTGAACATTTCAGCGATATCATCAAGAGACTCCTGATGCCGTTCTTGGAAGGGCGCAGCATGTTGGAGCCGATCGCCAAGCGTCGTATGATCCCGACCTCCATCGGTGGTGAGGGTGAGCCTCCAGAGCTGCACAAGGAGCCTTGGGGTAACACCTTGAAGGTGGAGAAGTTGAAGACAGCAGAAAGTCCCTTCCTATGCAAGATCGCGGCAGCCTATAATGGCTACCTAGATCGGGCAGTTGACTGCCTGAAGCAAGCAGCAGATATTGTGAGCAGCCATTCCGATCTTTGGGAAACGGTCTTCCGAGAGGGACTGGCAACCGGTTTCGAGAAAAACGCCGCTGGCGCAAAGGTTAATCCAGCGGTGTTGTTAGGTGCAATCGGTGGTGGTTACGCTCTCAGTGAATACGCACGGTGGCAGAGGGAACGAGCTCGGATGGGTGTACAAGAGCCAGTCGGCCCGATCACGAACTTCGCAGCGGAGTATCCAAAGCTGCTCATGTTCCTGGCGGGCATGGGAGCATTGCACCAACAAGGGTCAACGATCCCCCGTAGGATCGTCCAAGGCATCGCAGGCTTCGCAGATAAGCCGGATGTCTAGCTTCGGTGAGCGTGAGGGGCTGAGACCTCGAAGAAACGGATCATCGAAGGCAACAGAACGAACGCAACCGAAAAGGAGATCTTCAAATGGATCGTGACCTCGCCGCAATCTACGGCACCGGCAACTACGAGCCCGAGCAGAACGACATCGAGAAGATGGCCGCCGCGGAGCTCCTCGTGAAGCTCGCGGAGGAAGAGGGTGTGGACCTCGCTCGGTTCAACGACAATGAGATCGCCGAGATGATCGGCAACCTCTACAAGTCAGCGGAAGAGACCCCGGCGGAGGAGAAGAAGGAAGAGGCCAAGGCCAAGGAGAAGGACAGCCAGTTCGGCCAGGAGCACGAGAAGGGCGAGTCCAAGGAGAAGGAAGAGAAGGAAGAAGAGGCCAAGGAGAAGGCAGCCGAGGCCGACTTCCTGGGGCGCGTGATGGCGCACTCCATGGTGCAGGAGCTCCGCGACATCGAGAAGCAGGCGATGTCGGAGAAGGGGCTGGGGCTCGTGAACAAGCTGAAGAACTTCGCCGGCGGCCGTGGGGCAGCCGCGCGTGAGGCAGTGAGCCACCTGAAGGGCGCCGTTGGCAAAGGTACCTCCCTCGCGGACAGGGCGAAGCAGGTAGGTCGGGCGATCAAGTCGTCGCCGGAAGGGGCAGTCGCAGCTCTCGGGGCGACCGCGCTCGCAACCAAGGGTGTCCACAGCGCCGTCAAGGGCAAGAAGGAACCCGAGGCGACGAAGGAAGGCTCCGCGTTCGAAGCCCTCGCCCAGCAGAGGGCGTTCGAGATGGCGAAGCAGGCCGGGTACGTGGACGAGCAGGGCAACCTCTTGGTCCAGACTCAGGAGAAGCAGGCATCGGCTCTCGACCAGGCGCTCGAGCTCCGCGCCCTCCAGATCTGCGAAGAGTCCGGCATTCCGGTGGAGTGGGAGCAGTAGGTCCGAACAGCTTGGGTGACTGAGCGTGGAAGAGATGATGACGGCGTTCTGGGATGAGCTGGAGAAGATCGGGGCACAAGCTCGATCTTCCTCGAGCGTGTGGTCGTCAAAGACCGTGGGTGCACCACGGGCGAAGACCCCACCGATCCAGGCAGACCGAGCGCCGACACCTCCTGCCTCTCTCAGCCCCAAGCTGGTTGGTCCAGCGTCGCAGTACGGCAAGCGACCACCAGACTACGCGCAACCGAACATCGACACCTCCCCATCAGCCAACCCTGCTCAGGGTGCGGCGGAGCGAAGTACTCCGCCTCCCAATGTGGTCTTTGGGGTACGATGATGGGACACGAGAGGAGAAATCAGATGCGATTCTCTCTACAGGACATGGTCCGGCAGTCGCTTGCCGAAGCTGAGGAGCGGGTCAAGATCGCGCAGCTTCAGCAGGAGCCTGATCGGGACGAGTCCAAGAAGAAAGACGAGAAGGAAAAAGAGAGCGGCTTCGAAAACAAGGGCGCTCCCAAGGAGACGGGCAACACCCCCGAGCGGAACTACGAGAGTTATGGGGAGAAGACCTCCTCCGTGTTCGTGGAGAAGCTCGCGTCGGCAGTGGAGTATCTCAACAACCATTTCCTGACGAAGGAAGCGGTTGGCGAGACCATGCCGCCCCCGCCCCACACCGTCACCCCGGGGATCGGACCTGGCATCGGCCAGACGTCCCTGGAGACCAACGTCAACTCCCCCACCCCCGGCGTCCAGTCGGAGGAGACGGGAGAGGCCAAGACCGGCAAGCCGCCGATGGCCACGGGGTCGGACACCAAGTCTCCCGGCCAGACCAACCCCGGAACTTCCCTCAAGACCGACGCCACCACTCCTCCCGGCGGGAGTGAGAACTGGACGCACCAGGACAAGATGAAACAGTCGGCTGCTCTCCTCATCAGCAGGAAGCAGAAGACAGCGCAGGTCAACCGCGTCCTGGGTATCATGAGCAAGATGGCCGGCGAGGACGTATCCGCCGCCCAGATCAAGGCCACGCACAATGACGTCCCCCCGGATGCGTCCAAGAGCGGTGAGGACGTCCCCTCTCTTCCCGGCGAAGCCAGCCGGCAGGAGAGCATGATCAACTCCAACGAAGCTGCAAGGGACTACACCAAGCAGCAGGCGAAGGCCGTACCCAAGGAACGGATGGGTGAGGTGATCGACGAACCAGCCCAGAAGAAGTCCACGGATCCGGTGCTTCATGAAAACCTCGACTCTGCTGCCGGCGCGGGCGTGAAGCTCTCATCAGCGGTGGCGGCAAGGGCTCTCCTCCGCAAGATCGCGGAGGAGGGGGCGAAGGACGATGCTTCGCCCGAGGAGAAGGAGAGGGCTGCGAAGCTGCACGAAGCCCTCAAGGCCAAGCAGGAAGAGAAGAAGGAAGCCGCCTTCGGTAGCAGCGCAATGCCCATCTCGGGTGGGTACTAGGAGGACATGATGAGCCAGACCAAGATCAGTGCTGCCCAGGCCGCGCAGGTCTACGCCGAGGTTCCAGGTGTTCTTCGGGCACTCGTCTCCGAGAGGGACGAGTTGCGCACGAAGCTGGCGGGTGTGGAGACCAAGCTGCGGGAGTACGAGAAATCCGACCGAATCGAGAAGATCGCTCGCACGATGGAGACCAAGGGCATCGACCCTGGCACCACCTTCGAGGAGAAGGTCGAGCGGATCAAGGAGGCGGAGACTCGTGGCCGGAAGCTCGACGTCATCGAAGAGGCGATCGAGATGTCGGCCCCCAATGGGGCTCTCGGGAAGCTGGCAGGAGCGGAGGCGCCGGGTAACGGTGCGGATGCTCTCACGGCGTACATCCTGGGTGGGCTCTCCGAGTAGCAGCCAACCGGAAAACCAAGGAGAACTTCAATGTCCGTTTCGAACTTCACTCTGATCACGGAACTCATTCCGGTCCTCCGGAGGGATTTCCCCCTCAACGACCGGACCCTGGCGAATCCGAACGGAACGAACCCGCTACTGGATGGCGAGTTCATGAACCTCAACAGCAGCTACAAGCTCATCCGTGGCGTCGATGGAAGCATCGGCTGGGCAGTCTTCGCGGAGAAGGGGCGTTTCGACGTCCAGGCTCTTGGGAAGACGACGGTGCTGTTCGGCATGACCTACGAAGCCGACACCCTGATCTTCACCGCCGCTGGCCTCACGCTCCTGGGCAAGCTCCAGATCAGCGCGAGCGTCACCGGACCGGATGGGAAAACGAAGTCCGGCCTGGCGAACTACTCGTCCGGCGAGGTCATCGGCTACGTCACCCGTCACCCGAACGACAACGGCAACAAGCTGCGCTTCATCCAGACCCTGGTCTAGGCCAGGAGAGGATCACGAAGGAGAATCACGATGAGCGTTCCCGCAAGAGTCCTGAACGACCTCTTCACCAACAAGGTGGGGACGGCCGAGGGGAAAGAGAAGATCGCCGAGTACGCCGGCACCTACGTCCGCGACCGTCTCCGTGAGGTGAGCTACGCCCGCAAGGTCCAGCCGCCCCAGATGGTGACCAGGGCGGACTGCCAGCGGTCCGTCAACCACGACACGCTCGTGAAGATCGTGGACGTGGAGCCCAAGAGCCGCGCGATGGCCCTGACCTTCCGCGGTCAGCCCGAGGCCCGCTTCATCCGCGCGCCCCGTGCCGAGGTGGCTTTCTGGACCGTCAGCTCGGAGAAGTTCGAGAAGACGGAGCAGGAGCTCCTGGCCTACGAAATGCCGATCACCAAGGTCATCGAGGACAACTCGGTGAAGGACATCCAGGAGATCGAGGACCGCGAGTGGACCATCCACATCGAGGCCGCTGTCCAGGCCCTCCAGGCCGAGGCCAACGGTGGTTCGGTCACCGCCCTGAACGCTTCGGCGCTCCAGGGAGCGACCCCGCCGGTCG